CGCACGCGCGTGCCGATCGACACCTGCGTGTCGAGCTACACCAGCGAGGACGAGGATGGCATCGGCACGCCGACGTCCGAGCACCTCGGCATGGTGCGCAGTGCCGGCGGCATCATCAACCAGCGCGTCGGCTTCGAGCTGCTGAACGTCGGGCCGATCAACCGGGTCGGCGACATCAGGCCGGTCGCCTGCATGATCATGGTGAACGTCGGGGTGCCGCAGGACGTCGAGCGCGACGAAGGCGGTGGCTGGGCCTACCGCTGCCACGACTCGTGCTGCGTGGACATCTCGAACACCGGCACGCCGGAGCTGGCCTCGCTCGTCATCCAGCACGAGCTGGGGCACTGCCTCGGGCTCGCTCACGACGACTGGGAGGGCAGCATCATGCGTCGGACGCAAAGCGAGACGCCCGACCGGGAGTTCCCGCCCCGCATCACCGACAGCGATCGAGACCTACTGCGCGAGGCCTACCTGCGGTAGGCGAGGAGGACACGTGGCGAAGGAAACGCAACCGCCTCCGGAGATCAGCGCCGACGATGCTCGTCGGCTCGCCGACTCCGTGAGGAAGATCGAGAAGGGCATGAAGGAGCTGAACGAGGCCGGGCTGAACCGCAAGGCCATCGTCGTCCTTCTCGCCGAGAGCACCGGCGTCTCGCGCCGGGACATCAACGCGGTGCTGAACGGACTGGAGACGCTGGGCTCCGAGTACCTGGAGAAGGCGAAGTGACGATCCCCAAGACCCCGTCGATCCGCATGACCGGCCCCGAGCGGGTCGGGATGCAGTTCCCCGAGGATGCGAGGGAGTTCTTCGACTTCTTCGCGAAGCGGATGGGCGAGCGCTTCCTACACCACCAGCTCACCGACCGCCTGGTCGAGAGCGTGAAGATGGAGGGGCTCCAGCTCCTCTCGGTCGCCAACGACATCTACCACCTCGGCTGTCGGAGCGGCTTCTGGGCCGTGGCGGTCATCCGGGATCCCCACGACCCCAGCAGCATCAAGATCGACCCGCGTCCCGAGGTCCTGGTGGGGCACGACGTCGAGATCTACGAGCACGAGCAGGGCGGCATCGTCGCCAAGACCAGCTCGCACTTCGTCCGCGCGGACAGCGCGCTCGAAGCACTGGCCGGCCTCGGCCGCCTCATCGAGACCCGCGACATCCCGCTCCCGACCTACGAAGAGAAGGTCCAGGAGATCGCTGGCTCGTTCGACCCGAACACGAACTTCACCTGCACCTGCGGCACTGGCCGCGGCTGCGTCATCCACGACTGAGGCGATCATGGCCGAAGCCAGATACTTCTGTCCCGACTGCGGCAGCATCGACCTGATCGTCTCGAACGCCGAGCTGCGCGATCACGAGGGCAGGACCCTCGGGCGCGCGGAGTGCCCGAACTGCTCGTGGAAGGGACGCCTCGTCGACACCGTCGGTGCGCTCACCACCGAGCAGTTCTGGGACAGCGACCGAGTCGGCGAGGTACTGCTGCGCGTGCTCGCCACCCGAGGCGCTGGCCCGCTCGTCCAGGCGCTGGAGTTCATCGGCCTGCTGCCGCGCAAGCGGGAGAAGCCGTACCTCACGAAGGACGCCACTCCCGAGGAGATGGCGAAGTACGAGAGCGATCTCGCGCTCTACAACGATCCCTCCACCTACAAGTGGAACAAGGCGGCTCAGGAGGCGCGCGATCACGTGATGCGCCGCTTCATGGAGGCGTCGCTCACCGCGACCTTCGAGGAGGCCGAGAAGCAGAACCGTCTGTTCGCCATCGCCACCGAGACCGACATCCACCCGATGCTCAAGGAAGAGGCGAACGTCGAGACCTTCGGCGGCGACTTCGCCGAGAAGAAGATCACGAACATCAAGGAAGCTCGCCGGAAGAAGGAGAAGGGCCGGTGACGAAGGATCGAGACAAGGAGCTGGACGAGGTCGAGAAGGAGCTGCTGGGCGTCAAGCCGGCAGCCGGCGGCCAGCCCTTCATCGAGCGCCCGGAGAAGCTCGACCTTCGTCGCGGCTCGCTCTGCTGGATGGACGGCTCGCGGGTCTGCGGCGCAGACTGCGTGGCCTTCAACCCCGAGGAGCTGGACGAGCAGGGGCAGGCGACCGACTCGCCGAACAAGTGCCTCGTCCTCACCTACATGGGGCAGCAGGGAGCTGCTGCTCTCTCGATCATCGCCATCAACCGCACCGCAGCCAAGAAGGCACAAGACGATCGCCGCGCAGCGGCTGGCGGCACGCCTCCCGTCCCGATGGTCGGGGGAAAGAAGGACGGAACATGAAGATCATCGCAGAGCTGGTCCGCGTCAGGCAGGACTGGGATCCCGACACCAATGAGCACCACAACTCTGTGATCTTCGCCTTCGGTGGCGTGGAGGTCGAGGTGCCGGCCACGCCCGAGCAGGTCACGGCGATCATCGTCGAGTCGCAGCGTCAGAAGAACGCCGGGATGGTCGGCGGCGACAGCCCGGCGAGCTACCCCTCCCCTCCGACCGTCTCCCCGGCCCAGCAGCTCGGCTGGGGCGCCGACCAGCCGATCGACGAGAGCGCCGGTGGCCAGGAGCTGGACGACGCGCTCGCCGCCGAGCTGACGAACGAAGGGGGCGAGGAGGTCTTCGGCGGCGACTTCGAGCAGAACCCCGACGAGCCTGTGTCGCGTGCGCCGTCGCTCTTCCAGGGATCGCCCGACATCCCTTCGGAGGCGCCGACCCTCGACGTGGCACCGGTGGTGCCGCAGGAGCGCAAGGCGCCGCCTCCCACGCCCACGATGCAGCGGCAGGCGGCCATCGCCGCCCATCGCCAGCAGGACCCCGCCCAGCAGCGCAAGACGCAGAAGCTCGCGATGCGCGCTCGGGCGCAGGCAGTGCCGGTCCGCAAGGTCGGCAAGGACGAGATGGGGAACCCCGTGGTCTACGAAGACCGCAGCGCCCCCATCGTGGGCCCCGCGGGCCACCCCACGGTGGTCGTGCGCCAGGTGGGCGGCCCGACCCCGGTCGGAGACGACGATGGCTTCGGTCAGGGCTGACCTCGACCTCGTGATCGGGTACGATCTCGGAGACGAGGTCTCGTACTCGGCGTTCACGCTCATGCGACGGCATGAGGACGGGACGCTGGAGGTCCTCGAAACGGAGACTGTCCCCGGGCCGATCACCCGGGGGCAGCTCCTCAACCTTTGCATCGAGTCGATCAAGAAGCTCAACCCCAAGCTGGTGTCGGTGAAGATCGGTGAAGGCCGAATCCTCGCCATCAGCGACCAGACCGTCGAGGAGATCCTCGCCGGAACCAAGCAGTGGACGGACCTGATGATCGGGTCCTGAGAAGGAGAAGAGAATATGCCCAGCGTGCAGCAGCCCAAGCGGTCCCCCGAGTTCGTCAACGGCAAGCAGAACGTCGTGATCGGCGTCACCCCCGCCCAGCTCCTCGCCGTGAGCTGGGTGGACGGCAGCGGCCAGAAGTCGATGGCCCTCGTCCTCCAGTTCGGCAAGGACACCGAGGACGGCGGCCCCGGCGTCTTCGTCATGGCCGACGAGAACGAGATGGTGAACCAGCTCAAGCTCCCGAACGCCACGATCAAGAAGGGCGTCCGGCAGTGGCTGGCGAAGCAGGCCGATCCGACGGCCGAGGAGGTGCCGGAGACGGCCACCGCGCTCGTCGCCCCGTCCGCTCCGAAGGCGGCCCGCAAGGCCGTCCCGGCGCAGATCGACGTCGGCCAGATGGAGGGGCCGGCCACGGACGGCGACGCCGACATCTCCAAGATCGACCTCGGATGACCCCCAGGGCGATGGCAACGGTCCTGCTACTCCTGATCGCTCTCCGCCTCTGTCACCGGGGGCTGGAGGCGCTCAGGTGTAGCAGGCCGCTTCCGGGGCCCGCGTTCCCCTGGTGTCGGTGCGCCGGCCCCTGTTGCTGGTGCGACTACATGACCGCCTATGAGCAAGAGCCCGATCGGCCTGCCTCACAGGGACCCTACCGATGACCGAGTTCAAGAGCCAGACGAAGTTCAGGGCGTTTCTCGCCCCCATCAGGATCTCGCCGTTCGTCGTGGACGGTGTGCGGACCTGTACGATCAGCGGTGTCGACGACGAAGGGACGCGTCTGGAGGAGGTCATCAAGGCCTCGTTCGAGAAAGGCGTTCCGGTTCGGTTCGAGCACGAGGTGAGGCGGCTGCCGACCGAGCCGCCCCCGCCTCCTGCCGGGCCCAGCATCTACAAGATCGGAGATCCTCCGGGAGTTGAGCCGCCGTGCGAGGAGGGTGGCAACTGCTCGTGGGTCTGGGACGGAGACGAGCCCGAGTCCGATCTCTACTGCGAGAACTGCTACCGCTCCCGGAACTGGGAGCTGAAGGAGCGAGATGAAGGACGCAGTCCCGAGACCGCAGGTGATGCCGCCGGCGTCGAAGCTCAGGATCGAGATGGACATCCCGGCGGGAGTGATCCCGTGGTTCTCGGAGGGCCTCCGGCTCAAGACGGAGATCCCGGTGCAGATCACGAACGATCGATCCCTGGGCGAGCAGCTCTCGGAGGCGCTCCGCGCGGCGTCGGAGAGGTTCAGGGTCGAGATCATCAGCAAGGAGAAGACGCTGGGCCGCCGACGGTGAACCCGGCCCTGCGCGACGAGCTGGAACGTGTGCTCGATCCGGTCCTCAAGCTCGACACCGGGAAGCTGCACGAGCTGGGGATGCGGCTCTACCGCAGAGATCACGGGGGTGGTAGTGTGTTCCCCCCACTGAAGGAGACGACCATGGAGAAGAACGGAAACACCTTCGTGCCCGGCGACCACGTGACCCTGGCGCGAGGAGAGATCGATCCCCGCACGAAGCAGGCCGCGCATCGCGGCAAGGGCACGGTCCGACCCGAGTCCAGCGACGGCCGCATGAAGGTCGCCTGGGAAGACGGCTCGGAGAGCTGGGAGAAGCCCGAGGACCTCAACCGGGGCTGATCCCCGCTGATCGACCACAGGAGGACAGAGACATGGGCAACAAGGCCGAGATCACCACGCTCGACGGCATGCGCAAGGTGGCGCACGCCATGGTCGACGACTTCTTCAACCACCTCCCGGCGAACCCCGACGGCACGCCCGTCGACAACGTCCGCCTCCACCACGAGCGCCCGTTCGAGCGGCCCGGTGAAGGAGGATCGATCCTCCAGACCGGCGTGCTGATCGGGTTCGAGGCGCGCTTCGCTCGGCCGGTCATCACTCCGGCCGTGGGCTCGCGCCTCGTGCTCCGCACCCGCGAGGGGACGTTCGTCCTCGCCCACCAGAGCCGCGAGTCGCTCACGTCGCTCATCCGCTTCATGGTCGACGTGCTCGGAGGGCTGACCGAGTACGAGATCGTGGAGCGCATGGACCGCGGGACCGTGCTCTTCACCGACATGTCCATCGCGGAGATCAGCCGTCGCTCGAACCTGCTCTTCGAGCCGGTCGGCGATCCGGTCGGCCAGCCCGTCATCGAGACGGCGCCCGAGCCCGACGACACCACCGAGCAGGTCCGCCTCGCCGCCGAGAAGGAGCGCGCGGAGCAGGAGGCTCGCGAGCGCGCGGAGAAGGCGGAGGCCGAGGCCCGCGAGGCCGAGGAGCGTCGCCTCGCCGAGGAGAAGCGCGCGGAGGACAGCACCCAGCAGCTCACGCCCGAGACCCTCGCCGAGCTGCGCGAGGAGTCGCGCACGGAGCAGCCGAGCGTCACCGACCTCGAAGGCGCGGTGGCCGAGGACATCGTCGACACCGAGGACCGTCGCTTCAGCGAGGATGCCGGTCTGACCGAGCCGATGCCCGAAGCCGAGGAGCCGGTCGCCGAGGGGAGCGCGCCGGCTGCCGAGGAGACCAAGACCAAGAGCAAGCGCAAGAAGAGCTGATCGAACATGGACACCCCGGCACTTCCCCACTACCAGTACCGAACCCCGAACGGTGAGATCGTCCGCCTCGTCAACGACGATCTCATCGTCCGGATGGACCCGCTCCGCGAGACCACGCGCGGAGGCATCATCATCCCGGACACCGCGGGCGACCGCGGCGATGCCGGGATCCTGACCACCGGCACGGTCGAGGCCTTCGGGTTCGCGACGATCGGGGGCAAGAAGAACATCCCGTTCCAGAGGATCCCGCTGCCCGAGTTCTACGTCGGGATGAAGGTCGTCTTCATCCGGTACTACGCGGAGCAGCACACCAACAAGTCGATCCAGCACACCTTCGGTGAGGGCGTGATCAAGCTGAAGCCGCTGGACGTCATGCTCGCGTTCGACCCCGAAGACATGGACCGCGTCCTGCGGTAGAGGAGAGACCCACGTGATCACCTGGCCCGTCGCCTGCATCGTGCTCGGCATCATCGCCGCGCTCTGCTTCCTCGCCTGGATCCACTTCCGGCGCGAGATGGAGCGCGAGCACCACACCTTCCAGGACCGAGCGTTCAGCCTGGAGGAGAAGAAGTTCGAGGTGTGGAAGACCTCGAACCTCGCTCACGTCGCCACGCGCGGGAAGGAGGCCAAGAGCATCGTCGATCGCCTGCTGCGGGGCCCCGGCGGTGCGATGTCGGTCATTCCCGGCGGCGACATGGAACCGCAGCCCGCTCGCGTGCTCTCGATGGTGGGCCGCGGGCCCCACGCGAAGCGGGACGAGGAAGAGCCGCCGGAGAACGTGAAGGAGATCCTGGAGCTGATCGCCCAGGCCCAGCAGATGCCGCCCGAGGAGGCCAAGGCCTTCCTCGCCCAGCACGGCATCGAGGACGTGGAGTTCTTCAGGGGTCCGCAGCCCTCGGGGCCCGGTGCCTGAACTGATCGCGCATCTCCTGGGCGACTACGTCCTTCAGAGCGACTGGATGGCCCAGGAGAAGACGAAGCGGTGGGGAGTAGCGGTCGTGCACGCGATCGTCTACTCCCTGCCGTTCCTTCTTCTTTGCTCCCCTTCGCCGGCGGCGCTCGCGGTGATGGTCTTGACCCACGCGATCATCGATCGGCTGCGGCTGGCGAAGTACGTCGGCTACGCGAAGAACTTCCTCTCCCCTCGATCGTTCTGGTATGCGTGGGCGGACTGCGAGGCGACCGGCTACCACAAGGACCGACCGGCCTGGCTGGCGGTGTGGCTGCTGATCATCACCGACAACGCGATGCACCTGCTCATCAACCACCTCGCCCTGCGGTACCTGTGAAGTTCGTGCTGGTCTGCGTCGGGCTCTCCGGTTAGGATCCTGACTTCCCCGTGCCGGGGTGAAGGTAAGCGTGGCCCGAGACGATGGGCGGTTTCCTCGCCGACCACATCGTCTCGGGCTTCGTGTTCCAGAGGCACGCCTCGTGATGCTATGCTCGCGTCATGCCGGCGGAGTTTCGGATCGACCAGGTCACGCCCGGAGCAGGAGTTCCGGGGCGCACGCGCCACGACCTGGTGCCCAACGAGGTCATCACCCTCGTCGCCACGAGCCCCACAGGGCCCGGCGTCACGTACACGTGGGAGATCCTCGACAAGGTCGGCTCGACCGCGGTCCTCAGCGCGACGACCGGGCCGTCGGTCACCATCGGCCCGGCGCCGTCGATCGTCCGGCCGTGCAGCTTCCGCATCAAGCTCACGGTCAACGACAACGGGACCATCACCTCGACGGTGCGCCGCGCCTCTGTGCGCACGCTGGTCACCGGGATCTTCGTCCCGCTCTTCCCCGAGTCGGCGCTGAGCAGCGGTACGCTCTCGTCGAACAGCCCGGACAGCAGCGAGGACAACGCGGTCTACAACAACCGCGCGGGGCTCGGCGTCGCCGATCAGAACTGGCGCGGCTGGGCCGAGTGGGCCTACGAGATCACGCTCGCGGTCGAGTCGGGAGGCGGCGCCGGCGGCCCGCCCACCGGCCCGGCCGGTGGCGACCTCGGCGACACCTACCCGAACCCCTCGGTGCGCAAGCTCTGGGGGCGCGCGATCGAGAACGTCGCGCCGAACAACAACGACTACCTCCGCTGGGACAGCGGCACGGTGAGCTGGAGGCCCACGGCGTTCCCCAGCGGCCTGCCGCCGACGGGCGCCGCGGGTGGAGACCTCGCCGGCAACTACCCGAACCCCACGGTCGCGCAGGTCCAGGGCTTCCCGGTCCAGTCGGGCACGCCTGCGGTGAACGACATCTGGCGCTTCAACGGCGTGAGCTGGGATCGCATCCCGCACGGCAACTTCATCGACGGCACCGAAGTGCTGCCTTCGATCTACTTCGGTTCGGATCCCGGCACCGACACGGGCCTCTACAGGCCCGCCGGCGACACGATCGGCTTCACCAGCGGCGGGTCCTTCGTCGCGAAGTTCAAGCGTCCGCTCGTGGCAGCGGCCGGCACGCAGACGTCGTTCCAGCTCGTTTCGGATGTCGGTGGTGTCTCGGGCACCGCTGGCTTCAACGCGCTCTCGATGGACGTCCAGGGTGGACCGACCGGGTCGGGCATCCAGCGGCTGATCTACGTCACTCGGGACGGAGGTGACCGATTCACGGTCATGGAGACCGGCCAGATCCTGGCGCTCGATGGCACGGTGGGCGCTCCGGTCTATTCCTTCATCAGCGATACCGACACCGGCCTCCGGAACACCGGAGTGAACAAGATGGCGCTCGTCGCCGGCGGTGTGGATCGACTGAACCTCGACACCACCCAGGCGTCGTTCTCGGTGAACGTCTACGCGCCGGTGGGTAGCGCAGCCCTCCCGTCGTACTCGTTCAACGGTGACGGGAACACCGGCTTCTACGAGATCGTCGCCGACTCCATCGGCGTCTCCACGGGCGGCGTGCTCAGGCTCGCCGTCTCGACGACCGGCATCGACGCGACCCTGCCCTTCCGTGGGGTCGACGGCTCGGCGGCCAACCCCGGCTACGAGTTCGTGTCGGACCAGACGACCGGCATGTTCCTGATCGCGGCCGGTGTTCTCGGCTTCTCGGTCAGCGGCACCGAGCGCATGCGGCTCACCGCGACCGGCGGGCTCCTCGCTGGCAACTGGCTGCCGAGCGTCGATCTCACCTACAACCTCGGTGATCCTTCGTTCCGCTGGAACAACCTGTGGGTGGGCAGCGCGTCGTTCACGTCGGGCCTCTTCGCCGATGGAACGGTCGGCGCACCGTCGATCTCGTTCACCGCCGACACTAACACCGGCTTCTACCGCGTGGGCACGGGCAGCATCGGCGTGTCCGGCGACGGTCTACAGATCGTCCAGTTCCAGGCGCCGACTGGGGTGAACCCGCAGGCTCTCTTCGCCGCCGGCGCAGCGGGCGTCCCGTCGATCTCCTTCAACGGCAACTCGAACACCGGCATTTTCCGTCCCGTCGGCCAGGCGGTCGGCATCTCCAGCGATGGCGGGGAGATCGTCCGTATCACCCGTCAGTCGTCGGTCACCGACACGCCGCAGATCCTGGTCGCGACCGGTGTCGATCCGGCGACGCGGCCCCACTACAGCTTCATCTCGAACACTGACACCGGCATGTCGTTCAACGACGGCGGTCTCGCGTTCTACGCCGACGGTCAGCGCCCGCTGCTCCTCACCGGCATCGCCGGCATTCCGCGCGCCATCATCCAGCCGGGTACGGCCGGCAACCCGGCGCTCGCCTTCGAGGGTGACCAGACGACGGGCGTGTTCCGCGCCGGCGCCGGCATCTTCGGGATCGCGACGAGCGGCGTCGAGCGCGTGCGTTTCGTGCTCGGCCAGAGCGTCCTGTCGACCGACTGGTACCCCGACGCGACCAACACCCGTGACATGGGCTCGGGTGTCACTCGGTGGCGCAGCATCTACGCCGCAACGCAGGTGGATGTCTCGGGCGGCCTCGTCCGGGCAGACCGGATTCACGTGCAGACCGATGGCACGGCCGCTGCGCCCGCGATCGTGTGGGGTGTCTACGGTGACAACGGCTTCTTCGGCGGAGGCGCCGATCGTCTCTCTGTGTCGGTCGACGGCCTGGAGGTCATGCGGTGGCGGAACGTCACCAGCACGAACCCGAAGTCGCTGATCACCGATGGCTCGACCTCCCATCCCGGACTCGGCTTCATCTCCGACGAGGACACCGGCTTCTACAGGCCCGGCGCCGGCATCGTCGGTCTGGTGGGCGATGCCCTGGAGATCGTCAGGTTCCAGGCCCCCACCGGCGTGAACCCGCAGGGTCTGTTCGCGGCTGGCTCTGCCACCGCTCCGGCGATCTCCTTCGTCGGCGACCCCAACACTGGCTTCTTCTCGGCTGCGGCGGACTCCATCGGCATCGCGACCAACGGCACCGAGTTCTGGCGCTTCAACAACTCGATCCTCTCGGGCTTCCAGTCGAACAGCGTCATCTCGGCGCCGAGTGCGGTCGGTCGTCTCACGCTCCGCGGCAACATCCAGAACGCGGCTCAGGGCGTGCTCACCGTGGAGTCGGCATCGGCCTGGGGCGGCGGCGCAGGTGTCCAGCAGATCGGCATCGATCTGAACGCGACGCTGAACCAGACGTCGACGGCGGGCTTCACCGGCCTGCGGCTCGCGCTCACCCACACCGCCATCGGTTCGGGTGTGCACCGCTTCGTGGACTTCACGATCGGCGGCACCACGCACTTCGCCGTCAGCTCGGGGGCATCTCCGGGTCTCGTGTTCGTGAACGACGGCGGGGTGGCGGGCCCGGCCTACTCGTTCCTTGGCGACACCAACACCGGCCTCTGGCGGCCTGGATCGGGCATCGTGGCGGTCGCCGGCGATGGCGTGGAAGTCGTGCGGTTCTCGGCTCCGGGAGGCGCGACGCCGCAGGTGCTTGCGCAGGGGGGCACGGTCGCCAACCCGTCCTACTCGTTCGTCGGCGGTACCAGCACCGGCATGCTCTACCTCTCGCCCGAGCTGGCGTTCTCGGTCGGAGGCACCGAGGTTGCGCGCATGCAGGCGCCCGCGGCCGTGCCGCAGCTCCTGATCCCCAACGGCACGGGCGCAGCACCGTCTCTCGCGTTCCGTCTGAACACCGACACCGGGCTCATCTCGACCTCTCCGCTGGGTGTGGGAGGCGTCGGTTTCATCGCCGACGGTTTGCTCGCTGGTGCGGCGGTGAACAGCGGCGGCAATGTCCAACTCATCGCGATGGCAGGAACGGCCGCGGCGCCGGGCCTCGTCGTCGATCAGTTCGGCTCGGGCTTCTACTCGCCGGGCGGTGGAGCAGTCACCGCGGTCTCCAACGGAACGGAGATCTTCCGGTGGGACAGCACGCCGGGCGTGTTCCTCATCCCCGACGGTACGGCGGCTCTGCCGATCCTCACGTGGGACGCGGACCCCGACACCGGCATCTACCGGGATGCGGCGAACGCACTCGCCATCACGACGGGCGGCGTGCGCATGGCTCGTTTTGAGCAGGCGCCCACGCTCGCGGCGGGCACCGGCACCGGTCTCGATCTGATCATCGCGGTCGGCGGCATCACGGGCACCGCCGGGTACGACGCGGTGCACATCGACGTCACCGGAGCCGCTACGGGCTCTGGAGACAAGAACCTGCTGAAGATCACCGAGGGCGGGGCGGATCGCCTCTACATCCAGCAGAACGGGCGAGTTCGAGGTGTGGACGGTACGGCGGCTCTGCCGACCTACACGTTCCTCAACGATGCGAACACCGGCATCTTCTCGGCTGCCGCAGACGATCTCGGGTTCAGCGTCGGCGGCACGCAGCGTCTCGATATCTCGACAACGGCTGTCACGTCCACGCTGCCTTACCTCGCGCCGGACGGCACGGCGGGTGCGCCGGCCTACTCGTTCAGCGGCGACACCGACAACGGGCTCTACTACGTCACGACCAACCAGGTCGCCATGGCGACCGGCGGCGTGCAGTCGATGCGCTGGGAGACGACGGTCACCGTCTCGGCCTACCCGATCGAGTTCACCGGCGCGTCCATGGGCACTCCTACCGCGAACACCAACCGCGTCGGGACGCCCAACACCGCGGGTCGGCCACCGTTCCTCGCCCTGGCGGACTCGTACTTCGGCACGCAGTTCATGGCGACGGCGTTCCACGATCGCCAGAAGTTCTTCCTGCTGCCGAGTGGCGCGACCACGATGGTCAACGCCGGATTCCAGTTCGGCACGTCGGGCACGGTGGCCTACGTCACGCCGACCGGCACGTCGTTCATGACTGCGTGCCAGAAGAACAGCTTCGTCACCGGCGCCGTCAGCGGCAACACCGCCGACATCCATTCGACCACCCCGATCGTCGCGCAGGGCAACGCCACCACGCTTCTCGGGTTCATGTTCCACGCGCGCTTCGCGGTGGGCAGCGACTACACCTCGAACACGCGACTGTTCGTCGGCCTGATCAACAGCGCGGTGACGCTCGCCGGCACCATAAACCCGAGCGCGCTCAGCAACAACCGACTCGTCGGCGTCGGTGCATCCTCGGGTAGTGCGACGCTTTTCGTCTACACGAACGACGCGGCCGGCGCGCCGCAGGCGACGAGCACGGGCCTTACGATCGCAGCGAATGACGCCTTCGACGTGTGGATCTGGATGCCGCCGAACTCCTCGACGCGCTACGTCTACGTGAACCGCATCAACGGCGCGGCTGGCACGTACAGCGGCAGCTCGTTCAGCTTCCCTCCGGGCGCGAACCAGTGGCTTTATCCGCACTCGTGGATCGCGACGGCCGAGGCCGCGGCCAAGACGCTGTACGTGATGCGCTGGGCGATCGAGGCCGGCCAGTGAAGGAGACCGCATGACGGCTCGATGGAGATACACGGCTGCCCAGACCGAGACGCGCAACGTGGCGCGCATCGGATCGATCTCGTTCCGTTTCGGTGAGCGACCTGTGGTCGTCATCGAGTACGAGATCGGCGACGACACCGGCGGCGACTTCGTGGTGAAGAACCGCGGTCACCTGGAGATGGATCAGCCTCTCCCGGCGGCGGTCACCACGCTGATGGACAACATCAACACGAGGGCTCTCGCGTTCCTGGTCGCGAGGGGTATTATCCCGGCTGGTGCGGAGGAGACCCCTCCCGCTGCGCCTTCCCGCTGAAGATCCGAACCGAACAGGAGACCGAACATGAGCAAGAAGAACGGACGCACCCCGCCCACCAACCCGCAGCCGCCCGCCGAGGATCCGGAGAGCCGGGTCGACGAGGTGCCGCTCGACGAGACCTCGGCGCTCGCCATCCAGCTCGGCCAGAGCCGCCTCAACGAGGCGCAGCTCGCCGTACAGCTCCGGCAGCGCGAGATGCAGAGCACGCTCGACCGCGTGCGCGCCCGCTACGAGGAAGGCGGGAAGTACGCCGTCCAGGGCGTGAACTTCGAGAAGATGGTGGTGACCCGGATCCCCGTCGAGAAGAGGGAGGAGCCCGCGCCGACCACGCCCCCGTCGACCCCCTCGGCGAACTGATCGGCGATGGAGCCGCTGTCCAACGCCCTCCAGACACTACTCGGCGCCGGCATCCCCGGCGCCGCGGTGGTGATCCTGTCGTTCGTGGTCTTCTACCTCTGGAGGGAGGGGAAGAACGAGCGAGCCGCGCACAAGCGCGAACGCGAGGAGATGATCAAGGCCCACAAGGAAGAGATCGAGAAGCACCAGGTGATCAACCGGGAGCTTCACGCAGCTCGCCTCGCCGACATTCGCGAGAGTACGGCGGCGCGTCTCGTCGACAACGAGTCGCTGCACAAGCAGATGCTCGAAGTCGTGAAGCAGGGCACCACCGTGATGGAGAGCACGGCCGCAGCGCTTGATGCGCACAAGGACGTGACGGTGGAGCACCGTGATGCAGCGAAGCAAGCAGCGGAGGAGCTGAGGAAGCTCTCGACGCTGGTCCACAACTTCTCGGAGGAGATCAAGCTCCGTATCCGCCCAGGCGTGCGGTAACGAGGGAGACCTCATGATGACCAAGATGGAACGTATGTCCGCTGACGCGATCTCGAAGCTGCCCGCCGTGGCAGAGCGGCTGAAGAAGTCGGCTGCGGACTCGGAGGCGGCGGCCCGGGAGACCCGGGCCCGCGTCCGACGCCAGCGCATGGCGAGTCAGCAGAACTTCCAGGCGGTGCGGCCCGAGGATCCGCCGCTGGAGATGCCCGACTCCTGGCGCGACGACGAGCCGACGGTGAAGACGACCCTGCCCGACGAGAAGAAGTGACGTGGCTGTCCAGTACCCCAACCGCCGCTGCACCTGCGGCTTCACCCGCTTCCGGGAGATCATCCGGAAGACGGAGGAGTCCGTGGATCGGTGGATGCTCTTCGAGGACCCGGGCGGGGGCTTCGGATCGACGCCGTTCGGCACGTACTTCGGTTCGGGTTCCGGCACAGCGTGGGGGCTCTTCACCAACCCGCTGAGGACGACGCGTCGCGACACCGTCTGCGAGAGCTGCTCGCGCGTCCGGGTCTCGAAGCTGCTCGGATCGATCGCCGTCTTCGGCGCCTTCATCGACAATGGCTACATCTACATCGTCGCCAGCGACCTGTCGCTCCCTGCGACGTGCTACTCGATCCGCTTCGACGGTCCGGAGTCGTTCGAGGTCCCCCTCTCCTTCTTCCCCGGCGTACCCCCGGCGATCCTGGCGCCGACGCCGCCCACCACGGCCCCGACGCCGCCGCCCGGCGCGCCCACCGTGGACTCCATGCTCCGTGCACAGGTGCCGGAGGTGGTGATCACCGGCACGTACACGGTGGTTCTCGTCGACCGCTGCTGCGGTTGCGAGTACCCCATCGCGGAAGTTACTCTGGAGGCGCCTCCCATGATCTTCACGCCCTTCGACGCAGACCTCGGCGGAGCCCCGCGGCACTGGCTGCACGGCGGATCCGTCCACTACGATCTCGTGCAGCCGGCCAGCGGCGTCAGGGCGTCGATCCCCTTCGACTACTGCGAGGCCGTGGCGGAGTACGACGCACGCCTCAACACCCTGCCCGACGCACAGGGCTGGACGCACCAGGGAACCGGCGTCCCCGGGAACTACCAGCTCATCGACGGCAAGGCGCTCAAGATGCAGATCGTCAGCGGCCAGTCGTCGTACTGGCGCAAGACGATCGCGCTGCCGGCCAGCCCGGGTCGGGTCTACGGCTACAGCTACTTCGCCCCGAACGTGATCACGTTCACCAACCCGGGCGACGGCTACACCTTCGAGGGCCGCTACGCCCTGAGCATCGGCGGCACGTACGCCGGCATGCGGCTGAACTTCGCGGGGAACTCGCCGCGCACGACGACGCTCACCGGGGGCGCAGGCACCGTGCTGCGCACCGAGCAGGCCCCGCCGGGGTTCCTCGTGCTCGCCGGCGGTGACGACAACTTCGACGGCATCGAGGGCGCGTGGTTCGAGGGCGAGAGCTTCCGAGACGCGTTCTACGGGACCACGGGCGTGCCGGCGGCCTTCGAGATGATCGCCGAGTTCGGCGACAAGGGGGCGGCCGGCAACGACCTCGCGTACATCCGCAACGTCGTCCTCAGCGCGGCCGGGCGTTTCATCCGCCCGATGTTCACCGCCTTCGCCCAGGTCGCGAACCCCCGGCTCCGGCTCTACCTGATCGCGGACTCGAACTCGTCGGTGGACAAGTCCGCCCGGTTCCTCGTCCGCTACGGCGTCGGCACCGGCGATCCCTACGTCACGCCGGGCAGCACGACCTCGCAGACCGTCAACTTCACCACCGCGAACGTGATGTTCGAGGTCCCGCTCACGCTCACCGGCCTGACGGCACAGCAGCCGTTCTGGTTCACGATCGAGCGGGACTGGGCTCACACCGACGACAAGCTCGTCGCCACCGTCCACCTGATGCAGTGCACCGTGCGTTCGCAGTGAGATCGATATGAAGCCGGAGCGAGCACAGCGTCTGACCCGTCTGATCGATGCCGAGCCGGTGTGGCTCGACTCGGGCGGGCCCGGCATCACCGATGCGACCGGCGCTCCTGTGCCCCGGCGCCGCGGGGTCGCCATCCTCTTCGCCTGTCCGATCCACGGCGACGAGTGTCTGGTGGCGGTCTCGGTCGATCCGCCGCTCGATGGCGGGCCTCCTCCCGCCGGGGAGAAGACCTGGAAGCGCACCGGCGGCGAGGACTTCGCGACCGTCACGCTTTCGCCATCGATCCGGGTGCTCGGCGGGCCCGACGGCTGCGAGTGGCATGGCTTCATCAGGAACGGGCTCTTCGAGCACTGCGGGGACGCGCGATGAGGCTGGTGCACATCCGAGAGGGCGCGCTGGAGATCCGATGGACCTGGCTGCCGTACTGGCTGGCGGTGAACCCTCGGCTGGCCACCCTGGTCGAGCGTGAGCTGCACGACGCCGTCCTGCTCTGCGGCGCCACGACCAGCGAGACCGACCTCGACGCCATGCACCGGTGGGTCGCTCGGCGGCTCTCCGCGCTCTTCCCGGCGTTCCCCGGGCTCCAGGAGTACCTGGACAGCCTCCGCCTCGTCGCCGAGCCTCCACGGCCCGCGTAGGCCCGCTGGCAGGGGAAGGTGGTCTACCCAGCTTCCCGAGTGTATTCGCCGTCTTGACGGCGTATGTATTCTCTGTATTCTCTCTGAGTGCCTCGACGCGCCGGAGCCCCGCCGAAGAAAACGCCGCCCACGACGGTGCGGTTCACGGCGGAGAACCACACGTTCGTGAAGGCGCAGAGCGAGCTGCACCCCGATGGTCAGAGCGGCGTGATCAACGACGCTGTGGCCTTCTATCGGAAGCATGTGGAGAAGCGCGGCGAGAAGATCTTCTCCACGATCCACGGAGCGAACGGACATGGCGAAGCTCAGGACTCATAGCGAACCTCTGCCGCGTAGCGCAGACCAGATCATCTCGCTGTTCAAGCGAGCGATCATGCTGCCGCACACGATGGAGATCCGGATCACGCCCGAGGAGTTCCTCCTCAGCCGTGAGCTGGAGGACGACGAGGAGGTCGTCTTCCCGAAGTCGGAGACCAAGGTCGACGCCGACATCGAGTACGTGCTCGCGCGAACCGTGGACAACCTCTACGAGCCGCCGTTCGACCCGAACCGCCACCCGTACATCGCGCTCCAGGAGGCGACCGCACATCTCGCGAAGGATCGACTCCGAGTCTGTGGCATCATGGCACCGAAGGGTTCGCTGTTCGCGGACTACTTCGGGCTCGACGAAGACGAGATGCCAGAGACGTTCATGGGAATCCGCGTGATCTACCACAGCCTCACCGACAAGTACCCCGACAAGATCGTCGTCTTCGGCGGCCCGACCGTCTACTTCAACGACGCTACCCACGGCGTCATCATCGACACGGGAGTCTGAAGATGAAGCTCGACCAGGCACTGGCGAGGATCGGCGTCACGATCGTGAAGGCGGAGCAGAAGCCGGCACAGGCCGTGCTCCTCCTTCGGATCGATCAGAAGAAGCAGGCCCTCTGGAACGAGACACTCACCGAGTTCCTGCTGGCGTCCGAGGAGCGCGACGGCACCGGCAAGAAGAAGGTGGCCTGGACCGCGGACGTCTCGAAGTACTTCTACGCCGTGCCCGACGCCGGGGTCGTGCGCTTCCTCTGGCGTGTGATCCTGGGAGGCAACCCCCGCGCGGCGGCGGAGGCTCTGGGACGCGCGGCGATGCGCGCGGTCGCCGCGGGCGTCGAGGTCACCTCCCAGCCGCTCGTCGGCCGCAAGGAGTTCGTCCACGACCCGGCCAGCGGCAAGATCGCCGGGGCCTACAGCACCAACAAGGGCGCGGCCATCCTCGCGCAGCAGGTGTCGCGATGAACCGCAAGGGCGTGGGCGGTCTCGTCGGGCCCGACGGGCAGTCGATCCTGCCCGCCGGCATCGTCGACCATGCCGAAGGGGCGGAGGGCGTCAACCTCTCTCCCGAGGTCCAGGCGCGGCTCGACGCCATCTTCAAGTCCGGCCTCGAAGAGATCAAGGGCACGTACAAGCTGGAGCTGGCCATCGACGAGGCCGAGCGCAGCTCGATCAAGCCCTACTGGGGTCTCGTCACCGCCTGGACGAACGGCGGCTTCGCGCACGGTGGAGGCGACGAGGCGGTCTACTTCTGCTCGGTGGTGATCGAGAAGAACGGGCAGCAGCGCACCTGCTCGGCGCCCATCGATCTGAAGTGGATCGGCGCGAGCGCGGCCATCTGTCCGACGTGCCGCCACGCCATCGATCCCAAGGAGCTGGCCGGGCAGGTCGGCTTCCGCCTCACCACCCAGAACTGGGCCGCCGTCCTCACCCGGATGTGGCTCACGCTCGGTGGCAGCGCGGACATCCGCCTCGGCGTCATGCAGGGCGGCATCCGTGCGAAGACCGACGACATCCTGAAGAGGGTCTCGAACAGCGCGGGAGACAAGCTCGACGATCTCCGCGGGAAGCGCCGTTGGGCGAGCTACCCGCTCAAGAACATCATCAAGGACACCTCGGCCGGAGCTGACCTCCAGATGAGGATCCGCGACTTCCTGGCGAACGCCATCACGAAGTGACCAGGACGATGCTCACCGTCGGACAGCTCAACGAGAAGATCTCCATGCTGCGATCCAAGATCGCGGTGACGGAGGGCATCGTCCTGTACCTGAAGACGCACTACATGCCGTCGGATGGGGCGACGTCAGAGATGTCCTTCACCCGCTCCGACTACGGCAAGGTCCCGCCGAAGCACGTCGAAGCCACGATCGCCGACTACGTCGACTACCTCGACAGCCTCAAGATCGAGCTGGAGAAGCTGGAGAACACGCCCCTGACCCTGCCGGAGCCGTCGAAGCTGGCCCCCACCCAGGAAGCGCTGCCCGAGGCGAAGGCCGCCGCGGAGCCCGAGAAGAAGCCCGTGGCGACCGAGCCCAAGAAGAATGGATCGCACCCCGCACCCACGCCCTCCCCGGCCCAGGTCGCCGCGGCGAAGGCGCCACCCGCCCGGAAGGAGGCACCCAGTGGAACTGCACGTGGAAGTCAAGATCAACCCGCCCCCGCCCAGCCCCCTGCCGGCCGACAAGCTGGATGAGCTGATCAACGGCCACCTCTCGGAGTTCGAGCGGTGGTTCGTCGAGCGCCAGCGCGCCAAGGGCAACCCGAACCCCACCGGCCTGATCGGCGTCGAGGGGTCCATCCTCAAGACCTACGTGCTGTTCCTCCACTCGAAGGGAGCCTCTCCGTGACCGCCTCGCTGACCGTCAACCGCACCTGCACCCGCTGCCCCCGCGTCGAGCAGACCGAGGTCTCGGTCGAGGACATCATGAAGATGGCCACGACCGCCAAGTCCCAAGGGGGCAAGACCACCATCCCGGAGGGCCCGAAGGCTCTGGCGATCCGAATCGACGAGAAGCAGACCGTCGAGTTCCCCTTCCTCTGCACGCCGTGCCGCCAGATCGTCGCGCGCTACATCGAGCACATCGCGAAGAAGCCGAAGCACCAGTCGGCGCTGCGAGGCGAGCAGAAGATCGAGGTCGAGGAGGACGACGCCTGAACGGGTGCAAGAGAAACGGGTGAAGGGCCGCCTCGCAGCGGCCCTTTCCGTTTCAGGTCACCAGACGTCCTCGCTGAACAGCTCGTCGCTCGGGCTCGCCCGTTCGAGGAGCTGATGCCGTTCGCGGGCGATGACCTTCGCCTCGTAGCGGTCGACGAAGCGGCCTGTACTGGTCACGAAGCCCTGCACGTGCCGGTACTCGAAGCGCTGTTCGTTGAAGGGCTTGCCGGCGGCCTTCATCACGGCGATGACGTCGTGGTGTCGACCCGGGCGCGGCACGGTGAAGACCGTGCCGTCCGCGTGCTGGATGGCCGCCATCTCGATCTGCTCGGGGAGGTCGCGGTCCTTGATGGCTGCGTGGCGGATCGCGTTGTGGACCACCGAGGCCAGGTCTCGACGACCGCCGGGCGGGAGCTTCTGCATCAGCTCGTGGGCCCAGAGGGTCCAGAGCTGGAACTGCTGCTCCGGCGTCAGCGGCTCCCCGTTCGTGCCGTTGAGCGTGGCGATCACAGCGCTGAGGCCCTTGCCGTCACCGGGAACGCCGATCACGGAGTAGAGCACGATGCAGTCGCACGCGCCGACGCTGCCGTCTGCGGGGATCTGCTCGCGAGTGAGCCCCTCGGGGTGGGGCTCGATCTTGTACGTGACGTGGTACTTGCCGTCCATCACGACGCCTTGAGCTTCGCGACCTCGATGACCGCGATCTTCCTCAGCTTGGCGTAGCGCACGTTCAGGTGCGTGAAGCCAGCCTCCTTGATCTGCGGGAGGTTGATGTAGCGCCCGTCGTCGGGGCTGCTCATGTCCGAGATCTGGAAGTCGAGGTCGCCGATGAGGCTACCCTCGATCTCCTTCTTGGACTTGTAGTCCCGTCCGTAGGCGGGCACGAGGGTGATCTTCTTCACCGTGCCTCCGGGTTCTCCGACGGTACATGGCCGTCCGGGTCTTTCATCTGGTGGCCGAACTTGTCGAGGAAGGACTCGTCGACGATGATCGCCACCGGCTTCATCGCGACGCTGCCGTCTTCCTCTGCGATCGCCGCACAGACGTACGCGACGTCGTGCTCCTGGAACTTGCCGCTGAGCAGCGCGAAGTTCTCGTGGTCGTTCCGGATGACCTCGAAGATCCCCTTCTGCTCGTCGGTGAGGGGGCTGCTCATCGCGCCTGGAAGCCCCAGTAGAAGCGGGGGTGGTGCTGGAACAACAGCGTGCCCGACACGCCATCCTTCTTCCGCGTCACGATGACGAACGGCGCGGCGAAGCCCTGGACGTCGAAGTCGCGCTTCAGCTCCTCGGTGTCCCAGACGTTGCCCTTGCCGTGGGTCGCCTCCAGCTCCTCGCGGGTGCCGGGGTTCTCGTTGATCTCCTTCGCCATGGACCGGCGAAGGTTCTCGGTCGAGTCTTCCATGAACGGTCTCCTCAGCATCTTGATGTTGTCGATCGCCCACTGTCTGATCGACGGGCCTTCGCTGCCCGCCGAGTTCCAGCCCTGCTTGTCCTTCCACTTCATCCAGGTCAGCTCGACCGGAAGCGGGTGCAGGATCTCCCACAGACCGACGTACTTCTCGACGTCGATCGTGAGCCCGTTGTCGCCGTAGGTGCCCTCGATGTAGACGCGGTAGGCGCCGTCGAGGATGTACGGCTTGTAGTGCTCGGGGTGCGGGTGTGTCGGGCTCGGGCCAGTGTCGTGGATAGCCTTGGCCCGATCGGACTTGATGATGAGGTCGCCCACCATGAAGTGCCCGAGCTGGTGCATCCGAGCGTGCCGCACACACGCTCGAATCTCGCCGCCGGCGGTCTTGGAGAAGAGCGCGAGGAACGGCCCGCGTGACCACTGCGAACCGTCGCGCTGGTTGTAGCCAGACGAACCGCCGAGGAACATCAGCGGCTCCTGGTCGGCGGCGTCGGCGTGGGAGGCAGCTCTCCGTGGTCGGCGAAGAACTGGAGGATCGGAAGGAGGTCCTTGACCATGTCGCGGGTCAGGTGCATCCGCGCCATGGCGCCCTTCTTTCCGTTCTCCTCGACGAGGTTCACCTCCTCGATGCTGGCGTGGTTGACGCCGAACCAGATGGCGTCGTCGGTCGCCAGCGACGACTCCTGGATCGAGCACTTCTCGCCGTAGCGATCGGTGAACTCGAAGCGCTCGAACCCGCGGTCGGTCTTCTTCGAGGTGATCTGGAACTTCTTGGCCATCAGGGATTCTCCGCCCAGAAGCGCTCCTGGATGTCGCAGCAGCGCAGGTTGAGGAACTCCACGTTCGGTGCGCGGGGCAGCTCGGACTTCGCGTACAGCTCCTGCATCTCGGCGTCCTGTTGCTCTGCCCACGCGATGTCGTCGTACTTCCAGGCGCCGCGGCGGATCGCCAGCAGCTCCTCGGCGTCCGGGCGCCTCACGACCATCTCGCCGCGCGTCAGGATCTCACGGCACATCCGCAGCAGGCGCACGAGGTGCATGGCGTGCTTGGTGTCGTAGCCGAACTTCGCCTCCAGCTCGGCACGCGCTGGGTTGCGTTGCTTCTTCCAGCTCTGGTAACTGTTCCAGTTCTGCATCGCAGCGTGGTAGCGCTTCTCGGCGCCGACGATCTCTTGGACGTTCGGGCTGGGCGCGTAGCCCTCCTCCTTCAGATCGTCCACGAGCTTGTCGTACGCCCCGAGCATGTCGGGCGTGATCTTGACGTTGTCCGGCAGGCCGAAGTCCTTGCGCTCGGGCTTGGCGCCCGGCGGGTTCCGCAGCCAGCCGCGGTGTGTGCGGATGCGCTTGAGCTGGTGGATCGCGTAGCCGGTGAAGGTGTGCTTGGCCTTCTTCGACAGGAACGCGTAGCGCAGCTCGCGCAGCGACTGCCCGGCAGGCGTGATCTTGATGATGTCCGAGTCGTCGACGAAGAGGACTTCGAGGACGTTCGGGTTGCAGTCTGCTGCGAGGTTCATGAACTTGCGGAGGTCGTAGATCACCTGATCGACCACGGCGTTCCCGAAGCCGTCGCGCTGGATCTTCGACTCGTTCTGCTCGAACGTGTAGGCGAAGCCCGTGACGTGCGTCCGTGGCGCGATGGCGGCGCCGCGAAGATCGATGTCGCTGTCGGGGAGGTTCGTGCCGTAGGCGTGGGATCCGTGCCGGGCGAGGTAGATGGTGCGCGGTTCGATGTCGAAGTGCATGTTCACCAGGTCTTGGGTCTGAGTTTCCATCCGCGCTCATCGAGCCAGGCCTTCAGATCGGCCCAGCTCGCTGACGCGCGGTCCTTGTTCTTCTCGTCGAGGAAGAAGAGCTTGTAGACGTCGCGGAAGCAGAGTCCGTCGTGGCATGAACAACAGCCACCGGGACGCATGATCGGAGGCTGAGGCTGCCCGCGGAGATCTAGCGCTCCATCGTCAGTTCTCTTCTCGACGATCACCTTCTGATCGAGTCGGAACGGTTGTGTGTCGAACTCCGTGATGACCATGGTCAACCCCCAGGAAAAAGACGCGGCGCCGGTGCACCGGCACCCCAGGTTTCCCCAGAGTACCAGTGCACCGGCGGGCGCGGAGGAGAGAACACACGAAGGAGGGGCGGCTCCCCACCACTTGCTTATAGGTGGATCCCGCCTCAGTTCATCGCGCCGCGAGCTGCGCCATCATCTCCTCGATCTTGGACGGCAGCTCCTCCAGCGGGCATCTGTTGTCGAGGACGTACTGGAACCGTTCGCGAGGGATCTCGGTCAGCTCGCGCTCGCTGGCGTGCGTGGCCTTCGCGGCCTCCTCCAGCTTGCGCAGGAGCAGGACCGTGGTGCCGCCCAGCTCGACGCTGCGGGCTTGCTCGTTGATGAAGCGACCGTCGGTGACGACGAACTGGGGCTCGGGCTCGATCTGGACGTTCTCGTAGGCGGGCTGCATCGGGCTGGAGAAGAGCGGAGCGAACGAGCGAGCCTTCCAGTTCTGGCGAGCGCGCCACATCGACGAGAACAGGTTGTCGATCCAGACCGTGCCGAAGAGACGCCGGCCCCACTCGGTCCCCAGGGTCTGGAGAGCGATCCGCGGGTTGACGTAGCGGGGGTAGTCGTCGAGGCATCCCGGTTGCGTGCAGCTCAGCCCGCCCTTCGTGTTCTCGAAGAGGGGCGAGTCGCACTTCAGACAGCGGTCGCCCATCGGGTACTGCTTGTACTGGTTCTCCCGGTTCTTGCTCGGACCGTAGAGATCCTCGTCCGTGAAGTCGGGGAAGGCGATCTTGACCATCTGCTTGAGCGGCGCCGCGAAGCTCACCTTCGTGAACCCGTGGTTCGCCACGAGGTAGTCGCCGATGGTGTCCTTGCCGCTGCCGCGGCCACCGAAGAGGACGATGTTCACGTGGTCTCCTTTTCGATCGCCTGACCAGGCGGTGGCGGGGTGATCTGCTCGCCGTTCGGGAAGACCAGGGTCTGCCCCACGTAGAGATCGCGCAGGATGTTGTCGCAGAGCTGGCGCAGGGCGGCGACCTCCTCGGCGGACCAGAGCTGCTTCAGCTCGGGCGGGGTGCCCTTCGGCATCAGCTTGTCGAAGCGGACGTACGGCTGGCGGAAGACGCCCTCGCCGTGCATCTCGATGAGGGCCTGCACGTTGCCGAGCCGGGGCATCGCGACGAGGTGCGTGCGCTTCGGCTCCTGGGGGTTGTCGTTCTCGGTGGACATCGCTTTCCTTTCGTTGCCTGATAGGCGGGGAAGCCGCTGTCGGCTACACTACCAGGCGCCGTGACGATCTACACCTCACAGATGATCTCGGGCATGGTCGGCCAGCAGGTCGGCATGTTCGCTGGCTACGGCGGCTACGCCCAGCAGATCAACCCCATGATGATGGGGTACCCCGGGATGATGCCGCCGGCGATGCCGCAGCTCGGTGCGGGCGCGGCGATGCGTCGCGGCATGGGCGGGGTGTACGGCGAGCAAGCCGCGATGCGCATGGCGAACGTCGGCCAGACGGCGATGGGCGTCGGCATGGCCGGCCTCGGGGTGCTCAGCGCGTTCAGCCCGATCCCGATGGACCCGTTCAGCGGCGGCATGATGGGCCTGATGCGCGGCGGGATCGGTGGCGGGCTCATGGGCGCCGGGGCCGGAGCTGTGGCGGCGCTCCCGCTTTACGCTGCGACGCAGGCGGCTCAGGTCTACGGCGGCGCCTTCATGGGAGGCATGCAGGATCAGGCCGCGCTCAACAGCACGCTGCGGAACAACTTCCAGCACTTCGGCGGTCAGGGCGCGTTCGGTCGAGGCTTCAGCCAGAACCAGATGGGCCAGATCGGCCAGATGATCAGCGGTGAGCTGCGTCGTAGCCCGTTCAGCAACGCGCAGGAGATGAACCAGCTCGTCCAAGGTGGGGCCGAGGCCGGGATGTTCACGGCGGTGCGCGACGTCCAGCAGTTCACGCAGCGCTTCCGCACGATGCTGAACACGCTGCGAGATGTGCAGCGCGAGCTGGGTGGCACGCTCACCGACGCGCTCCAGTTCGTGCGTGGCGCTCAGCAGGCTGGCATCTTCCGCAACGCCGATCAGGCGAACTTCGCGTCCGAGGTTCGTACGGCCGAAGCGGTCACCGGCATGGATCGTAACCAGCTCATCGCGCTGAGCGCTCAAGGCGCGCAGATCAGTCGGGCGTTCGGCGGGATGGGGCGGCAGGGCGCGATGGGCGCTCTGCGAGGCGCACAGACTCTCGGCGCCGCGATCCAGTCGGGCGTGGTCAACCAGGAGATGCTCTCGGAGGCCACGGGCGGGCTGATGGGGGCCGAGGCGATCGGCGCATTCACCACGAACATGCTCCAGCGCGCGGGCCGCTTCAGCCGAACCGGCATGGGACGCTTCAGCCTCTTCGCGCTCAGCAACGCGGAGGGCACTGGGCTCGACGCCGACATGATGTCGAGGTTCATGGCAGGCGATCTCTCGACCGGAGAGGTCAGCCGAGCGGCTCACCGTCGAGTGGGCGGGATGGGGCGCGCTCGGGCGCTCAACCGGGAAGGGCTGCTTCGAGGGGCGGTGATGGAGGAGGGCGGCATGGCCGCCCAGATCGGCATGATGCGTCTGATGGTCGGAGATCGAGTGCTCGACCAGAGCGACGACATGGCGAGCCTCGTCCTCCAGCGGCGCTTCCACATGAGCCGGCCGGAGTCCGAGCTGATGATGAACCTGATGCGGAACCAGGGAACGATCGCTCAGGAAGAGGCGATGACGGCCCGAGGTGCGCGTCGTCAGACTGACATCTCCCGCGACATCAGCGAGAACCGAAGCGTCGACGCCTTCATGCGACAGCTCGAACACGGCATGTCCGACACGATGGGCGTGACCCGCGTTCGAGAGCTGGGACGCAGCTTCATGACTCGGATCAGCTCGCTTGCCGAGCGGGCGATGAACGACATCCTCGGCATCTCGGCTTCGACTCTCACGCGAGGAGACGAGGCCGCCCTCAACCGGATGTTCCTCGGCCGATCGTCGGCAGCCGACATCGCGCGGCTCGACACCCGAGGCGCCGGTGGCGGCGGGGACATGATCAATGCCGAGTCGCTCTTCGATCGGCCGCTTGCCCAGGACGTGCTGCATGCTCTGCCGTTCGGCATGGGCGGTCACGTCCCGCTCACCGCTGGTGAAGCGCTCAGCCGGCGCGGCGTGCGCGGGCTTCGGGGACCCGGTGCCGGCGCTACTGCGCGTGATGCGATCGAGGAGGCACGACAGGCTCAGACGGGCCTGGTCATGGGCGACAGCCGCCTTGCGCTCGATCGGCTCGCTGCCGACACCGAGCGGACCATGCGGCGCATCTCGCAGGCTGATCTGATGTCTGCGGGCCTGGGCGACAGCTCGCGCTTCTACCAGCTCCTCGGAGGAGACGCGAACGCGATCGATGCGTTCATGGCGAACAACGGCATGACCGGCACGATGCGGGGAGCCGGTGGTGTGCCCAGCCTGGCGAACGTGGGTGCTGGTGGGCGGATCACCGCGGGCGGGCTGGTGCGGGACGCCCTGCGATTCATGCTCGGCGGGGCTACCGGAATGGCCGTGTCCGAAGCGCTCGGGTTCGGTGGGTCGGAGACGCTCGCTGCACTCCGGACGCCCGAGGAGAGCGCAGCAGCGTTCTTCACGGGAGGCAACGCGGGCTTCCGGCGAGAGATGCTGCGGCGGTCGGGAGGACGTACCGGAGCCGACGTTCGCGAGACGATCTCGTACATGGAGGGGGCGGGTCTGGGAGACGACGCGGTCCGCCGAACGCTCGGCCTCAGCGAGAACCGCGCGGCTCTCCTGCTCGAAGGCGTGGAGGGCGTCGACCGGTCGGCCATGGAGGCGGTCCTGGGCTCGGAGGAGTTCCAGGGACGTGCTCGCCGGATCCTGGGTGCCGGAGAGGGGCTCGGCGACGAGCTGGAGGCGCTTCGTCGGTACGCAGGCACCCTGGAGGACCCCGCTCAGCGACGAGCCGTGGAGTCGCTCGCCGAGCAGATCAACCAGGGCGCGGGGGCCAACGGCGAGATCACCGGGGAGCTTCGTAGGGCGCTGGAGGCGTCGGGGTTCGATCCCCGCCGCATCGCGGAGATCCGTACGCGGCGCGCGGACATGGCGTCCGAGTACCGGGCGATGGCCCGAGGGATCACGGCAGTCGGCGGCGAGGGCCTGTCGGAACTCGCTGGAGCCTTCACCGGCGCCGGCGAGGCGCTGATGGGCACCGAGGATCCCACCGAGGCCGTCAACCGTGCCCGCATGATGCTCTCTCGCATGGACACCGGAACGGAGGAGTACGGGGACGTCGCATCGGCCCTGGGCGGCACCGAGGGCGGTCGTGCCCTCATGGCCGCTGCGGCACAGGACCGGCACATGCGCCGAGCGCTCAGCGGACGTGGACGACGCGGTGGAGCTGAGGCGGCCGAGACCGCGCTCGGTGCGATCACCGGTGGCTCGCTCTCGGAGATGGAGTTCACGGTCGGCGGGCGGACCATCCGCGGCAGCGACCGCAACGCCGCGCGTCGGATCGCCGGCATCCTCTCGGGCGGTGGACGCGGCGCCGAGGAGGTCATGACGCAGCTCACCACGCACCTCCGCGGCCTCGGCATGAGCGAGGAGGAGGCGTCGGGCATGGTGGGCACCGTCACGATGGGCTTCATGGGAGGTCGCGGCGGTACGATGAGCGAGAGAGCCATCGAGGACCTCATCCGCTCCACCGGCAGCTCGGAGACCCTCTCCCGCGTCCGGCGTGAGGGCTCGGAGCGCATGGCGCGCGAGCGGGACCCGCTCGGGTTCGAGCGCAACCAGATCCTGGGCCGCATGGAGACTGCGCTCAACGGGATCCGTGATCGCCTGCCCGGAGCCACCACCAGCGAGCCCACAGGAGAAGCCGGATGAGGAACGTCGTCTCGATCAACATCAAGGTCGGCAACCGGATGGTCACCATCCAGGCGATGGACAGCGTCGGGCCGGAGGACTGCTTCGAGAACGCGCTCAAGGGTGTCCTTCATCGCTACGCAACGAGCGAGGACCTCGTGATGCCGGTCCCCCGCGAAGTGAAGGACTTCATGATCAAGACGAACCTGTTCATCTGATGCCGGAAGAAGTCAGCTACGAGGAAGCGGTCGCTATCGCCCGAGAGATCGGAGAGGCTCTCGGAGGACGGCAGCAGCGCGCTCTTGAAGTGCTGGCCCGGTACGCAGAGCGGGGCCGCCGCCGTAGCGAGTCGAACACGGCCATCGAAGCGTTCCGTACCGCTACCGAGATCGCGAAGAAGGGACTGGAGCAAGAGTGACCGGGCGCGGGGCCCTTGCGGGCCCCGGCTCGATCACGAGTTCCTCAGATCGGCGCGGATGCGCATGAGCATCTTGCCGAGGTGATTGTTGCCGGTCCCGTTCGGCAGCACGCCCCAGAACGTGTCGCCCCAGGTGTTGCCCTCAGCGATCTGGACGTCGCCGGTGAGCAGCAGCCAGGTGCGCATCGGCTCGGTGAGGAACTTCTGCGCGAGCAGCCCCTGCATCACCGACAGCCGCCTCTTGTCGTCCCAGTCCGGGCGGATCGTCACCTTGCGCCCGCGCTGCTTCGCCGAGCCGGGCGACGGGGCGCCCCGTACGTGCTCGCGCTCGCCGGGATCGAGGGTCTTGGCCGCCTGGTAGGCGTGCTCCACCGACGGGTAGAGGATGCCCTCGAAGTCGACCTGCACCGGCCAGAAGTTCGAGAGGAACCGGAACAGGTGGGACGGGATCTTCCCGAACGACTCGATCGGCTGCCCCAGCCGCACGCAGTGGTCGTACACCATCAGCCCGCGCTGAGCGTCGACCTTCTCCTCGAACGGGCCACGTCGCTCGAACTCCTCGTCGTAGAACCACCACGCGCCGTCGAGCTGGACGACCGGTTCCTTCGGCAGGAACTTGGCGGCGATCATGGCGGCGAAGTTCGAGATGTCGGCGGCCTCGTTCGCGACGGCCTCCGGATGTTCACCCTTCTCGATCGCCTCCTCCAGCTCCCTCACTTCCTCCTTCAGGCCGCGGAGGAGGTCGGGAACCGGCAGCTTGTCCCAGTGCAGCTTGTGCGAGTTCTTGCGGAGCTTCTTCCGCATGCGGATCGTCAGCTTCTCGACGATCTCCTTCTCTTCGCTCTCCGTGCTCATCGTTCCCTCGGTAGACGTTGTTGCTCGTGTAGGGGAAGATCGGTCCTCCCACGTTCTTCCAGTCGATGCCCTTCACGATACGCATGATCGTGGGGTTCGATACGCCGTACTTCATGGCGAGCTTGCGGTACGACGTGCCCTCCTTGAAGCGCTCCTCACGGATGGCAACCACCTGCTCGGCCGTCAACACGGGCTGATCGAAGTACCTCGCGTTCTTCGGATTGCCGGTCGGCTGGTACTTGCGGGGGTAGTTGATCTTGTTGTAGCAGGCGCGACAGTAGCCCTTCGCGAAGTGGGGCTTCGTGGTCTTCTGGCAGCGCAGGCACGCAGGAGGCTTCTTCCCGATCCCCCAGACACCCTGCCGCGTCAGCTTGGCGTCCGGGCCCTCGTTCGCGAACACGAACGGGTTCGCCATCATGAACTCGATGAGCTTCTCCTGCTGCTCGTCGTCGATCACGATGTCGCGCGTGCGGTCTCGCTTCGCCCCCGGCTCGCTGGCCAGGCCGCGGCGGAGGTTGAGCCTGAGCGCCCGAGCCGACTTCCTGATCTTCTCCGGGGTGAAGCCGGTGTAGCGCGCGAAGGCAGAGACGGTCATGTGGCCGCGATTCGCGCGACCCAGGCCCATGGCGTCGGCCTTCCTCCAGACCGCCATGGGTGTCCGCCCGAACTGTTCGGCGAGCTTGGAGAGCGGGTACGTGCCCCAGTCCCACGAGAGCTGCTTCTCGTCCTCCGGGCTCCACGGCTTGTTGTGGTTGGGAGGCAGATCGCTCACGTCGGCGACTTCGTCTTCTGCACCCGCTTCTTCAGCTTCCGCAGCTCCTCGGGAGGCAGGAGGATGCCGGCGGCGGTCAGCTCCTTGCGGGGATCGGCTTTCTTCGGCTTCTTGCGCTTCTTCACGACTTCTCCGGGTGGACGATCATCCTGATGATGCCGATGTTCGCGCCCTTCGCGAGCGCGAACCCGCGGGAGGCGGACAGTAGCGCGAGGAGGTGCGTGGAGTCGACGTTCTTGTCTTTCTCGACGTCGATCACGAGGATGTGGCCCCGGACGATCTCGGGGGTGAGCACCTCCATGTAGTAGATGTGCGGGGTCGCGTCGCGGATCTCGGTCAGCGAGCGGCGGCCGAGGCCCTTGAGCTTGAGCAGCTCGGGATCGCTCATGCGAGCGGCCGAGCTGAGGTCGAGGCCCGCCTTGTCGAGGATCGACTTCGTGCGGGGCGAGATGGAGCCGGTGGTGATGAGCATGGAACCTACCTTCTCCTGCTGATAGGCTAGGCGCATGGCCGTCTTCATCAGCGTGACCACCGATCCGTTCAACGACGAGGATCTGCGCCGGCGCCAGCCGCAGGACAACGTGCGTCGACCGCTGCGCGGCATCACGATCAAGGAAGACACCTACGCGGTGCTGCGCGCCAAGACCGCGACCGGCGAGGATATCCCGTTCCTAGACAGCAGCAGCCCGACCGTCGAGGACGGCATCGGCCGCAGCACGCACTACGCGAACTTCATCGTGCAGCAGGTCCAGGAGCAGCGGGTCGAGAAGCAGCAGATCGTCGAGACGTTCGGCGAGGACTACATCTACTTCTTCGGCGAGCGCCCCCGCTTCCTCAACGTCACCGGCATCCTGATCAACACGAAGGACTTCAACTGGAAGTCGGAGTTCTGGGAGAACTACGAGCGCTATCTCCGCGGCACGCGGCTCGTCGAGCAGAACGCTCGGCTCTACTTCTACTTCGACGACATCGTGGTCGAGGGCTACATCGTCTCGGCCGCGACGACCCAGGAGTCGATGAGCCCGTACCACCTGCCGTTCCAGTTCCAGATGTTCGTCTGCAACTACGCGATCCTGTCGACGGTCGGCTCGGTCTTCTTCCAGCAGGAGGCCGAGGCGGCGATGAGCGCGACGGGTGCACCTGGGGGAGACGGCATCGCTCCCGACGATCCCGAGTCCCAGGCGGCGGCAGCTCAGCAGGCCGCGCGCCAGGGCTCCTCGGGCGGCCTCAACGGCTTCCTCGCCAGCGCCTCGCAGTTCCTCCAGGACGCGAGCTTCTCGATCCAGAACACCCTGGAGACGATCAAGAACACCTTCTACGGCCGACGCATCGTCGTGCCGCAGGGGCTGGGCCAGACCATCTACACGCCGCCCATCACGAACCAGGCCGCCTTCGAGCCGGCGCCGATCAACCGCCCCATCCACGAGATGCAGGACGAGTACGTGACGCGCGGGCCCATCGATGCCCAGTTCGACCAGAACGAGATCGAGCGCGTGCGCAGCGAGCTGAGTCTGCGAACGCCGGAGGAGCTGGAGCGCAAGGCGCGTCAGGAACTCCAGAAGTACGGGATCGACACCAGCCGGCGCGAGACCACCTACCTGCTGCTCGGGCGCGGGGCGTTCGCGGCGGCGCAGACCGTCGGTTCGTTCGGCATCCGCCAGGCGGACGGCGTCCTCAGCGGCGTGGTCTGAGCAAAGAAGAAGGGCGCGGCGGCGCCCTCCTTCTCACCCTTTCGCCATGTACTTGGCGATCGGGGTGACCGACGTCATGTCGGCCGGGTCGGTGAGCACTCGGTACGTCAGGTGCTCGACCCAGCCGACGAGGAAGTGGCTGAAGCGCTCGATGCGGAAGTCCTCGTTCTCCACGAACTTCTTCCGCAGCGTCTCGATGCGCCGCCGCCACGCGTTCCTCTTGGAGTCGTCGGCGTCTCGGAAGTCGATCACCGGACCGATCGTCCAGGTCACGAACATCTGCTTGTTCTCGCCGCTGTAGATGAAGTCGGCCGGGCGGCTCAGCAGCTTGCGCACGACGTCCGGCCCCACCTTCACGGATCCAGCCACGCCTTCAGCCTCTCGAACTGCTCGGGGGAGATCACCTTCTTCTCCTCGCTGGTGAGCGAGGCGTACTCGAAGTTGACGTCCTTCCACGAGTAGTTCAGCAGCCCGCGGATGGCGTCCGGTTCCGGCACGACCTTGTCGCGCGAAAACTGCCACACCGAGTCGTCCCACCAGATGACCTCGGACATGTGCGGGTAGATGTTGCAGACCCCTCTCTTGATCCACTTCACGATCGGCCCGGCCTCGTCCCCGTAGACGTTGCTGCTGCCGAACACGAAGCCGGTGTCGCCGCGACGAACGCCCGCGCCCTCGGGGTCGTAGTTCTTCCTAGCGACCACCATCATCCCGGGCACGAGATCGAACTTCGTGTGGTCCCACTTCGTCTTGCCGGCGTTGTTCCACCGGTACGCCATCATCGACGGCGAACTGGGGTCGATCGTCGGATCGCCCATCTGGACGCGGAGGGGAAGGTTGATGGGCGCTCGGGTGAGGTCGTCGAGCGTCATCGGGCGGCCCATCCGCTTCTCCAGGCACGCGATGTGGAGGACGCCTCGCGGGCTCTCGTGGAACTTCTCCCACAGCTCGTTCTTGACCATGTACTGATCGTCCACCGGCAGGTGGCACTCCGTGCACTTGTACTTGCTCATGCTCTCTCCTTCGGGCCCGAGAAGCGCTTCCACTTGGAGCGCCCCATCCGTTCCCAACGTTCACGAGGCCAGCGGCCGATCGCCAGCTCGGCGTCAGTCACCGGCCTCCAGTCGCGGTTCCTGGACCGCCGGGCGACGGCCCGGGCGTAGTCGATGTCGAGTTCGTTCCCGATCATGATCAGGTCGCCTCGTTCGAGGTCCAGGCGGTACACGTGGTACCGGTAGCGGCGTCCCGATACGGCCGGGACGATGAGCGAGACGCTGCGGTAGCCCGCGAACTGCTTCTCGTCGTTCTCGTAGATCTCCTTGACCTTCGAGAAGGACGAGAGGTGCTGGTACTTCCCGATGGTCATCGCCGATCCTTGTAGAACTCGGCGAGCATCGCCTTGCGCGTCTCCAGCTCCTTGATCTCTTCGAGCACGGTGTTGCGCTGGCCGGCGAGGGCCTTCATGTCCTCCTCGATGATGAGGATCTCGCCGCGCTTCTCCTCGATCATCGAGTCGACCGAGTTCAGCATGTCCCGGCCCATCGAGAGCCAGGCGTCCAGGTCGGACTTCCGAAAGCTGTGTTCGCCGGAGGACGAGGCATCGAGCTGCGGCAGGGGCGCCGGCTGCGGAAGGGTGATCGCTTCCTCCTGAGCAGGAGGGGCCGGACGGTCGGCGCGCTTCAAGGAGAAGCGCTCCCCGGTGGCGGGATCGATCACGTCTTTGAAGCGGACGACGGTCTCCCTCGCGCCAGTCCACTTCTCGTCGGTGACGTTGATCTGCACGGCGTCACCGAGCACCTGCTTCACCTTGCCCTTGTAGCGGCGGGCCCGGACATCTGCGCTGTCCGCGCCCCGAACGAACTCGATCTCCTGGTTCTTCTCCAGCTCAGGTCGTCGCATGGTTCTCCTCTATCGCTTATAGGCCGAACCGCGCTACCGTTGGGGCATGGCTGTCGGTCAGCATCTTCGCCTCCGCCTCTTCATCGAGGGTGTGGAGGTTCCCGTGATCTCCGCGAACATCCAGTCCGCGAAGAACGCCCCGGTCGCGTGCAGCATCCAGATCCCCGCGAACGACTACGCCCTCGACTTCCGGCCCCGATCGCTCATCCACCTCTTCATGTACGACATCTACAACGGCGCACCGCCCGAGGAGATGGTCTCGGTGGGCGGGCCCGGAGTTCGCGTGGTGGACCGGGACGACGGTGTCGACCCCGAGCTGGGGGGCTTGTTCCCGCCCGAGCGCTTCGAGTCGACCACCGAGCAAAATCTCACGGACCTGGAGAACGAGAACTACAAGCTGATCTTCGGCGGCGAGGTGGTCGGCATCAACTACTCGAAGTCGCCCACCAGCCGATCGGTCGTGCTCCAGTGCATGGACTGGTCGAGCTACTGGGACATCGCGTACCAGTACATGGTCAGCGGGATGAGCCTGGGAGGCGGTGGCATCCGGGCGGCGTTCACCGGCGCAGCCACAACCGTCTTCAACGACTTCCTCGAAGGATCGGGCGACATCGTCGTGCGTCTGATGGAGACGCCGCCCCGCTCGTACCCCAGCCTGCGTGGGACGCTGCTCGGAGCCATCACACACATCATCGAGGCGATCGGCGGAACGTACTTCGGCCGGCGCGCGGTGCGTGGAGTGAACGACTTCTTCAGCCTCGCCGAGATGAGGCTGCACCTGACCCAGATGCTTGGGGCGAACCCGTTCCCCGAGCGGGACGAAGTGCGCCTGATGCGCGCACGGGGTTTCGGCAGCCTGTTCCGCCGCAGCCTGGCGGGCCTGGGGCGCCTCGTCACGATCCGCCAGGTGCTGCTCGCGCTCCAGCGCTACATCTTTCACGAGATCGTTCCCATCAACGCACCGCGGTACATCCCGCCGCTCTACGATCCCGCCCTGCCGCGGTACGAGACGCTGGGGATCGAGGAGGACAAGGAGACCCGCCCGCTCGCGCGTGCCGCCCGGACCATCAAGGCGCGGGCCGAGGAGCTGAAGGAGCGCCAGGAGGCTTCGACAGACACCAGCGCCGCGAGACGTCAGAGCGACCGCCGGGGCGGGCTCCAGGCGGAGATGCGGCAGCTCAGCCGGACGTGCCAGCGGGCAGCCGCCGCGGCCCGGCGCGTGGGTCTCCAGGGGGGCACGTACACCCGGCTGTCGGACTTCTTCGGGATCCCCGAGGTCAGCCGGGCGTTCGTCGTCTCGGGCAACAACTTCAACCAGCTCCTCGATGCGACCCGCCGCGGGCAGCGCGCGGACGTGCGGACGTACACCTTCTACCCGCCCGGCAGCGACAGCGCGAATACGGTGAACGGGCTGTGCGATCAGATCATCGCGCTGATGCAGCAGGTGATCGAGTCGCGGCACAACCGCCGCATCCAGCGCACGACGTCGCAGCCCGACCCTCCGCCCCGTCTGATCACCCAGATCTACAGGCCGGACGTCTGGATGGTGGCGCCGCCGCGCTGCAACGTCTTCTTCCCCGAGCTGTACAGCCAGTTCTCCTACGGCCGGAACTTCCAGCAGGAGGTCACCCGCCTTCTGCTGCGCACGCACAGCGCGTTCTTCGGATCGGACATCCTCTTCGACGGCTTCTACATGGCGCCGTCGCGCCTCCTCGGCTCGCGTACCGGTCGTCCCATCGGACGAGGCCGGATCGGGGCAGACCCGCCCGACCTCAGCGATGCGCCGGCGTGGGTCGTGCGGGACATGCTCGACCACGAGCTGTTCACCGGCATCATCCCGGCGTTCGAGCGCATGAGCGATCTGAACCTGCACGCGCTCCGTGGCGGGTACGCCATGATCAATGGTGTGCGGGTCGGGTACGCGCAGCTCGCGGCCAACCACATCTTCTTCCAGTACCGCTTCCGATCTCGCGAGCTGATGCTCCAGGGGAAGTTCAATCCCTACGCGGTGCTCGGCTTCCCCACGCTGGTGATCGACAAGTACCTGCCCACCGACCTACTCCGCGAGGGCACGTACGATCCCATCCTCGCAGCACGTCTCGCCGAGGCCGTGCGGGAAGGTGAAGGCGAGATCGGTCCCCCGAGCGACGAGCGTACTCGCATCGCGGAGGCGAACAACGCGCGCGTGGCCGAGGTGCAGGCGGAGCTGCTCGCCGGACGCCCGAACACCCACTACCTCGGTACCCCCGCCATGATCGTGCACAGCATCGACGCCAGCAGCGGCGGTTCGACGCAGGTGCAGATGGAGTACGCGCGCACGACGAACGAGCGCACCGAGTTCCTCGGCGACAACGTGGGGCGCAGCGGGCGCACGCGCCGCACGCGCAACATCCAGCGGACGACCGTCGTCGCGGCTCTGGAGGCCCCGACGGTGGGGTCGCTGGGCTACTACGGCGGCGAGATCCAGGAGGTCACGGACGTCACGGACCAGTACGAGCGCCGCTCGCGGCGTCGTTCGACCGACCGCACCGGCAGCAGCACGCGCCACGCGTCGAGCAGCCTGCTCCCCCTCTTCGTCCCCGACCGCCGCTTCACCGGCCGCTCCCGGCGCGGCACGCGGGTTCCCGTGGGCGTCGAGCAGACCGCCGCGAGCTACGGGCCCGAGGTCGTGGCGCTCGTCGGCGCAGCCGGCACCTTCGACGCCTCGACGTCGACTGACCGCGAGATCCTGGTCACGTTCCGTGCGTTCCGCATCGTGGAGCAGATCGGAGCCTACCGGACCGAGGACGTCGAGCTGCCGCCCGAGGACCTCACGTTCCCGCCGTGGTACGGCGAGCACTACCGGACGAACCGGATCGGCGGCCTCTACGCCTACTACTTCGGCACCGGAGCGATCACGGACCCGCTCTTCGTCCTGGAGCCCGGCGCGGACCCCGCGCAGTTCGACGGCACGGCTGCCTCTGAGGCCGCCTCGGAGACGGATGCCGAGGGCAGGGCGCGCGCCGCGAGCATCGCCTTCATCAACACGTTCTCCGAGATCATCCGGGCCAGCATCGGGTCCCCCGACATGCCGCCGCAGCCTGGAGACACCGCCCCGCCCGAGCTGTCGGCAGGTGAGGAGCCCGGACCTCCGGGCGAGGTCGCGCCGGCGGAGGACACCGGCCTCATCGCTGCCGTGCGTGCCAGGAGCCCCATCGCCGAGGCCACCGAAGAGATCGTGCGCGCCTACAGCCAGGTGAAGACCCGGAACTTCGACGTCCACCAGTTCATCCGTGCGTACACCTGGCGGCCCATCGCCTCGATGGTCGACCTCTTCGGGACGGCCAACCTGGAGATCAACGACAGCGGCGAGGTCGTGCGGGGGCGCGAGGGCTTCCACAGCCGGGCCTTCGGCGACTACGACGACCTGCGGCAGCTCGTGAACACGAGCGACGGCAGCCGGCCGCAGACCATCCTCGGGCTCACCACGCGCGATCCCGACGAGACGGGAGACGACAGCGACACCAGCCGGGACGCGAACATCGCAGCCCGCCTGGACACCCGCAAGGAGAAGCGGATCGCGGTCCTGAAGTACCTCTTCCAGCTCGGCGCTTCTTGCGGCGTCCTGGGCTGAAGTCGTACAATCCGGCCGTGTCCATCACCTCGACCAGCAAGACGCTCGCCCGGGGCCTGTCCAAGACACGGTCGGGCTCGCCGTCCATCGGCATCCAGAACCTGATCGAGGCCTCGAAGCGCAAGGGCTTCTCGGACCGGATCAAGAAGGCGGTGAGCGAGGACGAGGCGCTCGACGCGGCCAAGATGCTGTCGACGAAGGGCCGAGCCCGGCGGTACGTGGAGGGCGGCATGATCGGCGGTGCGAGCTACCCGATCATCAGTGCCGCCGGCGAGGCCGCCAAGGGGCTCACGGCCCACAGCGGGTCGGGGAAGCTCCGGGCCGCCGGCGCAGCAGCGCGCGCGGTCCTGAAGGGGCCCGAGGTCGCGAAGAGCGTCACGCGGGGTGCGATGGGCGGCGGGGTGATCCAGGCGGTTCGGGAGGGCGTCGAGCTGGGCCGCGCGAAGAAGACCGTCCGCCAGTTCATCGACGAGCGTACGAAGGGCTCGGGGGTCGAGCCCGCACCGCAGAGCGCTGGCGTTCCTCGTCGACGCCCTCACGAGCCGTGGCGGTACGATCCGCGTCCGGCGGGAGAGTTCTGATGCCGTTCCAGTCGAAGAGGCAGTGGCGCGCCGCCTTCTCCGGCCGGATCCCCGGCTTCAGCAAGGAGAAGGCGCGGGAGTGGGCGCATGAGACGAAGGGTGAGTTCAAGCAGCTCCCCGATCGTGCGCCTGCCGAGAAGGGCAAGCCCACTCTGCGATCGAAGGAGGCGTCCGCGGCACCCAAGGCGGTGTACGTCGCGAAGAAGCTGCGCGAGCAGCTCATCAGCAGCGGCACCGGGAAGAACGTCTTCGATGCGATGCAGAGCGAGCGCGAGCGGTCGCGCCGCAAGCAGGCGTCCGACGAGTTCGTCGACTTCTGCGCGAAGATCGCCTTCGCCGTGCCGCGCCCGGGCCAGGTCTCGATGGCCTCCCGCCACGTCGGCAGCTTCAGCGGTCAGGCGACGACGAACTTCCTGAAGGCTCCCGGATCGACCACCGCAGCCGTCACCAACCCCCGTCTGAGCCTCCGCAACGCGATGACGAAGACCATGCGGACCTGACCTATCAGCAGGTGGAGGCGCCGTATGGCGAACAAGAAGGAAATCGAGAAGGTCGAGAAGTTCATCAAGGATGCCGCCACGAGCCCGGCGAAGGTCGAGCGTGCGACGCAGCGGTACGGTGAGCTGCGAGGTCGGCGTGGTCAGGAGCTTCAGCTCTGGCACTCCTGGGATCAGAGCGGGCGGAAGCAGGAGCACCTCGAACCGCTGCTGAAGTCGCTCGATCCGCTCATCCGTTCCGAGACCACGAAGCGCATGCAGGGCCTGGGCGGGTCGATCTCGTCGCCGGCCCTGAAGAACGAGCTGCGCCGCGCCGCGGTGCGGGCGCTGGAGACGTACGACCCGAAGAAGGGCACCCAGCTCACGACGCACGTCGTGAACAACTTCATGCGGATCACGGACTTCGTCGCCGCCAACCGCAACCCGAAGTACATGCCGCGCGAGGACGTCGAGCGCTTCGGGGCGTTCCAGAACGCCAAGCAGGAGTTCGTCGAGGAGCACGGCCGGGAGCCCACGCACTTCGAGCTGAAGATGAAGCTCCCGACCTGGAGCGATCGTCAGATCAAGAAGATGACCAAGGGCTTCGGCAGCGAGGCCTTCACGGACATGGGCACCGAGCTGGAGCACGACGTTCAGCACGAGGACCCGATGCAGCGTGTGCGCGGTGCGCTTCACCTGATGCGGAGCACGCTGACGCCCGAGCAGCAGACGTTCGCCGACATGCACTACCCCGCCGAGGGCGAGCCGCAGAAGTCGGTGTCCGCCATCGCCAAGGCGATGAAGATCCCGGAGCACAAGGCCTACCGGATCAAGAAGAAGGTCGAGGCGAAGCTCGCCCCGATCATCAAGGGGCAGTGATGCGCGCCGGAACCGTCTCCAGCAGCGCTCTCTCGGCACGCACCCTGCGCGCGAGGGACTACGTCTTCTCGCCGCAGCGCGAAGCCGACCGGCTCATCGACGCCTGGCTGAAGGACAACCCCGGCTTCATGCACAAGAGCACCCCGGCGATGAAGGACCTCCGGGAGAAGCTCATCGCGAAGATCGAAGAGGCGATGGCCTCGAACGCAACGAAGGAGTGACCGGTGACCGCGCAGGCCGACCTCGAACGCCGCAACGCCCTCCTCGACGAGCTGAAGGAAGCCGTCGATGACTGGGCTGACGCGGAGGAGGAGAAGGTCAACAAGGAGATCGACTTCATGAAGTCGGTCCTGCGCGGTCGTACGGGATCGGAGCGGCTCGCTCGCAGCAACACGGAGGAAGCACGAGTGCTCGTCATCGACGACATCGACAGCTTCCTGACCGGTGACGGGGCCACCTGATCCCGCTATTCTTTTGCTCCCAGGAGGACACCATGCGCTACGACATCTCCGGCGTCATCGATCTCACGACCCAGCAGACCATGCCCCCGGGTCGGCCCGAGAAGTACATGATGAGGGGGAAGCAGGTCGTGGTGCGTGATCCGACGAAGGTCACGGGGATCGTCGTCCACCAGACCGCCTGCGAGTTCGGTGTCTCGAAGCGGCAGATCGAGGAAGCCGGCGGCGACCCGGTGCTGGCGAAGCACCGCCGCGCGCTGAACATCGCGGCGCACGTCACCGCGTTCATGACCGGCAAGGCCGTCTACGCGAACCAGCTCCCGTGGTACGTCTACCACGGCAACGGCTTCAACGCGTACACCTACGGCCTGGAGATCGAGGGGCTCTACTGCGGACTGAAGGGGAACCTCCGCACGGCCGCAGGCGATCCCAAGGACGTCACGAAGCTGACGCGCGCGACGATCGACGCGGCACGCACCGGCATCACCTTCCTCTACGAGCGAGGGCGCATGCTGGGCTCCCCGCTGGAGTGGGTGTACGCCCACCGCCAGTCGTCCTCGACTCGTCGTAGCGATCCTGGTCAGGAGATCTGGGAGGAGGTCGTGCTGAAGTACGCGGTGCCCGTGCTGGGCCTGAAGGTCAACAACGATCTCGTCCTGCCGGCCTCGAACCCGAAGAACGGTCCGGGCTACCCGATCCCGCGCGAGTGGGATCCTTCGGCGACGGCGCGGTACTGAGGTAGACTCCTCCCATGCCCGTCGTCACGCAGCAGCCCGTGCAGCTCTCGTACTTCGTCGCCGACCCGGCGACGGAGCTGCTGACGTACAACCGGCTGCGCTTCTGGCGAAGCCGCACCGGACAGGACGGACTCTACGAGCCGGCGACGGCCGCTGCGGCAGCACCGGCAGAGTTGGAGGGCACTTCCGAGACCCCGCACCAGCTCAACGGCAAGACCCTGAGCTTCCGGGTAAGCGGCGTGACCCAGGTCGACGTGCTCTTCGCGGATCCCGACCCGGTCACGACCACGCAGGTCGTGGCGGCCATCACCGGCGCGACGGCGCTGGTCGTGGCCACCGACGTGGGCGGGAAGCTGCACCTCGCGTCCGTGGCGACCGGCAGCGGCGCCAGCATCGAGATCCTGGAGTGCGACGCGGCCCCGTTCCTCGGCTTCGATGTGGGGCAGGCGGCTGTCGGGCTCGACGCCGACCTCGTGCTCACCGCCGGCGTCCACGAGTACCTCTACACCGATCAGAACAGCTCGGTGGACTTCTGGTACCGGGTCGAGCTGCTCCACAGCGTGACTGCGCAGACGAAGGGGGCCGGCCCGGCGTTCCAGGCAGGGCCGATCGGAACGCCCAACAGCACCAAGATCTGGTGCTACATCCGGCTGACCGATCTGGGAGGCCGCCCGCTGGCCGGGCGGATCGTGACTCTTCTGAACCCGTTCATCCCGAACACCGTGGTGTCGGGAGCGTCTCGGTGGGGGATCTTCCGCCACTACGCGCAGATGACCACCGACAGCGAGGGCTACGCTCAGATCCGAGCGCTGCGTGGGATGCAGGTCGACGTGGCGGTCGACGGCACGAACTTCATCCGACGCCTCGGCATCCCCACCACGGGCGACAGCGTCGACCTGCTCGACCCGTCGCTGGTGGTCGAGGACGAGTTCGGCATCCAGGAGCCGAACATCGACTTCGCGGTGAGGACGTCGTGAGCCGCGGCAAGCTCGTGACGGTGGTCCTCCCGGCAGCGATGCACCACGCCGGAGTGCCGAAGGAAGTGAGAGAGATCGTGGAGCACCCCGAGAAGAAGCTGGTCGAGGTCGTCGAGAAGCGTGCAGCCGTCGACCGAGCCATGTTCAAGGGCTTCGTCGATCGCGTCATGAAGTCGATCGAAGACGACGAGCCGAGCGAGATGCATACCGCGCTCGGCCTACTTCGTCTCGACCGGACCGGTCCGGCGAAGGAGGACCGTCCTCCACGTGCGGCCTACGCCCGCCAGGAAGTCGGCAAGGGCCTCGTCGACAACGTGATCCAGAAGGCCGCGACCTGAGCAAACGGATGTGGTGCAGGCCCCCGAGGGGGCCCGCACCGCTCCGTCAGCCCTCGTCGCCGCCGCTCAGGATCCGACGCAGCTCGGGCGGCAGGTCGCCGCCGCCCAGCTCCATCACCTGGATGTCGAGGCCCGGGATGCCGCTCCGACCACGCCCGCGGCGACCGCCGGGCGGCCCGCCGAGGAGCATCTCGAAGAGGGCGCCGAGGACCCCGCCGGCCGACGGCCCGCCGAGCCCCATCTCGTTGGCGAGGTCGAGCAGGTTGCGCGCGGTCTCCCGCACGCCCTGCTTGTCCTCCTCGGTCTCGTCCCGGTTGAGGCTCTTGGTGAGGAAGTGATCGGTCGCCGGCCCGGGCATCCGACCGCGGTACTCGGCCGAGCGGATCTTGTCGGCCGACTCGACGCTCGCGCAGAGCGCACACGAGCAGCCCGGCGTGAGCCGCTCGGTGTGCATCCGCTCGCGCTCGTCGCCGGCGGCGACGAAGGCGCGCACGAGCTTCTCGCGCTCCGGCTTCATCAGCCGGACGAAGAAGCTCTTGATCGACTCGCCCTCCGCCGAGCGCGAGTCGATGCCGTGGATCATCAGCGCGACCTCGACCTTCGCCGAGAAGTCGTCGGTCTTCCGCGCGTCGCTGAGCGGCAGCATCACGAGCGTCTTCATGAAGTCGCCGAAGGTCGCGTACCGCAGCGCCTTGGCGGAGAGGGCCTCGTTGTCCGCGCGCAGCTTCTGGTTCTCCTCGCGAAGCCGCTGCATCTCGATGTTCGTCGTGTTCATGTGGGTGCTCTCCTCGTGTGTTCGGTGGGCCGGAGCCCGTTCACTGGCTTATAGGGGCACCGGGCTCCGATTTCGTGTAGGATTCCGGCATGGCTCTGGAGACAGTCGAGATCACGGTTCAGGACGACCAGATCGTGCCGGCGCTGGTCGACGGCGTCGTCGTCCGGGTGTTCGACGTCACGGGGACCTCGCTGATCACCGAGGGGACCACCGGCGTGGTGCTTCCGGGGAAAGTCCAGTTCACGCTGGACGGCAACAACCCGGCGATCCGGTACCAGCTCCGGTTCTACATCAACGGTGGCTCGATCCCGTCTCCCCAGTACATCGACGTCTTCTCGCCCCCGGCAGCCGCGCCCACCGGCGCGAACAACTTCCTGATCACGGCGAGCCTCTTCACGCTGCCCACGGCGACCAACCCCCGGCTCTGCCGCGCCTCCGGGTACATCTGGGGGCCGAACGGTCGCCCGAAGCTCGGGATCGACATCGCCTTCATCCCGATGTTCACGCCTCTGGTGGTCGACGGGATCGGCATCCTGGGCGAGCGCGTGAACATCAAGAGCGACAAGAACGGCTTCTTCCAGGTCGATCTGATCCGAGACGGGAAGTACGAAGCCGTCGTCGAGTCGCACGAGAATGTCACCAGGTGCGTGGTCGTGCCCGACCGTTCCTCGATCAACATCATGCACCTGCTCTTCCCCATCATCGTCGACGTGGACTTCGGCGTGGTCAGCCCCGTCGCCGTCCCCCTCGGAGGGATCATCACCCTCACACCGCAGATCACCGCCAGCAACTTCCAGGTACTGGAAGGGACAGCCGTGGAGGACGTACAGTACGCGGTGGACGACCCCAGCGTGGTCGGGCTCACCATCAACCAAGGCACGATCGTTCTCAATGGACTCTCCGCAGGCAGCACATCCCTTCGTGTCACCCGCAAGGACACGTCGATCGTCTACATCCCCGATCCCGGCATCGATGGAGCGGTCGTTCCGATCACGGTCGCCTAGCGTATCCGTCGACGCGGAGTACGCTGAGGGAAGGAAGCGGGGCACCACGCCGTCGCAGCGCCTCCTCGTGGCCATCATGCGCCGGGCGATCTGGGACTTCGTTCTGTACAAGGACGAGGATCCGTCCCAGTTCGATCCGGAGAAGTTCAAGAGCACCAAGGCGAAGAAGCGCGCGGAGAACGAGCGCAAGCGCGCGGAACGCGACCTCGCCATCGCGACCGACGCCGCGGGGTGGCTCTTCTGGGATGGCGAAGAGGAGATCGACGAGGAAGGGCGGTACACGTTCAAGTACATCTGCTCGATGCTCGATCTCGATCCGACCGAGGTCCGCCAGCGCGCGCTGTCGATGACCCGCGAGGACATCCAGACGCTGAACAACCACATCAAGGAGGACTGACGTGGCGGGCTTCACCGACGAGGAAGTCGCAGCGGCGGTCGATCGCTTCCTGCTCAAGCAGCTCGAAGTCCCGCAGCTCAAGACTGGTGCGCGCGACGTGCTCACGCTGCGCGACCGAGTGTACGACCTCCTCTCGACGGCCCTCCTGCTTCGTCCGGACTCCTACTTCTACGTCATCTACCTCGCCAGGAACCGGCTGCTCGCACTGGTGAACCAGCAGATCGCCGCTATCGATGCCATCACGGCTGCTGGGCCCAACACGACACGGTCCGCCAAGAAGATCAAGAGCACCACGGATCTCGCGGCTGCTCAGGCGGCCCTGCTCGACCTGAATGCCGGCCTGAATGCTCGGAACACCGGCGTGAGGGGGAGCATCGGTCCGGCGGTCGATCGCTTCCGGAAGAGCATCTCCAGCTTCGTGTCCTCCGAGCTGACGAAGAACGTCGTGGTGTCGGGCCAGGTCACGGAGACGGGCCCCGAGCTTCGGACGCTCGTCGCACAGACTTGGGCCCAGGCCGTCGAGCGCCATCCGCAGATCGTCCAGCTCGCGACGAACATCGCCGGCGCCCTCTCCACGCTGGAGTCGGTGCGGCTGCCCGAGTCGTCCGTGCGCGACATCGTGTCGAGGATCCAAGATCGCCTCGCCGAGATCCGCGGGGTGATGGAAGGCAGCTCGGCCATCGAGCAGAGCCGCTCCTCGATGCTCGACCTGCTGACGATGCGCACGCTACTCACGAAGGCATCGACCTTCAGGAACCCCGAGCTGGTCCTGATGCCGAAGACCCGGGACACCTCCGTGGTCTCCTTCGTGGACAGCAGCGGTACCCAGGCGGGGATCCAGGGCACCGTCTCGGGCCCGTTCAACTACGACCCCGGTGCCGCGCTGAGCCTGTCGGTGAACGGCGGCACACCCGTCGCCGTGACGCTCCCTCGTTCGAGCACGGGCTCCCGTGCTGAGCTGCGCTCTCGGGTCTTCTCGCCGTGGGTTGCGCCGACCCCAGGCGACGAAGCGGCCTTCACGGTGGATCTGGCCGGTACGTCGAGCTTCGTGATCGGTGCGGCCTACGCCAGCGGCCCTGTGGCGGCGGCTGCTCTGGACGCCGGTCTCGGGCCCAGCATGCAGGTGACGTGGGACGCGGCGACCAACCAGCTCGTGTTCCAGTCGACCAACGAGGGTGACGCCTCGCATCTGCGGCTGCTGACCGACACCCTCGTGCGTCAGCAGTTCAGGGCGTGGGCATTCCCGGTCGCTGAGATCCTGTTCATCGAGAACAGGGGCGCCGGTGTTCCGATCGACGAGGTGGTGTCGGCAGTCGGGGCGGCGTCGCCGCTCCTCGACGCTCTCGCTGTTTCGGAGGACCTGGCCGGCTTCACCGCCGTGCGTACGGCAGTCGGTGGCGAAGAGGCGGTGCTCTGGGATCGGCGAGACAGCGGAAACGATCTGGTGTCGACCGTCGGAGTGGCCGAGGTCATCAGCCCGAGCCGGAACTTCGAGTCGCTCGGAATCGCGCCTGGGATGGCGCTGCACACTACGGCGCCCGGCGTCGCGGACTACGAGATCGTCGCCGTGAGTGGTCCCCAGCTCACACTGAGCCCGACTCCCCCGACCGGACCCCTCACCTATTACATCGGGCCGGACTACCGCACGATCCCCGATGGGGCGCGCGTGCAGGTCACAAGCGGCGGGAACCGCGACAACAGCGGACTCTACCGAGTAGCCGCGGGTGGCGGGCAGGTCGCGCGCATCGTGGTCGATCGGAATCTCCAGACCGCCGACACCGTCTCGGTGTCGGTCTTTCGGCAGTTCATCAGGATCGAGGCGCGGGGAACCACGACGTCTTCGGGCGTGGGCGTGTCCGCTCCGAGCCAGGGTGCCACGGCTCTCGGGCTGGTCGTGTCGGCCGAGACACGGCCGCTCCTCACCCGCCTCCAGCTCGTGGGTGCCGGCGACTTCATCGTCCGGGGAGTGCGCAGCGGCGACATCATCAAGCTCACGAGCCCGTCGCTGATCATCTACGAGGTTCTGATCGAGAGTGTGGCGACCACCACACTCTCGATCGAGCTGGACGGTGTGGTGTTCGAGCCGGGGAACTGGACGTACGAGATCAGGAGCTACAGGGCCGACCAGTTCACCGCGCTCCAGTCGAGCGCAAGCGCGTTCCTCGTCACCCCGTACGCCGAGGACTTCGCGGCGATCGATACGCTCGTCGGGCGCCTCATCCGCGGGGCTCGCTTCGCCGGAGAGATCGTGACGGGCCTGGCGCAGTACCGAAGCTCGCTGTCGGCGCTCGCGACGGCGCTCAGCACGTACACGGTCCCGAGAGAGCGGACCATCGACAACGTCGTGCGCACGCTGCGGGAGCAGGGGCTCGACCGGGCCCTCGACCTGCTGCTGACGCTGGAGGTGGAGGAGCTGTTCAGCATGGAGCCCGACGGCGTCTCCTACACCACCTGGTTCATCAGGAAGTCGGCCACGGTGGCTCGGGAGGTCGTCCCCGTCTCGAAGTACGCCCGCAGTGATCGGGTCGTCCAGGAGTGGCGGACTACGAGCTTCCAGCCGGACCCCTTCGATCCGCGTGGCGAAGACACGCAGCGGTAGGGTAGAGTTCGGGGGTGACCGAGGAAGCCACCCCCAGGAGCAGCGCGCGCGAGCAGCAGCGTGAGTTCCGCCGCATCGTCGCGAATGCGGTGGGCGAGCTGCGCTCGAACGAGATCCGAGACAGCTACGCCGCCCTGAGCCTCGAAGAGCTGATCGATCAGCAGATCGATCGGCTGGAGGGGACGGAAGACGGGCTGAACCCCAGCCGGCTCCAGCGCATCCAGAGAGTGCGCCAGGAGCTGGCCGACAACATCGAGGCGATGAAGGCCACGCCGCCGTCGGACTTCCGCCGGCACGACCCGGACGGCGACGTGAACACGGCACCCGAGACCGAGGACGAGGGCTGACATGGACACCATCCAGGTCGTTCGCCTACTCGACGTGCTGCGCGTCAACAGCGCGCGCAACGCCCCAGGGGTCAGCCCGCGATCGCTCATCATCAAGGGAGAGGACTTCAGGAACGTCGAGCAGGTCATCATGGATGGCTTCGTCTCGCCGTCCTTCGTCGCCTATTCGATGACCGAGATGATCGCCGAAGTCCCGGCACCGCTTCGCCAGGCCGTCATCACGGACGTCAGCGTGCTCAGCGGATCGCTCACGCTGACGGAGCGCAGCCTCGTCGAGTTCACGTTCGGCACCCGGCCGAAGAAGGCGTCGGGGGTTCTGCGGCTGATGCAGAACTTCCTCCGCATCCTGCTGCGGTCGCCGGGGTCGAACCGCTTCCACCCCCGAAGCGGTGGAGGCCTGCTGAAGCGAATCGGTAGCACGGCGAACAACCAGACTGCGGCCGACATCGCGATCGCCGTGCAATCCGCCAAGCAGTACATGATCAACGTCCAGACGGCCGACCGCAACATCCCGCCGTCCGAGAGGCTGCTGTCGGCAGAGATCCAGGCCCTGACGGTCGATCCCCAGAGCACGACGGCGTTCGTCACCATCGTGCTCACCTCGCATTCCGGCGCGCGTAGCGCCGCCACCATCCAGACGTAGTAGGATCCCCGCATGGCGAACAACGACACCCGCCAGTTCCTCCAGGACGCGCTCGTCAGGTACGACCCCGACATCGACCTGAGCGAAGGCTCGCGCGCGGACACAGAGCTGGTGCAGCCGATCCTCCAGCGAATCGGCATCGACCCGTTCGACGACGACATCCTCACGTTCGTGCGAACGAGGGTGCAGCAGTCGTTCCCGAACCTCGCCATCACCGAGGACGATCCGCTCACCGACATTCTGCTCGACGCGATGCGCGTGCTCATCGAGCCGCTCGTGCGCGAGGTGAAGCTCGTCAAGCTCCGCGGCAGCCTGCGCAACATCGAGAGCCTCTCGGACGATGAGGTCGAGGCCCTCCTCGCGAACTTCTTCATCTCGCGGATCACCGGCGGCTTCTCGGTCGGCGTCGTGCGGGTCTACTTCGCCACCCCACAGAGCCTCAGCCTGACGCTGACGAACCCGGCCACCACGAAGGCCGGGCTTCGTTTCCGGCCGACTCGTCCGCAGGCGATCACGGCCGACCAGATGCTGCTCAACCGCGAGGGCAGCGAGTTCTACTTCGACGTGAACTACACCGCGGAGAAACGCGGGGACGAGTACAACGTCGAGCCGAACGAGATCGTCTCCGTGGCGAACCTGCCCACGGCCACGCGGATCCGGAACCCCCGTCGCTTCCGAGGCGGCGTCCCGCAGGAGGGGATCCTCGACTTCGCGGCGCGCGCTCAGCGCAGCCTGAGCGACAAGACGCTCACCGTGGAGCGCGGCATCATCTCGACGCTCACCGAGAGCTTCCCCGCCATCCGTCGCATCTTCTCGGTCGGCTTCCGTGATCCCGAGATGCAGCGCGATGTGATCAAGGGCGGAAGCCTCGGCCCGGTCCCCGGCGCGGACATCTCCGGCGACTTCTTCGGCGCCGGCACCGCGGTCGACGATTTCGACGGCGACCTGCTCACCCCCATCCTCGATGCTCCTGGCGGGGCCTTCGTGTCGCGCCTCGGGCCGGTCGGCGCGCAGCCGGAGGGGTGGTTCGTCACGGTCGTCTACACGGTGGGCGCGACGCTCGTCGTGGAGGACGTGGCGGTGCTGGAGGTGCTCAGCTCGACGCAGGTCCGGCTGGATCACGAGTTCCCGGTGACCTCGCCGGCCCAGTCCGTCACGTGGATGCTGCGCCAGCGCAGCCTGACGATCTCGGACATCCCGGGCGGCATCGTGCTTCCGGACACGGCGACCGGAACGCTGGAGATCAAGAAGGACGAAGTCCACATCGGCGGCAAGACCGACGTGTACATCGCGGGCGAGACCGAGCTGGCCACGGCGCAGATCGAGAGCCTCACCGACGAGAGCCCCGCGGCGAAGGGCACGAACGCCCAGACGCAGGGCCTCACCCCGGGAAGCGAAGACATCATCAGGATCAACGACCCCAGCGGGCTGATCGCCCCGGGGTCGAGCCTCGTTCTGGAAGAGGGCGTGGATGCCGGGAGCTACCGCATCCTGGAGATCGTGAGCGGCCCGTCCCCGCTCTACGTGCGGGTCGACACCGACATGACGGGCGCGCAGGGCTCGCTCGCGTGGAAGGTGGTGGACGAGATCGACGTCGAGCTGACCGACCCCAAGGACATCAAGGTCGAGGGAGCCGACATGGTCACCTCGGCCGGCAACCAGGTTGTCACGACGTCGAGCGCCACGAACTTCATCGACGCGAACGTCCAGCCCGGCGACGTGCTGGAGCTGTTCGACGAGGACTTCGGCGGCGAGTTCGCGGTCGACGAGGTGAACGCCGTGTCCCTGAAGGTCTCGCCGGCGCCGGCGCGGACCTTCACGTCCGTGTCGTACCGCGTGTTCCGCCGCTCGGAGGCGGTCGATCCGCCGCTCGTGCGGGTGTCCTCGATGGAGCTGCTCGACAGCACCGGCGCGCCGAGTGGCACCGTCATCCCGTACCGCGATCCCGTGCTCGCGCTGAGCAACGCGTTCCAGAACGAGGGCTCGGGCTTCGTGTTCGAGGGCCTCTGCCTCGTCGGCCTGGTGTCGGACCCCGAGCCGTCGGGCTCGGCGGCGTACGTGGTCGGCGGTCAGACGATCGACTGGGAGGTCTACAACCCCGACACGATCTGGCTGGACCCGGTGAACGTCGGCACGTTCACGTTCATCGCCGGCCCGGCCAAGACCGCAGCGCAGGTGGTCGCGGAGATCAACGCGGACGTCCTGCTCGATCTCATGGGCGTGAAGGCTCGCGTCATCACGAAGCTGAACAACGACTACGTCGGGATCGTGACCTCCTCCCACATCCGATTCGTGGGCGGCACCGCGCTCAGTGCGTTCGGCTGGGGCGCCGGCGTCCGGAACTCGATGATGCGGAGCGTGGAGGACCAGTTCTCCGATGCCGGTGTGCGCCTCGGAGATGCGATCGAGGTCGTCGAGGGGAACAGCGCTGGCATCCTCGGTCGGATCATCGCAGGCCCCATCGTCGGCGGACCGAGCGACACCGTGTTCGTCGGAACCGGTCCGGTCGGTCCCGAGGAGACGTCCGGCTTCTCTGGGCTCTTCAACAACGTCGTGTTCAACCCCGACGTGAACGTCCTGGTGAGGATCGGGCGCGCCTCGGTCGGTTCGGCCCGCGTCTTCTTCCTCGGGCCCACGGCCGCGGAGTTCGACTACCGCACCACGCGGTTCACCGCGAGCGTCCCGGAGGCCACCCTGCTCTTCCGGCCCGACCCGGAGAACCTGCGGATCGTGCGCCCGCCTCCGCCGATCACCGAGCTGCCGAACACCGGCATCACGGACAACACCACGCCGGGTCAACTCACCGACAACGACGCGAACTTCCTCCTGTTCGGCATCCAGCTCGGCGACCTCGTCGACGTCCTGTACGTCCCGATCGTGGGAACCGGGCCTCTGCCGCCCAGCGGCAACATCGCGTTCACCGGGCTGAACAACGTCCTGCGCATCCGGCTCGACACCGATCCCTTCATCACGGTGTCGTTCCCGTTCCCGATGCCGCGACAGGACGTCGTCGACTTCATCAACGAGCAGGTCGGTGAGGACATCGCTTCGCTCACCAGCGGCGGGAACCTGCGGCTGCGGTCGAGCCGCCGCATCGAGCTGGACCCGACGTCGACCGTCATTACGCACGCGTCGAACCCCCTGTTCCTCGCCGGCGCGGCGCTGAACACCGATCACCCCGACAAGGGCACGTACATCGTCCGCACCGTGTCGGAGAACGTCCTGACGTTCTCCACCAAGACGGGCCAGCAGATCACGAGCGGAACCACGGCGGACACGCTCTACCGCATCCGACGGTACGTCCAGCGCATCTCCCCCACGGAGATGAACCTGAACCTCGACTCCTCGGGGCTCTACTACGCCGACGTGCAGATGCTGTCGCTGGCGCCCGGCGACATCTACAACATCACGTCGGGGGTCTCGCTGGAGATCTCGGGCGTGCGCAGCGATGGCTATCGGCTGATCGTGGACAACCCCGTCACGTCGTTCAGCAGGGCGGAGGTGCTCCGCGCCGAGATCAGCCGGACGATGCTCCTCGTGGGCAGTGCAGACGATCCGACCGAGGCGGTGCAGCTCAGCCAGCAGAACGTCCAGGTCACGTACGACCGCTCCCAGCTCGTCGACGAGGTCCAGAGCTTCGCCGACTCGGACTTCCAGCGGGTGATCTGCGAGGAGATCCTCGTCCGCCACCTCCTCCCTCACTACGTCTCGATGACCTGGAACTACGCCGGCGGGTCGAGCGAGCCGGACATGCTCCGCGCGATCCAGGATCTGCTCGATGGCATCGAGCCGGACGAGCAGCTCGAAGTCACCGACCTCACCAACGTGCTGCGTCGCCGGAGCGCGACATCGGTGTTCACGCCCGACTCCAGCAGCTCCACGGGCCGGACGGCTCCGTTCTTCATCGTCGTCTACCACGACGAGAACCGGGCCATCCACGCACTGATCGTCAAGGACTACGTGACGACCGTGCGGACCCAGCGCTACATCCCCGACAAGATCACGCTCACTCGTATCACCACGGGCGGCATCCGCTAGTCGCCGTGACCTCGGACGATCGGGAGCGCGTCGTCGACTCTGCGAGGATCCCCCGTGTCGAGCACGATGTTCGTACGGGGGTCCACGGTCGCGCCGCAGTCCTGGCAGTACGCCATCATCCGGGGAAGCGGGTCGTGCTCGGAGAAGACCTGCGGCGTGTAGAGCTGCGGCGACATGGCCGAACGGCAGCGCGGGCAGGGCATGGATTTGATGAACGCCGTCCGGCTCTCGGCGAGCGGGGTCAGCTCGTCGGGGATGCCCTGGATCATGCGCTGGGCTAGACCTGGCGGAAGCGGTCGAAACTTCATCGCGGTACGAGTACGATAGCACAGCGACATGGCTCTCCCGACTTCGCCGACCTGGACTCTCGCCGACTTCAGCGGCCCCACGCTGGGCAGCCTGCTGTCGCTGGGCCCCAGTGATCTCACGATCACCCCGTCGACGTCGCCCTACTTCTCGTACAACGACGACTTCAGCGTCCTGACAGCTCGGTCGGCCGACGGAGCCCTGGCGATGCTGGACTTCCACGTCCCGATTCCGCCTCGGTTCACGGTCGAGATGACGCTGCGGTTCCCCGAGATGCCACACAACCTCGCCGACCTCGAATCGCGACGCGCGGGCCTCACCGTCGCCGATGACGGTGGACGCGGCATCGCGATCTACTTCGCTACCACCGGTCTGGCGGTCAGCCGAGTCGACGACTTCGGGAGCGTGACCGCGCTACCCGACACCACCGACACCACCGAGGAGATCGCCGTCACGTTCAAGACGATCCGCGTGGCCGTCGATTCGGGGCTCGGTCGTGCGTACGTCTTCATCGGGAACGAGTCCACCGTGGACCCCGAGGTCCGGTTCATCCTGCCGGTCGAGGCGACGCCGGCGACGGTGCTCGACGTCTTCCGCCTCTTCGTGAAGGGACTCTCGACGCAGCCTAGCCGAGTCGAGATCAAGGCGCTGCGGCTCGCCGGAGATCTGGTCATCCCGAACTTCCCGCCGACCGCCATCGCTGGGCCGGATCGGGTGGCTCCCGTCGGACAGGCGGTGCGCTTCGACGGCCGGTCCAGCTTCGACATCGAGGGGGCGCCGCTCACCTACCTCTGGAGGATCTTCGACGCCCCGTTCGGCTCGCAGTACGCCGCCGAGAACAGCTCGGGCTCGACGGTGGACGACGGCGACGCCGATGGGTTCACCGATCTGCTCAGCTTCACCCCGAACTCGCTCCCCGGCTGGGTGGCGCCCGGAGACATGCTCCGCATCGGAGCTGCTCGGCACATCATCGCCACCGTCGACAACCCCGGGGGACAGCTCACGACCGAGGCCGAGACGATCCCCGACAACCTGTCGAACGTCCCGTTCCGCATCATCGATCAGAGCGCGCTCGTGGGCTCCGACACCGAGACCCCGTACCTCGTGGCGGACGTCCAGGGCGTCTACCGGGTCGAGTTGATCGTGAACGACGGCGAGTCCGACAGCGAGCCGGCCGAAGCTCTGGCCAGCATCGTCGGGGCCCGCGCCCCCTTCGGGGTCGAGCCGGACGTCTCCCCGATCTGGAAGGCGCTGGGTGACGAGTGGCAGCTCGTGCGCGGCAAGGAGGTCTTCGAGGAATCCTGGCGAGGGGTCGCGCAGATCCTGGCCGGGAGGCTGCTGGAGGTCTGGCAGCATCACTACAACTACAGCCTCCGCGATGCGCAGCGCACCTTCCAGCGCAAGTGGGTCGCGTACCGGTCGCTCATCACGGAGACAGATCCGGATGGTGCTGTGATCTCTCCGCGCTACGGCCTGGTGCGCGCCTCCCACGAGTTCGAGACCAGCGCTCCGGCCGTGGTGGGGCAGACCCTCGTGTTTGAGTACTTCACCGGCACGAGCGCTACGGCGGTCGAGCAGCGCACGGTCATCCTGACCGGCACCAGTCTGGCCAGCATCATCGCAGACGTGAACGCCGCGATGGTCGGCACCGGGATCTCGGCCTTCGGGTACGCGCTTCGCCGCGGTGACGCCACGTACCGCGCCATCATCACGGGCGGCTCCACGACCGACGACGGAGACGGCGACGGGCTGACGCTGACGCTGTCGTTCCCCCCGCTCTCGCTCCCGTCGTGGGTGGCGGCGGGGGACACGCTGGTCCTCGGGGGAGAACGCTTCACGATCGCTACGGTGAACAACCCCGGAGGCTCGCTCACGATCACGGCCGAAGAGCTGCCCGACAACCTGTCGGGTGTCACCTTCGTCGTCTACCGGATCGCTCGGCTCGGCTTCAAGGGGATGCGCGGGTTCCGGATCGCGTCCGGCACCGCCATGGCGACGCTGGGCATCACCACGGCGTACAACTACCTGGAGGGTCTGGATGGGGCGCTGGTCACCGACCGAACGTACTACGCAGGCGACGGCGTCGACCTCAGCGAGCACGGCGTCAGTCGTGGTGATCTGCTCGTTCTCAACAACGGCCAGTCGTTCCGGATCGACCGCATTCTCACGGCCCAGGACGACCCCCTCCCCGGGCAGCGCCTTCTCCTCGTCGACGAACTGCCTTTCGACGCCAGCGAGTCTTGGAGCATCCCGTCGATCGTCCGATCGACCGTGGTCGACTACGAGTTCGAGGGCGCGTACCCGGGAGATCTCGTCAAGGCAGAGGTCTTCGATGCCGAGACGAACACCACCACGGATGTCCTGGGTCGTGTCGTGGCTCAGAAGGGCACGCAGCTCGCCGCGAACCTGACCGGGTTCTTCGGCGCGCTGCTCGACGACGAGCGGTACGAGATCCGGCTCCTGGGTGTGAAGCGGCGCAAGGCGATGCCGATCGCCGAAGACGTCGTCAGCATCCCCCGGCTCCAGGACATCATCCCCGTCAACAAGTACGACGAGAACGGCGCCAAGGTCCCCTCTGGCCAGACGATCTGGCGGGAGAACGAGCACTACGTGCTGGAGCCGTTCTACCGAGACATCGGGGGCGCGCCCATCCCGCAGCTCCAGTTCCGGGACTCGGTCTTCATCGACCCCGACCTCGAACCGCCCGACATCTTCTGGGCCGAGCTGACGATCTTCAGCAACGACCAGAACGTCGAGGACCTGTTCGGTCGGCTCGCTGGGTTCCTGCGCGACGATGCCTCCGTCTTCTCGTCCGACTTCAACTACGTCTCGGGCGTGGCGGGCCTGATCTACGCTCAGCAGCGCGGCCCGAGCGTGGAGGCTGTCCGCGTCGGTGCCCAGATCCTCTTCGGCCAGCCGTTCGCCGAGGTCTCCGGGACCATCGAGGAGATCAGCGACGACTTCTCGCCCACCACAGGCCGGATGCTCGTACGCGACTCCACTGGGGACCCGAGTGTTCAGTCCGAGATCGTCCGGACCTACTACTACCGCAAGGACCCACTCGACCTGACCTCGACGAGCGGTCTGGCGGTGAACCCGAAGACGGGCGTGCCGTGGGCGGTGGGCGACACCATCCCGCAGTTCTCCCCCATCGGGGCAGGCGTCGAGATCATCGACCTGTACAACGACCCGAAGTGGTACGTGCCGTACGTCCGCAGCGGGCTGATGACCGAGATCGAGAAGTTCCACACCTTCCTCGTCCGGTACAACCTGGATTTCGTCACCCTGGCGAACCTCAGCCTGCTCTTCAACTTCATCACCACGGTGAAGCCGACGTACACGCACCACATGCTCGTGGGTCTTCGGCAGGCCGAGGAGGACATCGACGTCCAGGACGACCTCCGAATGACGCTGGTGATGCACCTCTACGACAGCGTCTGCGGATCGCCGCGAGCCTTCATGTACGACGACTACCGCGGCGACGGGACGATCTGGTCCCTGTTCGATGACGGGCTCACGTACTACGACGGCATCGTCGACTGCCCGCTCGACATCATCGAGTTCGTCCTCACGATCGTGTGGGGAGGCGGGATCATCACCTACGACTCGATCTTCTTCTTCGACACGCAGGTGGAGGACGTGAGCGGTACGCTGGGTCCGCCGGGCTCCTTCTTCACCCCGACCTATGATATGAATCTACCGGCAGGTACCTACCGCGTGACCGCGACGATCAAAGGCGGAGGAGTCGTGCTTCTATGATGATCCTGACGGAGAAGATCGAGGCCACCTGGAACCTCGAAATCGACCTGATCGAGCGCGGCAAGAAGCGGCGGTGGCATCAGCGCACGCACAACATCGTCGTCAACACCGGACGCCAGATGTTCTGCGAGGTCATCACGCCGCAGTCGCTCGGGGTCGGCAGCTTCGTCCGGCACCAGGACACGGTCGTCCGCTACATCGGCTTCGGCATCGGCGGCAACCGGCAGAACAGCTCGTCGGCCTCCGGCGCGCCCTACTCGGTCGACTACCCCGGCACGAACGTGCAGACCGACACCGACGTGACGGTCGCGCGGCTGGAGCGCCCGGTGCGGGTCACCGCGGCCCCGCTCTGGATGCGGGAGATCTCCACCCCGGGCACGTTCCCCACCACGACCAGCACGCGGTTCATCGCGGTCTTCTCGGAGACCGACATCAACTACGGCGGCTACACCAGCGTCCCGCTCTCGGAGATCGGTCTCTACAAGAGCAGCGCGGATCCTTCGCTACCCAACGGGTCGGCGGGAGCGTATCCTGGGACCGGCGGCCACACCATGGCCTACGACACCTTCGACACCATCCACAAGACGGGCCTGTTCTCGATCGAGGTGCGGTGGGAGTTCCGGTTCTGAGCAACCCGAGCGAGGCTGACACATGGCGATCAAGACGAAGGAGGAGATGTTCGGCGACGGCGGCGGCTTCGGTCCCGCCGTTCCGTACTCCACCACGAACCCTCCGGGCACGAGCGCCGGGAACCGGGGCATCCAGTTCGGTGAGCAGCTCACAGCGGCCATCGCGAACCGGACCCACTACGCGCTCGCCCTGAACGACGAGGACCTCAACGCCCGCCTCGCCTCGTTCGAGGTGGGCGGCCTCAACGGCGCCTACGACAACGGCACCGTGGGCCCGTCCGGCGGAGGACGCGACATCACGAAGGACGCCGGCGCGGTCGAGACCGTCAGCTCGGTGGGCGCGATGTCGGGCGACACCGTCCGGGACAACGCGCACTTCCGGGCGAACGCGCTCGGCGACACCGCCGGCGGCTCGGTCGGCTTCGACTTCCTCGCTCGTCGCGTCGGCGCGAGCGGCCAGAGCGGATTCGACGCCATCGCCGGCCTGCTCGATCGTCGGGTGTTCGCGAAGACCACCGGCCTGACGCAGCTCACGAACTCGAACGTCGCCACGCTGAACCCGGGCGGCGCGCTGGCCACCACGGTGCGGCTGTCGGCCGGCCAGTTCCACAGCGGCGGCAACACGGATCTAGCGCGAGGCTACGATCTCGTCCAGATCAGTGGCACCGCAGGCTCCGACGGTCTCTACATCTTCTCGAACGTCGGCGGCCTGACCACCGACGCCATCCTGGAGACCCTGGACGGTGGAGCGCCGGCGTTCGTCGCGAACGAGGCGTGCACGATCACGGTCTACCGGATCCGCTTCGGCACGTTCGGCAGCTTCACGAACCGCACGCGACTCTCGGCGGCGGTCTCGGTCGGCATGCCGGATGCCACGTCGGCCCTCGATGTCCTCGCTGCGCGGAACCAGAGCGACACCCCGGCCGGTGGGTCGGATCGCGCTCTCCGGGTGATGCGGAAGAACAACGACGGCTCCACCGAAGAGGGCCTGGTGATCGATCACCTGGGCCGGATGGAGCAACTGCTCGATCGATCGTCGGACATCATCGACGAAGTCGACAAGAACGTCCGGATGGGCGGTTACTACACGTGGAAGCAGTACGCCACGAACCCCGGAGTCGGGCACGTCCTCCAGTCGTACTCCACGATCTCGAATCGTTACGACTTCCTGTCCCTCGTGCCGTTCGACCCCGCGGTGGTTCCCGCGATCACGCCGCTGACCGGCGTGACCATGACGTTCACGGCGAACTCGCCGGTCACCGGCGAGTTGCTCTTCAACGCGCCGCAGAGCGCGAACCTGCCGTTCTACCTGTTCGGCATCGGCATGTTCGTCGAGATTTCGGGAGCCAGCACGGCCAACGGGCTCTACTACGTCGCCGAGCACATCGTGTCCGGTAACCAGGGCTTCCTGCTGCGTCGCGCCGACAACTCGGTCCCGACGCACTTCCCGGCAGCGGGCACGTGCACGCTCAACGCCGTCTACAGCTCGTCGGGTCTCGGACGGAAGGTGAACTTCCCCAACGCTCTCGGCCTCTCCGGAAGCGGCGCGACTGTCACCGCACACAACGTCCTCTCGGGCGGTCCCGAGGTGGATTCGGCGGCGCTCGCGCTGTTCATGCCGGACAAGACCATCGGCGGAGGCACGCGATCGTTCATCAAGATGTTCGCGTCCGCTCCCGGTCTCGGTGACAACTTCGGAGAGGCGGTGTCGATCGACGCGGATGGTGACATCCGAACGGTTGGCGTCGTCACGTCGCTTGGTCACGTCACCGGTGACCAGATGACGGTCTCCGGTAACTACTTCATCACGTGTGCACAGACCGATCGCACGATCAACGTCGATCTGCGGAACGGCTACCCCGAGGAAGACGCATCCGGGAATCCTCTCTGGAGGTTCGACCGCACGAACGGCTGGTGGGAGCTGATCACCCTGGGCGGTGGTGGCGACTCTGCGCTCTACTTCCCGATCATGTTCACCGGGCGACTGATGCAGACGTATGCGCAGTCGTTCTCGTCGGCGGGCAGCATCCACACGGTCTACGCGGCTCTCCAGATCACGACCCCGAACTGGGGTACTCCGGCCAATCCCCCTGGTGTCACCAACGCGAACGAGTCCTCGATCTCGTTCGGTAACGGCGTCTGGGGCGAGGGCTTCATCAGCCACAGCCTCGGGTCGGGTACGCTGATCAACCTGGGCTCCAACAACTACGCGATTCGCATTCGTGGTGAGCGTGTGGGCGACAGGCTGCGGGCCCTCAAGCACGTCGTCCGCTACACCAGAATCGGACCGGGCGGCATCGGAGGCTGATCATGAAGATCCTTCAGTGTGGGCAGCCGGGCTGCCTCAACAGCATCTCCTGCCCGGACCAGATGTCCGACGCGGACGTCGAGAAGGTCGCCGAGAAGAACGGCTGGACGAAGCAGGAGGACGGGACGTGGAAGGGCTGCTCGGCCCCTCAGTCCTGCCCCATGGCGCAGCCCGAGCCGACGGAGGAAGCATGAACCCCATCGAGATTATCTACTCCTGGCAGGCCCTGCTCGTGGCCTGCGCGGCGACCGGGCTGACCCAGCTCACGAAGGTGATCATCGACATCGGGCGCGGGCATCGGCACGCGGTCCCGACACCGACCGTCCGCGACATGGCGAAGGTCGGCAAGGAGCTGCGCGAGAGCCGAGAGGAGCTGTTCAACCGCGTCCTCAACCGCCTCATCCTGCCGGGTCTGCCGATCGTCTACGGCACGGCATGCGCGTGCATCGTGCCGGCACGTCCCGAGGTCATCATCGAGTACGCGGCCACCCACGAGATCGCAGGTGCCGGCCTCTACCTGCTCTTCGCGGCGTGGGGTGCAGCGTGCGGGCAGTTCGCCGACTACCTCTTCTCGAAGGCCAAGGGCGCGATGGAGGTCTTCGCTCGCTCGGGCGGAAGCTCGTCGAGCAGCTCGAAGCCGCCCGAGGCCGACGAGAAGGACGAGGAGAACGCTGGGTGATGGATCCGGTCTTCCAGGTGTTCAGTGAGGAGCTGGAGAAGCGCGCGATCAGCGTCGGGCTTCTCCAGCGGACTCTCGCGGGTCGTGCGGCGCAGGGCGTCGGCGGTGCCGCCGCGCTCGGCCGCCAGGTCGCCGGTGCCGCAGCCGGCGGGGCCACGACGGCGCGCCAGGCTCTCGCTGCCGGCGGCGGGCTCGCGAAGGCGCGCATGGGCGGAGTCGTCGAGGGCGGGCTCGCCGCGCGCCGTGTCGAGTCAGCGTGGTCGGGCCCGAAGTCCGGGCTGCTCGCTCGCGTGCAGGCCGCCGAGGCGATGCCGGCCGCGCAGCGCTACGACATGTCGCGCCCGCTCCGCACCCACGAAGGCTACATGGGCGGCGAGCACGCGTACTCCGCAGCGCACCTGAAGCTGATCACCGGTGGCGCCGGTGTGATCCACGACCCGAAGGGGCTGATGCGTGCGCAGCCGGCCGTGAGCGCGACGGGTGCCACGCAGATCGCTCCCACCCAGATCGCCGACCGCACGCAGCTCGGGCAAGTCGGTGGTCGTCGGATCTCCACGCCCGGCAACCCGTTCGGCGCCGAGGCTGCTGCGGGTGCGCCGGCTCCGCTCCAGCACATCCACTCCAACCCCGCCGGAGGCACAGCGGTCGCCAAGGTCCGGCGGCGTCCGCTCGGCGCGCCGGCTCCCGCGATGGCGTGATCATGAAGACCTGGTGGACCGAGAAGGGCTGGCCCTGGCTCAAGGGCAACTGGTGGGTGCTTCTGCTCCTGCCGCTGATGGCGCTCGTCGCGCTGGGCATGATCATGATGCGGGTGATGGGCGGCAAGACGGTCGTCGTGGATCCGACCGCGGCGGCCGACGAGCGCGCCCGCATCGAGGCCGAGACCCGGGCTCGTCAGCTCGAAGAGGAGCGGAACCGGCTGGCCCTGGAGCTGGCGGGGGTCACCCGCGAGCGCGACCAGCTCCGCGAGCAGTTCGAGCAGCGGCTCGCCAACGAGGTCCAGGCCCTCCGGGACGACCCCGAGAAGCTCCGGCAGGCGATGCTGGAGGCCGGCAAGCCGGGGAGGGGCCGATGAGGCTCCTGGCTGCCCTCCTGGCCGTCGTGGCGCTCCTGGGCGCCCCGGAGGCCGTCCGGGCCCAGGACGAGGCCGCAGAGCCCGCCGTGGAGCCCCGGGAGCCCCCGGACCTGCCCCCGGGGGACGACGTCATCACGGCCGTGGCCGAGGGCTCCAGGGCGCCCCACAGCGGCATGCTCCTCGACACCGACACCGCCATCCGGTGGACCAACCGGCTGAGCTGGTTCCGGAACGAGCTGCGGCTGGTGATGCGGACCGACGCGGAGATCCTCGCCGCGGTGCGACGGTCCCACGAGACCGAGCTGCGGCTGGTCCGGGAGAGCTACGAGCGGGAGATCGAGGGGCTGCGCGGCGACCTTCGGCACCAGGCCGAGACCTTCGCCCAGGCGCAGGCCCGTGAGCACCCCTGGTTCGACACCTTCGCGTTCGGTGCGGTAGTCGGGATCGTGCTCGCCGGCGTCATCGTAGGTCTCACCGCCTGGGCCGCCAGCTCGATGTGAGCAAAGAGCTGGGGAGAGCCCCGGGCCGGCGCCCGGGGATCCCCAGAGGTGCTCACAGACCGGGCAAGACCACCTGAATCCAGGTGTCCAGGACCGCCTTGTCGACCGGCTTGGGGAACCACGGCTCGAAGCCGTCGATCGCCCCTCCCTCGCGCCCCGACATCACGGCGACCGGGAGCCCGGCTTCCTTGGCCTCGCGGTAGACGCGCTCGCCGGCATTGTCGCGCGGGAACTGCTCGTCTTCGCGGAACGGGAACTGCCAGTCCGTGAGGACCGCGCCGATCTCACACTTCACCCCGATGAACTCGGCGCCCTCGCGGATGATGCGCACGGCCGTGACCATCGTGGTCGCGCGCACCACCTGCACCTTGTGGAGTCCGAGGAGGCGGGTGATGGCGCGAGCCACGTGATCATCGTCTTCGACGAGCAGGATGCACTTCTTGGTCATGTGTTCGGATTCTCCTTCTACTGCTCATAGGGGAATCCGACACGATCTCAGCGCTTCTGCCGGGCCTTCCAGTCGAGCCAGTTCTCCCCGTTCGGGCCCCACGGGTCGGTCTGGGCGTAGGCGCTCAGCTCGTGCTCGGCGTCACGGTAGACGTCACCGCGGCGCATCACCGCCGTGAGCATGTTCATGAGCTGCGAGAGGCCGCCGGAGAACCACAGCCCGAGGAAGAGGCCGACCGCGAGGCCCCAGTCCCCAGTGACCGGTCCGACGATCAGCATCGTGACGAGGCCCACGAGGAACATCCAGGCCATGCGATCCTCCGACTGCCGGACGTGCACGTGCTCGTGCTGCTGCGTTCGGGTCATCGGGGCGCCGAGCGGGGCACGGGCGTTCGGCTGGTAGGCGATGGCACGGCACAGCGTGGTCGAGTAGCGCCAGAGCGGGATCAGCGCGCGGGTACCATCGGGGAGCTTCGGGACCCACGGCAACTTCCGGGGCTTCACGACCCAGTCGCGGAACACTGCGGTGAGCACGAGCGTGGGCTCCCAGCGGAAGTCCTTCACCGCGCCGATGCAGAACAGCAGAGCGAGCCAGCCCCAGCCGACGATCACGCCGAACGGAGCAGTGAGGGCGAACAGCACGTAGTTCATGAGATCCTCTTTCTCGAAGGGTAGCAAAAAATAGCGAGAGGGGCGGGGCCCTCACGGACCCCACCCCACCTCTTAGGACTCGATCGGCTCGACCTCAGCGGCGTGCTGCATGAGCCGGGTGTACAGGGCTGACTCTCGGTCCTCCAGACCCGCCAGGCTCACACCGATCTTCTGCGCGAACTCCTTCAGTTGAGGGAGGGTCATCTTGCGCAGCTTGTCGGCGTCGATCACGACCTCCATCCCCGGCGGGAGCGGCTCCACACCGGGGATGGGCTGGATCGGCTTGCGTTCCCAGGCGGTCGGCCGGGAGGACGTCAGCCGTTTCCCAGCAGCTCGACCTTGATGTCCATGTCCTCGGCGTTCGCCTTCACCTTCGGGTCGGTGAAGATCTGGACGACGAGGAGGTCGTGGATCTTGCGCTGGAGCGCGATGCTCGTGTCGAGCTTCTCGCCCACCTCCTTCAGGAGCGCGCGGTCCGCCGCGGTCATGCCGCCGCCCCCGCCGCTCTCGGCCTTGCCGCCCTCGGCCTTGCTGACGGCGTCCTTCTTGCCGCCGCCCGAGGCCTTCGTCTCGGTCGCCGGGGCGCCCTCGCCCTGGTGCTTCATGATGATCGCGACGCGGTCCTCGGTGCTGAGCGGCATGTAGTCGGGCGACGCCATGCCGAGCGCGCGGAGCGCGTCCGTGACCTGCTTGCGCTGCGCGGCGTCCTGGCTGTTGCCCAGCTCGATCCACTTCTCGCGCGACTTCGGCTCGATTCCGTTCGGGAGTGCCATCTGTTCTATCTCCTCACTGTTTCCGGTTGCTGTGGTCGAAGATGATCGGGTTTCCGAGAGCGCACTCCGTGACCTGGACATCAGTACACTGGAAGCACGCCCTAAGATCTCGTGTCTTGGCGGGACAGGCTTGGACGAGAGGCTCCACCTGCTTGAAGTTCTCGTCGATGAACGTCATGATCTTCAGTCGGATCTTGTCGACCTGCCGTTCAGGGAGGTCGATCTCTTCACCGAGGATGATCTTGGTGAGGACCTCGCGGCCGAGTCCTCTGTGTGCGTTGAGGTTGTTCTCCTGAGCGAGCAGCAGTAGCTCGCTGGCGTTCATCTCGTCAAGGAGATCCAGCATCGGAACCTCCCGTCGAGACGAACTTCACGGAGAAGCGGCTGTGCGGGCAGATCTTGCACCGGCTGCCGAAGTACTGGCTGAGGCAGAGAGCCCGCAGGACGACGGTACGCTTGCCCTTCTCCACGCGGAAGAAGTGGCCCTCGGCCTTGAAGACCGAGCCCCGTGCGTAGCACACGGCGTAGCGCGGATCGTCGGCCTTGTCCTTGTTCAGCGTGACCAGTTCGGTCGCCTTGCTCATTCGTAGACCTTGTAGACGAGTACGATGCGGGGATCCAGACGATCTTCCCGCTTCTTGATAGCGACGTCGAGGTGCGCGGAATCGTCGATCCCGGTGCCCTTGACGACGGCGTCTTCGATCAGCTTGATGTAGTTGCTGCCGTCCTTCTTCTGGTAGGGGGATCGGGGCTGGGGTTTCGCTGCCTTCTTCCCGGCCTTCGGCTTCTTCGGGACCGTCATGCTCCCGCCGACCTGCCACGCCCGGTTCAGGAGATCCTCCATGTAGAGCCAGATCGTGAGGTCAATGTGCCCCCCTTGCTTATAGACGGCATCCACCACGTGCTTCCACGCGATGGGCTGGGTGCCGAGCGCCGCAGCGGTGGCCGCCTTCAGCTTGTCCTCGAAGTTCCGGCCCTCCGCGGTCAGGAAGCGGTTCCCGACCCCTGAGTAGGCCTTGTTGATCGAGACCGGGCGGGGATCGCGGAGCACGGCCCAGAACTCGGTCGCCTGCACCCGCTGAGCTTCGTAGGCGCCGATGATCGACTTCTCGCGCTCCACCATCTCGACGTGGCGCCTGTTGTCGTCACCGGCGAAGAGGCCGAGCTGATCACCCATCGTCCTTGCTCCCCTTCGACGGCGCGGCGCGCTCGAACTGCCCGCCGCTGCCCAGCGGCTGGCGGCGGACCTGGTCCTTCCGCCGGTTCTGGATGGTGTGATCTCGCATCGACTGGTTGAACTCCAGCTCCCGCAACGCGATGATCCGGGAGAGCGCCTCGGCCTGCTTGCTGTAGACCTTGTAGTGCGCCTCCAGGATCTCCTTCATCGCGAAGAGCTTGAGCACCTCCATCTCGTAGTCGATCCGGATCGGATCCTCGCGGACCATCGCCGGCACCTCGGCCTTCGGCACGTCCCTCGCGAAGAGCTTGAGCTTCAGCTTCGCGTCGAGCTGCTTCAGGCTGGTGTTGGCGGCGCGGTAGGCGATCTCGGCCTTCACCAGCTCACCGTTCACGTATTGCGCGTGCGCGGTGTACTGGCTGTAGAGGTTGCCGAGTTGGTTGTTCGGCAGTTCGCTGATGTCCATGTCGGCGAGGTTCTCGGGAACGTTCGTCGGCTTCGGGTAGGGCAGCAGGCCGAGCCGGGCCGCCTGGTTCCCCACCTCAGCGAGGAGATCGTCGGCGTTCTTGAACTGCTCCATCTCCTCCTTGTCGAGGAGCGGGGCGTTGTTGAGATCGATCTTGGGCATGTTCTCCTACAGCCTGCCGCGGTTGCGAATCGCGTTCATCGCGGCGTTGTCGTCCTTCCTGCGAAGCTGGGTCAGGACCGACGGCTTGCAGGTGTCTCGGTACTCGCAGCGCGGACACTCGAAGAAGTCCTCGTCCCGGGCAGGCAGGGTCTCTGCCTCGACGTGCTTCATCAACTGCTCGAAGTAGTCGATCGCGGTGGCGAAGACCGCGGGATCGAAGAGCGACGGGAAGACGTGTCGCTTCGAGTTGTCCTTGCAGTAGTACCAGTTGTAGATGATCGGGCAATCGTAGCGGTACGCGTAGAGGTGCGCCTGCATCAGGTGCTCCGTCTTCGGCGTGCCGCGCGCGACCATGGCCTCGAAGTTCTTGCGATTGATGCTCTTCGCCTCGATGATCGACCGCTGCTGCCAGTCGTCGCACCAGATGCGAAGAACCCCGTCCGCGGTTCCGCCGATGCCGAGATCGGAGAACAGCTTGTCCCACTTCGGATCGAAGGGGACCTCGCGGCACAGCTCGTAGCCGATGTTCCTCGGCTTCAGGACTCGGCCGACGTCTTCGAGCTTCTTGCCCACCAGCTCGTGGATGGCGTGCCCCATGTCGAAGATCTCTAGGGAGTCCGGGTCGAGGGTGGGGATGAAGGGCGCTCGGATGTACTCGTAGACCTGCTTCCGCCGGCACGCGCCGACGCCAGAGGGGTGGAAGTACCCCTGCCGGCTGCCGTCGCGGGTCACGGTGGCCAGGGCGAGCGTGTACGCGCCTTCGAGGTCGAAGATGTCGGACTTGTCGAGTGCCGCGGCATCCGCGATCGTGATGGCGCTTCTCATCGCTGCTCCTTGGCCCACTGCTGCTCCCTGGTCTGGACGAGACGGAGGAGATCGCTGTAGGCGATGATCGTGATGTCGCCCTTCTTGCCGGGCTGTTCCAGGTCGAGCTTGAGCCACAGCCGACGACACGGGATGTTCCCCGCGCCCCAGCCGTCCGTCCGGACTCCACGCCCGACCTTGATGCTTCGTCTTCCGATGTCCTTGGTGGCCAGCGGCACGCTGCTCCACCCAGTCAGCTCGCTGAAGAAGTTCGAGTGGATCGCGGCGAACTTCCCGTACTCTGCGAGGCTCCCGATCCCGATCTCCATGACGAAGACCGGGGCTTGGCCCGCCTTCTCGGCGGCCACCAGGAGCTTCTGCCAGTCCGAGCTGCTCAGCGAGTAGCCCGAGCTGCGCGTCGTCTTCACCTCGACTCGGAAGGTGAACAGCGAGCTGTCTCGCAGTACGCCATCCGTGATCTGGACCCGCGAGGGCACCACGACGTCGGCCTTCTCGTCGCCGGCGCCCGAGAGGAAGGTCTTGCGCCCACCGAGATCGGAGGCGGTCTGCCGCTCCGCCGCGGTGGCTCGCTTCTTCCTGCGTCTCTGGATCGTCATGTGGTCTCCACGGCCGTGCCCGGGGAAGGTCCCGAGCACGGCCTGATAGGTCAGCGGAACCTGTAGATGATCCCGGAGCGCCGGAAGCACTCCGAACGAAGGAGGTCGATCAGCTCAGGGTGCTCGGTGATGTACCGGCGCACCTTGTCGCGGCCCTGGAGGTTGAAGCCGAACTCCTCGTGCTCGTACTTGATCCAGGTGGTGCCCTCGAACACGCCCAGCTTCAGGCAGGTGGTGACGAGATCGCCGATCTTGTCGACGCCGATGTCGTAGTAGAAGTCGAACTCGCCGTTCTTGCCGTCGTGGGTCCCGAGCTTGCCCTTCGTCAGCTCCCACCGGACCTTGCGGCCGATGTTCACCTTCTCGACCGCATCGTGGTGGTAGGGACCCTTGTGGATCGACAGCTCGATCGCCTTGCCGTGCTTCAGCGCCCAGACCTTGGCTCCGCCCTCGTACTTGTCCTTCTCCATGACGGGGCGGCCACGCACCGGCGCCGCGTCTCGCTTCGCCCGCATCTGGTTGACGAGGAAGAGCGTGGTCTCGTTGCGCCCACTCCGATCGTTGTTGAGCGTCATGGCGAGCTTGGGCATGAACTTCGAGATCAGGGTGGCCTCGCTGCTCTGGCGCGCGAAGTCCTCGAAGCTCTCCTGCTCCTCCTTCGCCTCGGTCTGGAGCGAGCCGATGCTGTTGACGACGATCATCTGGCACCGGTTCGAGGCCACCAGCTTGATGATCGCGTCGAAGCCCTTCTCGGCCGTCACGCCGTCGATGATGAGGATCTGGCCGACCTGCGTCTGAAGCTCGGCACGGCGTTCCTCGCTCATCGGCGGCTTGCCCTCCTTTACGAGAGCCTCGTCCAGCTCGTCCAGCTCCTTCGGCGAGAAGGCGATCTTCAGGCCGCAGAAGTCGCGCATGAAGAGCTTGTCCGCCTTGAACTCGGTGAAGAAGATGCACATGCCGAAGTCGTCGCCGTAGATGCGCTGGACCTCGGCAGCCGTGACCCAGAGCAGGTAGTCCTTGCCGGCGCCGTCCGGGCCGACCAGAACGGTGGTAGCGCTGGCCGGGAAGCCCCCTGCCAGCTCGATGTCGAGCGAGGTGATCCCCGTGGGACGGCGCAGCAGGTACAGCGTCTCCATGTCCGAGGCACGGCGCACCACGTTCATGCCCAGCTCTCGGTTCACCGAGTCCATCACGTCGTCGAGCGTGACGGCCTCCTTGGCCTCGCTGGGCTCGGTCTTGCTCCGCTGCTTCGTCTGGGGCTTCGCGCTCACCGCCTGCTTCGTCTGGCTGGCCGTGGTCGCCTTCTTGCTCTTGTTGCTCTTCGGTGCGGCCTTCCTCGTTGCCATCTTCACTCCTGTTCGATCGGAAGACGAGGAAGAGGAATCCGCTTCTTCACCAGAAGGGCCTCGGCCTCGTCGCTGAGGTGGATCTCGAACTGCTGCTTGTACTGCTCGTACCGCTCTGCGCCAGTGGCGAGTACGTTCCGGACGAGCAGGTTGCGGATGGTGGTCGTCTCGTCTTGGCAGATGTCGCCGAGGTGGAACCCGGGATGGTCTTCGCAGATCTTGGTCTTCGTGGACAGCAGCCCCCGCGCCTCGTTGTAGTAGAGGCCCTGGAAGCCGCCCTCCCACGAAGTCCAGCCGATCAGGGGGCGAAGCTGAACGTGGAGACGGGCCCGCTCGCGCAGGCCCTCCTCCCCGTCCTGCTCGACCGCCACCGGCTCCATGGGCTCTGCACGGAGGAACACGCCGTACCACCCTCGTGCCTGTAGTAGCTGGGTCACTTCACGTCCGTCCATCGGTGCCCGACGGCACCATCGGGATCGACCGGCACCGGGTAGGTGATCCGGATCGGTCCCCAGTTGTAGGGGTCGCCCATCTTCTCCTTCATGATCTCGGCGCACCGACGACTCGTCTCTTTGGGAGCGCGAGCGATCAGCTCGTCGTGGACCGTGAGGATGAGAATCCCCCCGAGTTCGTTGAACTCCTTGTCGTGGGCGATCTGAAGCATCGCGAGCTTCATCATCTCCGACCCGGAGCCCTGGATGAGGGTGTTGTAGGCCTGGCGGCGCTCGGCAGCCGCGATGCCGCGGTTGTACGCGTTGTTGATCCGGTAGAGACGCCGGACGCGGCCGAGCATCGTGTACGTGTACTCGTTCGCCTCGGCGAACCTGTGCATGTACTCGATGTGCGCTTCGATGTTCGCGTTCGTCCGGAAGAAGGTGTCGATCAGCTCCTGAGCCTCTTCCTTCGAGCACTTCAGGTCTTGCGCCATCTTCCCGGCGCCCTCGCCGTAGAGCGCGCCGAGACCCGAGGTCTTCGCACCGTCGCGCTTCTTCAGGAGGTACTTGTCGATGTCGCCGAAGGATGGGTCCTTGCGGTCCTTCTTGTCCTTCGCCGCCATGATCGCCTCGTACGTGACGAGAGGATCGCTCTTGTACATGGCGGCAGCGTTCGCGGAGTGGATGTCCCAGCCCTTGCGGATGGCCTCCATCATCTCTTCTTCGCCCGCGAGCGCCGCTGCGATGCGGAACTCGATCTGCGGGTAGTCGAAGTCGATGAGGTCGTAGCCGGGATCGGCGATGAAGCACCCTCGGATCTTGTAGGGGTCGTTCCTCACCGGGATGTTCTGCATGTTCGGGTTCGACGACGAGAGGCGCGAGGTGCGGGCTCCGCTCTGGTTCAGGCGGCAGTGCACGCGACCGTCCGGGCCCAGGTAGGTCCGGATCTTCTTCACGTACGTGCCGTAGAGCTTGTTGAGCTTCGCCAGCGCGAGCTTTGCGTCGATGAACTGGAACTCCGGCGAGTCGTGCGACACGCGGAGCTTCAGGATGTTCAGCGTCTTCTCGTCCACCGACGGCTTGGGCTCCGAGCCCTTGCCGCCCGAGGTGAACTTGATCGGCTTCATCCCGAAGTGGTCCTTGCCGTAGAGGATGTCGCGGATCTCGTCCTCGGCCTTCGTGTTGAAGCGGTACCCCATCAGGTCGTACAGCTTCTTCTCGGCCGCCGCGATGCCGTCCTTCATCGGGCCTTCGATCTTCTTCACCCAGTCGAGGTCGACGAGGAAGCCCGCGCGCTCCATCCCCCAGAGGACCTTGGTGAGCGGCACCTCGATCGTCCGGTAGTAGTCGAACAGCGACGCCATGGGCGTCATCGTCGACTCCAGCCCCACGTTCGCCAGGTTCTTCGCGAGATCCTGAGCGCGCATGAAGGTGAAGTACGAGTCGCAGCTCGCGTAGTTCTGCACCAGCTCGGGCTGCTCGTTGTAGACGAAGTTCAGCTTGTCGCCGCCCTCCATCTTCTTGAACTTCGCGAACGTGTACTTGTCGAGCCCGAGGGACTCCGAGACCATGTGAGGATCGAGGAACAGCTCCTTGAACTCGCCCCACCTCGCCTCGTACGCGAACCAGGCCTGATCTTTCAGACCGTGATCGCGCGTGTCGTCCTCCATGGCGTCCATGTCGATGATGTCCCAGACGTCACCGACGAGGCCGTAGCCCATGTTCCGGAGGATGTGCATGTCGTACTTGGCGTTCGCCAGGTACCACGTGATGTCGCGCCGCTGGAACAGTGGATCGAAGAAGCCCAGCAGCTCGTACGGGAAGAAGTACCGCCGGTCCTCAGTCGCCATCGACCAGAAGAGAACGCGGGACCTCATCACGTCGAGGCCGGTCGTCTCCGTGTCGATCGCGACAGGACCGCCCCGATTCATGAGGTAGTTCAGAATCGGGGCGGCCTGTTCCGGCGTCTCAGCCGCCGTCACCGGCGGAAGTAGACGCAGTCTCGGCATCGGTCAGAACTTGATCGACTTGTTGCCGTCGCCGTCGTCGTCCTCGTCCCCACCGCCCTCGTCGGCGTAGGACTCGGTGTCGCCGCCCTCGTCGGGGGCGTCGTCGTCCTTCTTCACGGCGAGGTCGGGGCGCAGGCCCTTGGTCAGCTCCTCGCCGCAGAGGAACTTCTGCGTGTCGAGGCTCTTCGGGACGAAGATCTCGGCCAGGTTGAGCGGGTTCTCGATCAGCTCCATCGCCCGCTTGTGGTCCTCGGCGTTGCCGGGCACGCCCGGCACGCGGATGGCCACGATCTCGGTGAGGTACTTCGTGCCGGTCTTCTTGCGGGTGATGCGGATGTCGAAGGACGTCAGACGACCCTCGACACCGTTGCCGCACTCCGCGCACTCGACCTTCGGCACGAAGGCGCCCTTCTCCCCGCAGGCCCCGCAGGAGCGGTTCTTGTTCCGCTCCATCGTGAGGTCCACGCCGCTGACCGTCTTCCCGATCGGGTGGACGGTCTCGCAGCCCGGGCAGATCACGTGGGTGGCGAAGAGGAGGTTCGCGCAGTTCGCGCAGTGGTTCTTCATCTTGTCGTCGGACTCGATGAGCACGCCCAGCTCCTCGGGCCCCATCGTCCAGTGCATGCGGTGCCCGAACTGGTACTTGAACTGCGCCAGCTCGGCGATGTCGTCGGCCCGCGCCTCCGCGAACGGAGCCGGGACGTACCGGTAGAGGATCTGCCCGGTGGCCTTCGACTTCTTCACCATGCCGCCGCTGTCGCGCAGCGGGATGGCGAAGATCTTCTCCATCACCGTGATGCCGAGGGAGAACTGCGGCATGCTGCTGATCGGGGCCTTCGTGTCCGGCCGCACGCCCTTCTCCTGCTCGATCTTGTCGAGCTTGGCGTAGTGGTTCGAGCGGATGGCGCAGCCCCAGCAGGGGTGCTTCCGGTACGGACCGGCCGAGCAGATGAAGTCCGCGTCGACCCGCTTCCCGTTGTGGGTCCGGTTCTTGTTGCGCGGGATGTAGTGCTTCTGCGTCTCGTACCAGGTCGTCTCGGTCTGGACGACCGCCTTCTCCTTGCGATCGTAGATCTCCTGCTGGTACAGTGCGAACGGCGAGATGTTGATCCAGATCGGGGTCTCGCCGGGGTAGAAGCGGTCGAACTGGCCGACGGCGATCTTGCCGCTACCACCTCCCCGCTTGTTGGCCTCCTGGCGGCGGCGACCCTGATCACCCAGGCGCGGGGCCCCGAGGGCGCCAGCGCTTCGCGTCTTCATGAAGGAACCGTTGGACATGATCGTGTTGTCTCCAGTGGATGTATCGCTCAGCGTTTTTGATCGAAAGTCGAACTTCTTCAGTAGTCAGATCGTCAGGCTGTTCACGTTCGTCGGGATACGCCGCCACGCGGACGTCGATCCCGTACTGGGAGAGTATCCTCCCGGCGCGCACCGTACCACGCCAACCGGCCTCGTTGTTGTCGAGGAAGAGGATGACGTACTGGACGGTCGAAGCGATCAGCTCGGCGTGCAGACCCGTAAGATAAGCACCGATGAGGGCGACCGTGCTCTGATAGCCGGCTTGCCAGGTCCACATGCAGGCCTTGAATCCCTCGGTGACGATGAAGGGCTCGTCCTGCTCGGTGTTGGTGTAGAAGAACGGCCGGACCACGTGGGCGTGCCAGAGGACCGCGTCCTTCACCTCCTCCATCGAGTAGTCCTCCGGGATGTGGAACCCGTCCCGGAGCTTCATCTCGGAGTCGTAGATCTTGTAGCGAGGCTCCTGGTAGTCCAGGATGGCGCGGCCCGAGATGCCCACCAGCTCGCCGTAGATGTTCCGGATCGGGAACGTGATGCGCATGTTGCTCACGTCGTACCCGACCTCGAAGTGCCGAAGCGTGCGCTTGTCGAAGCCCTGCCGCATCAGCGCCTTCGGAGCCATGCGGTAGTCGTCGAGGATGTCCTCGTCGAGGATGAAGGGGCCGCGGTACACGTTCGTGCTCGCCGTGAGGCGCGCGGCCACCTTCCCCCTCGCCGAGAGCGCGGGACCGGGCTTGTCCATCCCGGTCGCCTTCAGGATCGTGCTGACGCCCTCTCTGCCGAGCCCGAAGCTCTTCAGGATCTTCGAGAGGTGCCCAGACGCCTGGCAGGCGTGGCAGAAGAACACGGGCTTCTCCAGCGACACCGAGCACGACGGGGTCTTCTCCTGACCGCTGCCGTGGAACGGGCACTGGATCATCACGTAGCCGCTGCCCCGCTTCGAGTTCGCCTGGAGCCCAGGCGCGAGGGAGAACAGGGCCGACGCGACGTCCGTCATCAGCCCCCCTCGCCCTCCGACACGAGCGGCGTGGTGTCGGTCTCCGCCGCATCGGGGAAGTCGTTCATGATGCGCTTCTCCTCCAGGCGGGCTGCGGCCTTCGCCTCAGCCTGCACGAGCTGCTTGTTCGCGCTGGTCTTGGTGCCGAAGTTGGAGGCCTTCTTCTTGACCTCCTCGGCCTCTTCCTTCGCCTCCTCTTCGTCCTCTTGCTTCAGCAGATCGGCGACCATCTTCTTGTTCGTGATGGTGGCCATCTCGCTGAAGTCCGAGCACGGCACGTTGTGGATGAGGATCCCGTCGAACGGGAACTCGCGACCACCGAGAGCGACCAGCGCGGACACGTCCTCGCCGTTCATCTTGCCGGTGATCACTCGGAAGCCGATGTCCATGTCCTGGCCGAAGGCGTCCGAGTAGCCGAGGTTCGAGAGCGAGCCGATCTTGTTGTCGGCCTCGCGGTTGAGCTGGTGCGTACCGATCATCACGACGTTCATGGTCATCGCGAGATCCTTGAGGTTGCGCGAGAGCGCCGACATGACCTTCCAGTCGGTGTCGTTGCGCTTGGCGCCGTCCGCGACCTGTCGGTAGAACGAGTCGCAGATGACGATGTCCGGCCGGAACAGCTCGATCTGAGACTCCATCCAGGACACCGGCCGGCCCGTCGACTCGATGATGTCGATGGACGGCAGCGAACCGGGAGGGAGGTCGGGGATCGAGCTGCGCAGGCGGAACTCGTAGTGGTCGTCCTCTTCGTTCGGCCACTTCCCCCACGCCCGAGCCGCCTCGATGAGGCGCATCTCCTCGGCGGGGTCGAGCGAGCTGTCCTTGAACTCGCTGTAGCGCAGCTTGCAGAGCGTGGCGATCGCGCGGAGAAGGACGAGTCGGCGCTTCATCTCCGGGGTGAAGATGAGCACCCGTGCGCGGTGGTAGGCGAAGGCGTGCACCCCGACACTGATCGCGGTGAACGTCTTCCGGGACTTCGGGCGTCCCGCGATGATCGTGAACTCGCCGCGCTGCATGCCGCGCGTCGGCTTCTGTAGAGTCGGCCACGGCCACGGGATCCCCTCGGGCAAGATGACCCCGTTGTCGTAGTCGGCGAGCACCTCATCGAACCCCGTGGCGAGGCTGATGTGCTTCGACCGCTGGAGCTTGTCCGTCATCCGACGCAGCTCTGCTTGCGTCTTGATGAGCGGATCGACGAGGCTGTCGGGCGACTTCGCGAGGTTGTCCAGCTCGATCGACATCTCCTGGATCCGCGACTTCATCTTCTGCGTCTGGGTCTCGTAGACCAGAGCTTCGAGAGTGTCGCCGGGATCCGGGTCGGGGAGGTCGATCGCGCCGCTCGTGAACCTGCTTCTCACCACAGACAGGGAAGGAAAACGCGCGACCCCGTCCGTGTTCGAGCGATACGTCGTGATGAAGTTGAAGACGACCGTCCCCTGTTCGGTCGTCATGTGCTCCGCGGTGATCTCACCCTGTTGGATCGGGGTGAAGTTCCCGCTGTGAAGCATCTTGGCGAGAAGTCGGAGTTCTACGTTGACCACTGACGCTCCCGGACCTGCCGTTCTAAGGGCCCTGCTCCCGCTGCGCAATAGGGGCGGCGCCGACCACAACCTGTTGTGGCTGCCCGCCCCGGGCTACGCTGCCGGAGCTACTTGATGAGCTGCATGAGCACGGCGCCCGCCAGCTCTGCGCTGACGTACGCGTCGTCGGGGCCTTCCTCCGTCTTCACGTTCGCGAGGATGGCCTCGAAGAGACCGAAGGCGTCGTGCACGGTGTGTGCGGCCTGGCGGTACACCGACTCGCAGCGGTGGATGAAGAGACGCTCGGCACCCGCCGCCTCCAGCATGTCGTTCATCGCCGAGATGGCGATGTCCTCGCTGGAGTAGGAGATCGTCCTGAGCTTCGAGAGCTTCTCCTCGATCGGACCCCAGAGGACCTTCGTCTTCTGGAGCGCCTCGGTGAACTTCTCGGTGAGGTTCGCGATGTCGCCCCGGTGGATGCGGCGGAGCACGGCCTGCTTCTTCAGCACGACCGGCACCCCGTGATCCGCGAGCCAGAGCATGGGGATGACCCACAGGGAGGTGAACCCGACTTCGCTGTTCTTCAGCACGATGCCGGGGAAGCCGTAGAACGACGTGCCCGGGATGCCGATCCGTTCGTCCGTGACGGTGTACGCGTAGAACGCGCGGTCGGTCTTGCCGGAGTACGCGCTCACCGCGTAGCCGTTCGGCATCAGCTCGACGATCGCTCTCATGATGGCTACGTCGGGCAGGTCGGCGTACTTCGAGCTGACGATCCCTCGGATGAGCCGAAGGTCGGGCGAGTCGAAGCTCTGCATCGTCCGGAACATGAAGTTCCGGAGCGCGTGCAGTCGGATGTTCAGCTCCTCGACCTCCTGCGTCCGCATGACGGTCTCGAACCACTTCTCGCGAGCGCCGAGGTGAGAGAGGAGCTGGCTACGGCTCCACTTCGTGAAGGCGTAGGGCATCGTCTTGGTGTCGTCACGCATCGAGATCGCGGCCAGGACGTCCGGCTTGTCGTCGCCCACGAAGGGCGCGATGTCGATCTCGATGAACGTCATGTCGCGGGTCTCCGCGTCGGTGTAGACGAAGTCGGGGAGGCAGAGCGCAGCGAACGCCTCAACCCTCTTCGCCAGGGTCGTCAGCGGAGTCAGACGATCCATGTAGGGCTTCAGAGATTCCACGTTGCAGTGCCTGTCGTACGGTGGGTGTCGAGGGGCTGGTGAAGTGGGCGTTTTCCGCGTGCCGCTTGCACGCGTCGTGGAGCTTCTTGATCGCCTCCACGAAGGCCGGGTCCTCTCCCGCCGCCACCTCATGTCTCACCGTGCCGTGCACCGTGCCATCGGCATCGGAGAACAGCGCGGTGTAGGAGACGGCGGGCCCCGCCGAGCCCTTGCCGATCACCTTCATGTCGGTGATCGAGACGATGCTTCCCTTGAAGCCGGTGTTGATGCTCATCCGCCCTCGCGAACGTAGTGCGTCTTGAGGTGATCGTTGAGCATCTCGTACGCCACGCCGATGTTCGACTGGAGGAAGTCCAGGCACTCGTCGAGGCAGTACTGCTTCGCCATCTGCATCGAGTCGGCGTTCTGGTCGCAGGACAGCGTCACGCTGACGCTGATCTTCACGTTGCTGTAGCCGTACGGGCCACCGATGCTCTCGCTCAGGTTGACGTTCACCTTCGCGTTGGCGTCGCCCAGGATGGCCTTGTACTTGTCGTTCGTCCTCATGATCTGCACCTTCCTCGAAGCGTCCTGTCCTCCGACCTGCACGATGACGTTCCCCCGCTCATCGCACAGCTCGATGTCCGCTTCGATGAACGCGGCGTCCCTCATGCTTCCTTCGGTCCGTAGACCGTGACCGACCCGGTCGACTCGATCTGGTCGATCACGTCCTGCGGGATGAGGCCGGCCTTGCAGAGCTTGTTGTACTCCTCGCGGTCGATCTTGTACTCGATCTTCACCGCCGCCTCGGCGTTCGGCATCAGGTCGAGCAGCTTCTTCGCGTCGACCTCGGTGCGCACCGAGATCTTGAACTCGCCGTACCGCGGGCCGATGTCGTCGGCGTGCTTCTTCGCGAGACCCTTCGCCTCGGTGAGCGAGTCGTTGTAGCTCGTGACGAGCAGGTCGTACTGTTCGAGGATCCGGGCGTTCTGCGTACGGAAGGCGTTCAGGGCCTCCCGGGCCGCCTCCATCTTCGACACCGCGGCGACGAACACGAGCGGGGGGTTCTTGGCGGTCACTGTGCTTCCTCTTCCTTCTTCTTCAGCAGGTTGACGTAGCGCGACGCCTTCATGAAGGCCTCGATCGTGGTGGCGATCGGCCCGTGGGTGGCGACGCTGGGGTTGGCGATGAGCTGCTTGGGCGCGAGCGTCGCCATGACCGGATAGCGGACGGGGCGAAGCCGGCCCGGGATCCACGAGTCGAACAGCTCGCCCGCGGCGGTGCTGATGGTCTTGTGCTTGCCGCGGTGCTTCGTGGACACCAGCGCCTTCCACGGCTCGTCGCCCATCACGATGATGATCCGAGGATCGACCAGGTAGGCGATCTCCTCGACGCGCGGCTGACACGCCTCGATCTCGGTCTTGTCCGGACCTCGGCTCTGCGTGCGCTCCGGCGTGTCGTCGGTCGCCGGGATGAGCACGTAGGGACGGCACGCGACGATCGACGTGTAGAACACGTTCTTCCTCGCGTCGATGCCCGCTCGGTCGAGCATGTCCTCGACGAGCTGCCCTTCGTCGCCGCTGAGCAGCATGTTCTGGTTGATGTCCTCCTCGCTCGGCCCCTCGGTGATGACGAGGTAGTCGGCGTTGTAGGACCCGGCACCGAAGATGATCTCGGCGCTGCCGCGGAGCTTGGCCAGGCTGCACTTCGTGCAGCCCAGCCAGCGATCACGCAGCACGCGCAGCTTCTTCTGCGCGTCCATCGACCTCAGCCCTTGACGAGCTGGACCCGCGGCGGGTCGAAGAACGCGAGGTACTCGCGGTACATCCACTCCTTGAAGCCCTCGTCCTGGTCGGCGACCCGGATGACGTACTCCCAGGAGTTGACCTCGATCGTCGGCGTGCCGATGAAGTCGTACGGGACGAGGGCGTGGAGCTTCGTCCCGCCCTGCATGCCGACGATCCTCGGCTGGCCGTGGTCCATCACCGGCTGCCGCTTCTTCGGGCCCTCGGGGTTCCGGGGGTCCATCGGGACCTCTTCCATCTCCACGACCGGCGAGAAGCTCAGCTCGGAGATGTAGAGCAGCGACGCGTAGAGCTTGAAGCCCGGCTTGATCTCCGCGTTCTCGTCGAGGATGCCGACGAGGCGGTGGGGGACGGCGGAGACCAGGACGAGGCGCTCGCGCCAGGTCTGCTTGCCCATCGGGGTGTCCTGGGCGAGGTCGATCTCGCCCTTCTCGGTCTTGAACTTCGTGGGGGGCTTGTTCCTCATGTTCGGTCCTCTCAGATCTTCATGGTCGTGTACGGGATCTTGCCGCCCTTGTGGGCGGGCCAGTGGCTCAAGAGCCAGCGGATCTTGCCACAGAGCGCAGCGAGCTGCTTGATGTACTTGTCCTCGAAGACGATCACCATCGGGTGCTTCTTGCCGTAGTACTTCCGGAGCACCCGACCCATCGTCTGTTGGAGCACGCCCTTCTTCGCGAACGGCTCGACGAGGAACAGCGTGTCGAGCATCGGCTTGTTCAGCGCCTGCTTGCCCAGCGTCATGATGGCGATGACGGGGTTGCACTCCCTGATACGCCGTCTGCGCTCCTTTCCTTTCACGTCGCCGTTCACCACGCCGGCGTTGGGGAAACGAGCGCCCAGGATCTCGGTCATCTCCTTGCTGTGCGCGAGCACGAGCACCTGACGGTCCGAGTCGAGGGCGGCCTGGATGTCCTTCACGATGCGATCGGTGCGGCCGTCCTTGTTGGTGCGCGCGATGAAGCCGTACGTCATCCCGAAGTGGAACTTGTTCGTCTTGTCGTGCGTGTTCTCGTGGACGACCTTGTCGGCGAGGTTGAGGGTCGTCGGGAGCTGGCGGAAGACGAAGTCAGGACGCAGGTCCGGTGTGAGGTACGTGTAGACCACCTCGCCGATCGTGTATCGGAGCAAGGTGTCGAAGCCGTCCTCGCGATCCGGGGTCGCGCTGAGCCCCCATCGCCTGCCGTGGAACGGCGGGATCGCGTTGTTGAAGTACGGAGCGCCCATCACGTGCGCCTCGTCGGAGATGATGACCCCGAAGTGGTGCAGCATCTCGGGAGGCAGGCGGTCCTCGTCGGCACGCTTCGCCAGGGTGTTGACCTGGGCGATCGTGATCGCCTTCTTCCAGTTGAACTTCCCGCCGCCGACGTACCCGATGTCCTTCGAGTCGATGCCGAGGAAGTCCTCGATCTCTTCCATCCACTGCTCGGCCAGGCCCTCGTCCGTGACCGTGATGAGGATCGGTACTCCGAGCTGGGCGGCGCTGTGTAGGCCCACCACCGTCTTCCCCGCACCGCACCGCAGGCAAAGAATGCCGTCATGCGTGGCGAGCAGAGCCGCGCTCCCTCGCCGCTGGTAGTCCTTCTCGGGCTCCTTGGCGTCGAGGACGACGCGACTGGTGAAGCTCACCTTCGGGAACGATCGCACGCGTGCGTCGTAGATCTTGAAGGGCAGCTTCGACAACGTCTCCATGCGCAGGTAGTTGCGGGGGACGCGGAAGTGGTGAGGCTCGTCCCTCCACGCTTCGATCGCTTCGTTGTTGCGACCGACGTAGGTGAAGGTCGACTCCACCTGCGCCTGCGCGACGTGCGTCTTCGGGAGCCAGAGCCACGAGTCGATGTACCCGACGCCGGGTTCGCGCTTGTAGAACGTCGTCATGATAGAGGTGGGGCGGCTTTCGCCGCCCCCGATCACTTCCTTCGTCCGAAGAGGTCGACGGTGCGAGAGTAGTCGTAGACGTGCCAGCCGGTCGAGGCGATCCAGCCTTGAGCGACGTTCTTGAAGAGGCGGCCGAGAACGGACTCCTCCTCGTGGGGCAGGAACGTGGGCGAGACGCCTCCGCTGTGCGAGGGCATCGGCGCAGCATAGGGCGTCTGCATCGCCACCGGCCACTCCACCGGCGGCTGCACCGGGTACGGCAGGGGAGCCGGCACCTGGAACGGGGTGGGCAGCACGGCACCGGGGCGAGGCGGGCCGTCTGCTTTCGGGATCGTGGTGGGCGCGGTGCCCCAGGCACCCCAGCCCTTCAGGTGGTCGGCCAGGTTGGGCGTTCGGCCGAGGAGCTGGCTGCCGTTTCCTCTGTCGCCGAAGGGCTTGGGTTCGTTCGTGTGGACGGGGAGCGATCTACGATCGCTCGTCATGGACTTCGCGCGGATCGTGGCCGCGACGCATTCCGCCTTCGACTTGCACTCGTTGTAGTACTCGCCCTTGTACCAGCCTCCGTTGCACATGTTCGCGGTCGAGCTGCTCCCGGGCGTCTCGTACTCGGCCCAGGACGTGCAGTTCTTCGGGCTTCCAGTCGGACCGAGCAGGGTGAGCCCGGTCTGGGGTCGCTGCATAGTACCTCCACCTGCTGATAGGCTCGTTTGACCGCTTTCCCCTCTCCGAGATACGCTTCGGGCATGCGAATCGCCGGGATCGTGCTCGACCTCTACGACGATCCGAAGGGTGTCGTCCTTCGGAACAAGCTCGCGTCGTCCGACCGTCAACTGCCGCCGAAGCTCGCTTCGGCTCGCGTCCTCAGCGCCGAAGAGCTGGAGCGCCTGCCGGACCGGCTCTTCGCCATGGTCGCGACCAACGGCGACGAGGTCGTCCGCAAGTACGCGATGCACGACGAGGCACACCTCGTCCTGTCGATGATCTACTTCGACGAGGCCGGGCACCTCCTTCCTCCCGAGGTGCAGCAGAAGGTCGCGGCGAACCTGATCAATGGCTGCTCGTGGTATGCGATGGATCCGCCCGAGGCGCTGGTGAAGCGCGCGATGATCGGCGGAGCCCTCACGGCGCTCACCGCGGGCATGGGCGTCATGGACATGGCGTCGAAGGCGCGCGAGGGGGCACAGCAGGGCCGGGAGCGCATGGAGGCGTTCCGTCAGGCGCAAGCGAGCGGCACGAAGACCTCGTCGGGCCGGGAGATCCAGCTCTCGCTGGATCAGGACTCCGCGATGCAGCGCGGCGAAGGCCCCGAAGGCGGTCACATCTGGGACGCCTTCTCGCACTTCTCCGATCTCGAAGCCACGCACCGCAAGCTCGATGCCCAGCTCGCGAAGCGCGACCAGCCGGATCCGGTGCTCGGCGGGCACCCCCACCGCCACAAGAAGGCCGATCTCGTCGGGACCGAGGCGATGCCGCAGGCGACCCTGCGGTCGGGGAGCGGCCGGCCGTCGCCGACCTCGCGCCTCAACCTCCCGATGAAGACGGCGGCGGGGAAGATCGCCGCGGTGATGGTCCCCGAGGGCTGGGTTCACGCCGGCGACATCACACGGGCCGAGGCTCCGGTGACGGTGAAGAAGGCGAGCCACACGCACTTCGCCCTTCCCCACCTCCAGCGCTACCCGATCGACAGCGCCGCCCTCGTCACGAAGGCGGCGTCCTATTTCGACGAGCACCTCTTCGACTTCCCGCTCACCGAGCGACGCGTGTTCGCGCAGTCGGTCGTGTCGCGCGCCGACGAGCTGGGGGTGAAGGTCGCCGGGCGCGTCCTCGACTACGCCGGCGAGGGCTACGGCCCGAACCTCGTGCCCGAGCTGCACGCCCGCATCCACCAGTTCGAGGGGACGGGTCACGAGGCGGTCTACGAGCTGCTGCTGGAGAAGCGCGCCGAGGTCGATCCGATGATCATGGCGGAGATGCTCCGCGAGGCCGACGAGGAGACCGGCGCGTCCCGCTCGTACGGCCGGCCGGGCGTCGGGCTGCTCGATCCGTACGCGGCCGTCTACGGTGGCGCGAAGGTCGCGGCCAAGAAGCCGAAGGAAGAGGAGACGTACTCCTGGAACGAGGGAGGCGACTACGTCTCGGGCATGCAGCTCATGGCCCTGGCGAAGCAGGGGCTCAAGCTCAACGAGATGTTCGGCGCGGGGTTCGCCGACGAGTTCCAGAAGGACCCGATCGGGGTCTTCAAGAGCATGCCGAGCCCCCAGAAGGTGGTACTCTCGCGGCTCGCGGGCGACAGCAACGCCGGCACGTTCAGGGTCTGAAGGAAGAACACAGGAGGATACGATCATGGGACTTTCCAAGGCATTCGGCAGCAAGTCGCCCGCTCGCCCGCACCTCGTCGTCGGGCCCGGGGGTCAGGCGAACGAGATCGAGAAGCTGCGGTCGGACGTCGACGAGGCCTTCCTCTCGCTGGAGAAGGGCGGCATCATCGTCAAGTACTTCACCCAGGTGCCGACCGACGCGGTCGACGCCGACGGGATCAAGACGACCTTCGTGTCGTCGGTCGCGCCGGTCGTCCTCACGGGCACCGACTTCGACGGCATCCTCGCCCCGGGCACCGGCTCGGCGCTGATCAAGTCGCCCAAGCGCGTGACGCTCACGGTCGGCGGTGGCGGCACGCCGGCTCACTGGACGGGCGGCGATCTCGTCTTCACCGGCAAGGACGTCGACGGCAAGGCGCTCAGCGAGACCGTCGCGTCGGGCGCGGGCGCGGGCACCACGACCACGGTCAACTACTTCGCCCAGCTCGACAGCGTGTCGATCCCGGCGCAGGGCGGCGCGCTCGCGCAGCTCACGCTCGGCGTGGCGGCCGACGCCGCGAACATCGCGTCGCTCGTCGCCTCGACCTCGGCGCAGGTCATCGACACGAACGCGGAGTTCAACCGCGCGCGCGTCGGCAACCGTCCGATGCCGTACGGTCGGCGCATCTCGTTCATCTTCGGCGCCAGCGCGGACTGGATCACCTCGAACATCACGATCGAGGGTCTCGACGTCCGCGGCAAGCGGATCTCCGAGACCATCGCGGTCCCGAACGGTGGCGGCGGCACCGTGAACACCACGAAGTTCTACGCCCAGGTGCTGAAGATCAGCATCCCGGCGCAGGGCGGTTCGGTGGGCACGGCGACGGTCGGCTTCCTCAACACCGAGCTGGGCGTGGACGTCAACCCGCTCAGCGACGTCGAGGCGGTCGCGGTCATCCGCGAGGCGAACGATCCGGGCACCGGCGTGTGGGCGGTGCCCGCGGCCGGCGCGCTCGATCCGGAGAGCGTCACGAACGCGGACCCCTACGGGCGCTACATCCCGGCGACGGCTCCGGACGGGATCCGCAGCTACGTCATCGCCTACCTGCCCTCCCCCGCCTGATCGATGAGCATCCTGCTCGACGAGAGCAGCATGCGGGTCTGGCCTCCTCGTGGGGCCGGATCCGCTGCTGCGTCGGGTGGCTCGGACGAAGCGCCACCGCCCGAGGAGGCCATCAGCATCGAGTCGCTGGTGTCCCGGGCGGTGTCGTGCGTCGACGAGGAAGAGAAGACCGCCGCGCTCAAGAGCGACGCGTCGATCGACCTCGCGGGCCAGGTGCCGTCCATGAAGGACATCTGGCGGCATCCCAACGCGCACCCGATCGTCCTCATGCTGCTCCTGCTCGACAAGTACGGGCAGGAGTACCTGGAGTGGCATCCCGACGTCCTCAAGATGACGCTGGAGCGAGACGGGATCGCGCTCTCCAACAAGGTCTGGAACAAGATCCTGGCCGGACGAGTCGTGCTGATGTCGCCGTCGCCGTGGCGCCAGTGGGAGGTCTTCCACTGGGTGTCGCGTGCGCTGAGCGGCGAGAGCCCGAACTTCGTCTTCTACGAGGAGGCTGAGATCGGTCACCTCGTGGTCGGGATGGAGATCATGAAGCTCGTCGACCCGAAGCGTCAGACCTCGTACGAGGTCGACAAGTTCGTGGCCGCCGTCTTCAAGCACGAGGGGATCCCGTTCATCCCGGCACCGCTCGACTTCGCCCAGCGTGAGCTGGAGGAGCCCAAGATCGAATGCACCCACTGCCTGGCCGTCCATCGTGACGACAACGACGTGCGGTGCGTGACCTGTGGGGAAGCGAAGCTGCGCAAGATCCCGTTCGAGTTCGAGGAGCTGAAGGCCGAGTGCAAGCAGCTCTGGGACGCGCGCAAGAAGCTGCCCCTGGCGGATGCCGTCGAGAACCTTCCTGACACCGGTGCCGGTTCTGCGGTATACCGGTTGCTGGTCGAGTGGGACCTCGTCAAGACCGTGAAGTCCCAGATGATCCAGCAGCTCAGGATGATCGGCGGCAGGTGATGAACGCGTACGACGTCTTCTACGAGGAGGTCACGAAGTCGGCGACAGCCACACGGGCGCTCACCCGTGCTGCTCGCTGGCTGACCGAATCGCCCGGGCGAACCGCCCTGGTCGGTGCCGGAGTCGGTGCCGCCCAGGGCGCGCTCATGCACGGGGACGAAGGCGTCGGTGCGGCAGCCCTCAAGGGCGGCCTTCGAGGGGCGGCGGTCGGTGGAGCTGCCGGCGGGCTCGGGCGCGCCTACCGCGACACCCGTCTGCTCAACCCGGCGCTGTCGTCGGGCGCGGCGGTGGGCGAGACCGCGAAGCGGATCGGTCAGGGCATCAAGGACTTCGGCAAGCGTCAGATCCACGGCTTCACCGGCGCGTACGCCGACCAGGCCGGTGAGATCGGCATGCGCAGTCGAGCTGCTGCGTCCAAGAAGATTGATCTCCTTCGCAAGCGCCAGGCCGATCTGGCCGCTCACGGAGAGCTGACCGACAAGGCGAAGAAGAAGCTCGTCGAGGAGGCGAAGGGTCTCCGCGAGTGGGGCGCCGGCGGAGACGCGGCGCTCAAGGCGGGGATCACGAACATCCCCGGCATCGTGAAGGGCATGGCGACGCGCCCGTTCTCCACGATGAAGGCGATGGGCAAGGACATGGTCGGCGGAGGCGGAGCCCTGGGTACCTCGGTCGCGCTCGGGCTCCCCCTCGCCATCGCAACTCCCGATCTGGCTCGCGGAGACGAGAGTGCGCACGGCGGGCGGTCCATGAGGCAGAAGCTCGTGGGCGTCGGCTCGGGTCTCGTCGGAGGCGCACTCACCGCGGGCGTTCCCGTTCTTCCCCAGCTCGTGGGCGGCGTGGCCGTCGACGCAGCAGCGAGCAAGGCGCTCGGCGGGAAGAAGCGTCTCGCGAAGGCCTCTCGTGAGGCCGGACAAGAGGCGATCAACACCACCCTCGGCGTTCCCGGAGGGACCTGATGTTCTTCAGCGGCGTTTCAGGTTCTGCCCTCGGCATGGGTGGTCGGATGGCGGTGAGCGGCAACGCGAACCGCAGCGAGATCCTCGGCCGTAGGTACCAGCCCTTCGCGAACCCCTTCTTCGATCAGGCGAGCACGTACACGCCGCCGTCGATCAAGGCACTGTTCGGGTTCTGTCGGTTCTACTTCCTGACGCACGGCATCATCAACGCCGTCGTCACCAAGGCCGCCGAGTACCCGGTCACCGATCTCATCCTCCAGCACAAGGACGAGGGCGTCCGCTCGCGGTGGGAGGAGCTGCTGCTGGGCGTGATGAACTACCGCGTCCACCAGTACGAGATCAACCTCGACTACTTCGTCTACGGCAACGCGTTCCTCAGCGCGAGCTTCCCGTTCCGCAAGAAGCTGATCTGCGGCAACAGCATGTGCCGCGCAGAGCACGACTGCCTCAACGTCCGGCCGAGCTGGCGCTACATCAGCGGTCGGTTCTGGTTCCAGTGCCCGACCTGCGGTCAGACCGACTTCGCTCGGAGCCGCGACGACTACTATCCGAAGTACAGCGAGATCGGTCTGATCCGCTGGAACCCGGAGTACGTCCACATCTTCTACAACGAGGCCACCGGCCGGATGGACTACGGGCTCGACATCAGCCCGGACTTCCGCGCGCAGGTCATGATGGGCCGCAAGGATCTCGTCGCGACCACACCCGAGATCTTCCTCGAAGCCGTCCGCACGCACCGTCAGCTCGTGTTCGACAAGTCCGAGGTCTTCCACATGCGGAGGCCCGGGCTGTCCACGATGTCGCGCGGCTGGGGCATCCCGCTGCTCATGCCGGTGCTGAAGGATGCCTTCTACATCCAGGTGATGCGCAAGGCGCAGGAGGCCGTGCTCCTCACGCACCTCGTGCCGCAGATCTTCCTGTTCCCGCAGCCGGCCACCGCCGGCGCGGATCCGTTCACGACGGTGGACCTCGCGAACTGGCGAGACCACATCCGGCGCGAGCTGGCGCGCCAGCGCGTCGACCCCAGCTACTACGGCATCCTGCCGTTCCCGCTCGGTCACCAGGTCATCGGCGAGAACGGGCGCAGCCTGCTGCTGATGCCGGAGATCCAGCAGATGTACGAGATCATGGTGGCGGGCCTCGGCTTCCCCATCGATCTCGTCTTCGGTCACGGCACGTACGCCGGCACCAGCGTGTCGATGCGCATGCTGGAGAACTTCTTCCTCTCGAACGTGCTCGGCCATCACCGCCTGCTCGACTGGGTGCTGAAGCGGATGGGCGCGTACATGAACTGGCCGCTGCCGCAGGGCCGCTTCAAGCCGTTCCGCATGGCGGACGATCTCCAGCGCCAGGCGATGATGATGCAGCTCAACCAGTTCGGGAAGGTGAGCGACGCCACCCTGCTCTCGTACACCGATCTCAAGGTCGAGGACGAGGCGGAGCTGATGCTCAAGGAGGCGAAGGTCAAGGCGGAGGCGCTCCGACAGAAGACGCTCGTCGAGGCCGAGGCCCAGGGTGAGGCTCAGCTCGTGATCGCCAAGTACCAGGCACAAGCCCAGGCGGCGATGCAGAAGGGCATGCTGAAGGAGACCGCGCCGAAGCGGACGCCGTTCGACGAGATCCAGGGTCAGAGCGCAGCAGCCCAGCCGGGCGGCTACTCGATGGACGCCGTCGCGGCGGCTCTGGCGAACAAGATCAAGACGATGCCGCCCGAGCAGCAGAAGGTGTACCTCCAGCAGCTCCAGCAGAAGGCCCCCGAGATGGGCGAGCTGCTGGCGCAGCAGGGGCTCATGATGCCGCCCGAGGCCGGGGCGGTCCTGCCGGGCCAGGACGGCTCCCAGGGCGCGATGCCGGCCCCTCCGGCGGTCGACATGCGCCCGATGCCCGAGCAGCTCCCTCCGCGCCGCGCAGGGGCCGTCTGAGGGCAAAGTAGACGGGCGAAGCCCGGGGCTGTCCCCGGGCTACGACCACAGCTTGTAGAGGTTCGGCGGGGTGTAGTCCGCCAGGACCCTCTCGATGTGCTTCCACTGGGGGTGGGAGCGTACGGCGTTCTCGATGTCCGGGCTCGATGCCCCGTGCGGCTTCAGGAGCGCGAGGAACGAGATCGTGTCGTTCTCCGTGACGTCCCGCAGAGCCTCACGGACCATGATCGATTCACGGTTCATGCGGTGCAGACGGTCCATCACTGTCTCCCAGTCGGCGATCGACGAGGCGTCGGTGATGCGGAGGTTCTTGGCGGCGCGGTCCGCCTCGTTCTCGATGTTCGGCAGACGCTTCACTCGGCCTGGGTGATCGGTGAGGAAGCGCCTGAGCACGACCGGCCCGAGCTTCTCGGCGTACGGCAGAGCCGCAGCCCGCAGCCCAGGCTGCTTCGTCACCGGCTCGATCAGCATCCAGTCCATCTCGTCGAGGATGTTGATGATCCCGATTGAGCGCACAGCGCGGACCTCGTCGATGGTGGGGGCGCGCCCGATGCGCTCCAGGATCTCCTTGCGGACGTCCGGAGCGCTCTGGGCGAGCTGGCGCAGGCCCATCACGTAGTGCTCTTCGGAGGTGTCGCTTCGGAAGAGCGCCACCATCTTCCGCGACCCTTGGAGATCGTCGAACAGGCTCGCGGCTCTCTGTGGCGTGCAGAGCCGGACGAAGACGGCCATGTCCGCGTAGCGGAACCCGCCCTTCTTGTCGCCGGTGCACAGCTTGCGGGCCTGGTCGAACGCTGCCTCGCGCATGGCAGGCAGCACGTCGCGGTTCTTCAGGCCCGAGATCATCGCGAACGCTTCGATGTTCTGGGGCCCGAGCCGCTGCTTCAGGCGGTGGGTGTAGCTCTCGGGCGTGAACGCACCTTCGAGGTAGAACGAGTCGACCTGATCATCCATCGCGACACGAGGGAGCCGAAGCTCCTCGAAGTCGGGGATGACCCAGGTGCGCGTCATGTTCCGATCCGTGAACCACTTCCCCCAGTCCATCTTGCCGAGGTCGGGGTCGCGGAAGAACTCCGGCATCTTCGCCGCCGCCCACCGATCCCGCGACTTGATCAGCGCCGCACGCTCTTCGAGGACGAGCTTCGCCGCTTCCTCGTTCCCGAACACGGCGTAGTACGCGGCGATGTGGAGCGGGTCGCTGAGTCCGTGATCGTCGTCGGTCTTGTACGGGTTCTTGTACCCGATGCCAGCCGTTCGTAGCCGCACCGGGTTGATCCCGTACGCCACCGCCTTCGACCACGTCACGTCGCTGTCGAGCTGGCTGGTCTCCTGCACGAGGCCCAGGATCTGTCGTAGACGATCCCCGGACGCCATGAGCATCGCGTCGAAGGTCCGGTTCTCCGAGACGCTGATGTAGCTGTACCTGAAGAACCGCTCTCGGATGATCTGGTTCGCCAGGTTCTGGATGAGAGAGATCACCATGAGACGTCCATGAAGAAGTTGCGCCCCCAGGGCTGAGGTCGACCGTTCTGCGGGATGACCCAGATCGTGTTGGGGTAGGCCCGCTCGGGCAGGAAGATGTGCCCGTCCGTGAGGCATGCGCAGGCCTTCGGCTTGAACTTGTCGTACAGCTCGAAGACGCCGCGCACCGAGGTGTGGCTGTGGGCTCCGGAGAGGAACTTCACGTTCTCCAGGATCTTCGCCGGATGCTTGGTCCGATGGACCTCGCGGACCACGGCGTCGAAGGTCACGACGATCGTCTCGGTTGCGCGCATTGCTGCGGGCATCACGTTCGAGATGAAGGTCTTCATCAGGGTAGGTCCGACGGAAGCCGAGACGTCGATCGCGAGCAGGAGCTTCTGTTCCTTCACCGACCGCATCGACGGCAGCGTGATGTCGGGGAAGTATCTCGCCTTCGGAGGGGCGTACGTCGGCATGTCGTAGCCCATGTCGGCGAGGAGCCGGCCGCGCAGCAGCCTCGACCAGGGCACGCTGCCCTTGATGATCTCTTCGAGTCGGCTGGATACGGTCTTGCCGAACATCTGCTCCAGCGTCTGGTTCTTCACCTGCTGCTGGATCAGGACGGCCTGCTGAAGCTCCTCGGTGAACTTCCGGCGGAACTCCTCCTCCTCCTGACCGACCGTCGACTTGTTCTCCGCGTCCCGATCGAACAGGAAGTCGGTGCCCTTCTCGATCTCGCCCTTGCCCTTCGCCGGAGCCGGCATGGGGTGCTTCTTCTCGATGAGGGCGTCGTAGATCTGCTCGGCGGTCATGTCCTTCGCCCACTCCGGCGGGATCACGCCGTCCTCCGGCGGCTTCCACTGCTTGCCACCGTCTCGCGAGAGGATGCTGCACGCCTCTCGGACGACCACGATGTCCGCGGCGATGTTCCAGACCTTGCGGTTGCGATCACCGCATCGGGCGACGTGGTTGAAAAAGATGTGCAGCCACTCGTGGAGCGTGTCGAACACGCGCCCGTCGTGCTCGTTCTTCTTGATCCACTTCGGGGCGTAGTGCACGCGGCGCCCGTCGGTGGCCATGGTGTCGATCGTGGGGTCTTCCACGACCTCTACGGCCTCTCCCAGGTAGGAGAGGCCGCAGAGCGGGAAGAACAGCAGCAGGTCCTGGAGGGCCCGCCGGAACATCTCGTAGGCCTCACGGTCCTTGATGCTGTTCTCGATGATCACGACGTGGTTCCTTGGTCTGTGGCAGCCGAGATCTTGCTGCCCGGGACGGCCTTCTGCTTCCCGTCGGAGGTCAGCGTGTACTCGGCGAGCATCTCGTCTCCCGTCTCGGGGAAGTGGCTCGCGATGTTCACGCGGACCTTGTGCTTGAGCTGCACGATCAGCGCGACGCGCATCTCGCCGTCGAGAGCAGGGACCCACTTCTTCAAGCCCACGTGCTTCTTCTCGACGCCCTTCACGTTGAGGTACTGGGCGACGGCGAAGACCGAAGCGTACTGCTGCATCCGGCGAGCAGCGGCGTCGCCGGAGAGCTGAAGGTTCCCGCGGTGTAGGATCTCCTGGACGTCGACCTTCTGGATGATCTCGTACCAAGCCCAGAAGTCGTTCGCGACGTGGTCGCCGACCTTGCGCGCGACGATGCCCTTCCAGTTCTCCTTCGCTCCGTTCTGGAACACGTCCTCCACCGGGTTGAAGTACTCGAAGAGCTGCTGCGAGGCCTCCCACCACCCGCGCGGGGTGGGGAACCGCGCCACGCCTTCCTTCCACTCGTGGAGGTGGGCCGGCTTGAACTGGAGGTAGCCGATCACGGCTTCGTGGATCTCGCCGCTGTCGCGGCCGTACTCGGTGAAGCTGAGGATGTCCGGTGCCATCTCGATGATGGTCATGCGGGTCCGCAGCGACTCCGAGATCTCGTTCGCGTAGATGTCGTCGTCGAGCCTGTTCCCGGCGCCCATGATGAGGGTGCCGGGGTGCAGGTCCTTGTCGCGGAACTTGCGGTTCGCGGTGACGCCGAGCAGGGCGCCCTGCACGACCGGCGGAGCCTTGTCGAGGTCGTCGAAGAAGAGGAAGCCCGGCTGGATGCACGCCATGGCGGCGTAGCGGTTCAGCACCCACTCCATGTACGCGCCCCGCGCGCCGGCCTTCTCCGACTCGGTGCCGTTCTGCATCAGCCACCGGATCATGCCGGGAACGGGCACCCCCGACACGTCCGTGGCGTCGCTGTTCTCGCCGCAGTTGATCGCGAGGAGCGTGAGCGAGTAGTGCTCACAGGCGCGACGAGCGATGGCGGTCTTGCCGCCGCCCACCGGCCCGAGGAGCAGCGGGTTGTTGAGCGGGTGTTCGACGCCCTTCTGGATCAGCTTCGTCTGCATCTCCAGCTCGCGGCGTACCAAGATCTCGGCCGGCTTGAACCCGTACGTCGTCATTCGTCCTCCTCGTCTTCCTCTTCTTCGTCTTCGTCTTCGTCGTCTTCGGCTTCCTCGGCGTACATCGCCTGTTCGACGAGATCCGTGTAGCACTGCTCGTGCGCGTACTTCGTGACTGTCTCGTCCGTGACGAAGCCGAGCTGGTTGTTCGGCAGCTTCACGATCTGGAGCTTGGCGTCCGGGTCCGGCACGAACATCGGGACGTCGAACTCTCGGCTCGGGAAGATCATCCCCGGGATCATCATGATGACGGGGGTGCCCACCCCGACGTTCTCTTCCCCGCAGAGATCGCACGGGGCGGTGATGTCGTCGAAGCCCTCGAAGTTGTTCGGGGGCTCCGCTTCGGCTTCCATCTGCTCTCTGCTGATCTTGTCCTTCATTCAGCCTCCGATGAGCCATCTCCAGAACGGGCTGTTTGTCACGGCGTCGACCACACCGAGGGCGAAGCCAGCGGCGAACGACCAGAACACGACCGAGAAGAGGCTCACCCGGGTTCCTCCGAGAGGCCCTCGATGGACTTCTCCAGCGCCTCGTTCAGGTCGTTCTCGAACCTGGTCAGGCTGTCGTCGTGCTCGTACTGGTCCTGGTCTTCGGCTTCCTTCGTCTGTTCGTTGGGATCGTGCATCTGGTCCTCCACGCCTGCTGATAGCTGCGAGGACGCTCGCGTTGACCCATATTCGAGGGCGCGGGTAGACTGCGTGGGTGCTGACATCGGACCCCCACCACCAGTTCGAGGAACTGAAGGATCAGCTCCTTCAGCAGATCGGCCAGACTTTCCCGGTGAAGGACCGGTCGGGTCGGTTCGAGGTGCGCGTGAGCGACCTCAAGATCGAGGATCGTCTCGGGGTCGACGACATCAAGGACCAGTTCAAGGCGAAGATGGAGGGCCGGTCGTGGGCCGCTCCCGTCGTCGGAACGATCGAGATCGTCGACACCACGTCGGGGAAGACGCTGGTCAGCAAGAAGAACTCGCCGGTCGCCAAGATCCCGAAGCTGACGCGTCACTACAGCTACATCATCGGCGGGTCGGAGAAGTTCATCGCGAACCAGTGGCGCCTGCGTCCGGGCGTCTACGTGAAGGCGACCGAGAAGCCCGGCGAGTTCGAGGCGCAGTTCCAGCTCGCCAAGGGCCGCAGCTTCGATCTCCAGACCGGTGACAGTGGCGAGATCTACATGAAGCTGGGGTCGCGGAAGATCCCGCTCTACAGCGTTCTGAACGCCATGGGCGTCGACGACGAGGCGATGAAGAAGGCGTGGGGTGCCGACGCCTACGAGGCATCGCGCAAGAAGGCCAACGTCGCGCGCGACCTCAAGTCGCTCTACGAGACCTGGCGCAAGGAACCGCTCGGGGAGAAGGCCGATCCGGTCCTGGAGACGAAGGCCATCTTCGAGGGCACCCGCATCGATCCGGTCGTGGCGCACGCCAACGTCGGTGTGAAGTCCGAGCGGGTCGACAGTAGCGTGCTCTTCGAGGCCTCGAAGAAGCTGCTGGACGTCGCCGCCAAGCGGAAGGATCCGGACCCCATCGACAGCCTCCGATACAAGGAGCTGTGGACCGCGAAGGACCAGTTCGTCGATCGGATCGCCAAGGCCGCACCCGACATCGAGTCTCGGATCCAGCGCGCGCTGGGGAAGCCCACGGTTCAGCGTCGTCTGGCGTCGGGCGACCACAGCGTCCTGCGCGACGTGTTCATGCCCGACCTCATCCAGCGCCCGCTCTACCACGTCTTCACGACGTCCCTGGCGGCGAACGGGAAGCAGACGAACCCCGTCTCGATGCTCTCGGACCGGTCCATGGTGACGATCACGGGACCGGGCGGCATCCAGAACCCGCACGCGCTGTCGAAGAGCAACACGTCGCTCGACCCGTCGCACCTCGGCTTCCTCGACCCGGTGTTCACGCCCGAGTCGAACGCCGGCGTGAACACGCACCTCACCTTCGGTGTGTCGATCAAGGATCGGAAGCCGTACGTCCGGCTCTACAACACGAAGACCGGGAAGATGGAGGACGTCGACGCCGCGACCGCGGCAGTCTCGAACGTTGTCCTCCCCGACCAGGTGCGGTGGGAGAAGGGCACGCCGAAGCCCCTCAGCAAGACGGTCCGGATGTCGGACTCCCGCGGCCACATGCGCGACGACATCGCGTTCTCCTCGGCCGACTACGTGATGCCGAGCGCGGCGCAGGTCTTCGCCGTCGAGACGAACCTCGTGCCGTTCATGCAGAACGACAGCGCCGGACGCTCGACGATGTCGGCTCGGCACATGGCCCAGGCCATCTCGGTGGTCGGCCGTGAGCCGCCCAAGGTGCAGGTCGAGGCCGGCGCCGGGAAGTCGTTCGAGGCGATCATGGGCTCCGGGTTCCTCGCGCACCGCGCCAAGGCGGACGGTGTGGTGAAGGAGATCAAGAAGGACGAGATCGTCATCCAGGGCAAGGACGGGACGCATTCGGTTCACCTCTATCACCACTACCCAACGAACGATCCGAAGGGCCAGCTTCACAGCTCGCCGCTGGTGAAGCCGGGGGACCGCGTCCGAGCCGGGCAGATCGTCGCGGACAACAACTACACGAAGAACGGCACGCTCGCGCTGGGCGCGAACCTGCGCGTGGCGTACCTGGCCAACGGCTCGAACCACGAGGACGGCATCGTCATCTCGCGAAGCGCCGCCGACCGCTTGGCGTCCGAGCACCTCTACAAGCCCAGCATGCTCCTCTCCGACACCCACGTGCTCGGGAAGAAGGAGTTCCTGATCGGCAAGCCGGGGGTCTACTCGAAGGATCGCATCGACAAGATCGGTGACGACGGCATCGTCAAGCCCGGTACGAAGGTGAAGCCGGGCGACCCGCTCGTGCTGGCGCTCGGCGAGGTCATGCTGCCCGGGACCGCCGACATCAACGCGAAGTACAAGATCGGCAAGCGCCTCCGCAACAAGTACCAGAACAGCTCGATGGTCTGGGACGGCGACTACGAGGCCGAGGTCGTGCGTGCGGAGCGCGTCGGCAAGAACGTCGTCGTCCACCTCAAGACCCTGGAGCCGGCGCAGATCGGCTCGAAGATCTCCACGCGCCACAGTGCGAAGGGCATCGTCACGGAGATCATCGACGACAAGGACATGCCCCACGACGAGAAGGGCAAGCCCGTGGAGATGCTGATCAACCCGGTCAGCGTGCCCGGACGCATGAACCCCGGCCAGCTCCTGGAGACGGCCGCGGGGAAGATCGCGGACAAGACGGGACGCCCGTACTTCGTCCGCAACTTCCAGGGAGGCACCGACTACCTCAAGAAGATCCAGGACGAGCTGAAGCAGCACGGACTGAAGGACACCGAGACGCTCTACGACCCGAAGACGGGCCGGAAGCTCGGCGACGTGATGGTCGGTCCGCACTACGCCTTCCAGCTCGAACACCAGATCGACAAGAAGACGCACGTGCGCGCCGGCGGCTACGGCAGCGAGCTGCTCCAGTTCGACGCGCCGAAGATCCACTACGACAACGACACGCGTGTCCCTCGCGGTGGCGGCCACACCGGCGCGCAGAGCCTCGGCAGCCTTGGCATCTACGCCGCGCTGGCCGCCGGCCTGAAGGACAACCTGCGCGAGATGCAGACGCTGAAGTCGGACCAGCCGCAGGCCCGTGAGGTCTGGGGCGCGCTGGCGAACGGTGAGCGCATCCCGGCACCGAAGATCCCGTTCGTCTTCAAGAAGTTCGAGTCGATGCTCACGGGCCTCGGCGTGAACGTCGAGAAGTCGGGCGCTGAGATCCGCCTGATGCCGCGCAGCGACGCCGAGACGCGAGCCATGAGCCGTGGCGAGATCACGCGCCCCACCCGTAGCATCCGCGGCAAGGACGACAAGCCGGAGCAGGGCGGGCTCTTCGACCCGAACATCACCGGCGGTCCTGCGGGCCAGCACTGGGGCCACGTCGAGCTGGTCGAGCCGATGCCGAACCCGGTGTACGCCCGGGCCATCGCGCACACGCTCGGCATCAAGGAGACCGACATCCCCAAGATCATCGAGGGGAAGGCGAAGCTGCCGAACGGAGAGATCGGCGGCAAGGCGTTCCGCGACGCTCTGAAGTCGATCGACATCGACAAGGAGATGAAGGCGACGGCCGCGGCGCTGAAGGATCCCAAGGTGAAGGGCGCGCAGCTCGACAAGCTGCACTTCAAGTACCGCGCGCTGAAGACCGTGAAGGACGCCGGCAAGCGGCTCGACGAGGCCTGGACCATCAAGGCCGTGCCGGTGCTGCCGCCCGTGTTCCGCCCGCAGGCCACGCTGCCGGACGGGACGATCAAGAACAACCCCCTCAACGCGCTCTACAAGCGTCTCGGCATGGTGAACGAGTCGCTCAAGAAGGGCGAGGGCAAGGTTCCCTACAACAACACGCTCGATGCGCGCGCCGGTCTCTACCAGGAGCTGTCGAACCTCTTCGGCACCACGCCGAAGGGGAAGAAGGCGCTCGACCTCGACATGCGCGGCACGAAGGAAGATCCCGACAAGACGCTGCCCGGCATCATCCACATGATCTCGGGTGACCAGCCGAAGGACGGGTTCTTCCAGGACAAGATGATCGCGAAGAAGCAGGACTACACGTCCCGTGCGACCATCGTCGTGGACCCGAACCTGTCGGTGGACGAGATTGGTCTGCCGAAGAAGATTGCCATCGAGCTGATGCGCCCGATGGTGGCGCGCCGCCTCGTCCAGGCCCGCATCCGGCCGGACGAGGCGCAGAAGATGATCAGCCGCAAGGACCCCATCGCCATCAAGGCTCTGGAGCAGGAGGTCCAGCACCGTCCCGTCCTGATGAAGCGCGACCCCGTGCTGCACCAGTACGGTCTCGTCGCCCAGCGGGCGAAGCTCACCGACGACCCGGCGATCAAGGTGAGCCCGCTCATCCTGCCGCCGCTCGGCGGCGACATCGACGGCGACACCGTGGCGCTGATGGTCCCCCTCACCCAGGAGGCGATCGAAGAGGCGAAGCGCATCATGCCGTCGCAGCGCACGCTCAGCGACAGCTCGGGCGACGTGCTGTTCTCGCCGGCGAACGAGTCGGCCCTCAGCCTCTACCGCATGTCGATCCCCCGCGGGAAGCACCAGGGGGCGCTGAAGGACAAGGACGAGGCGGAGGCGCTGTTCCGCTCGAACCGCATCCACCTCAACCAGCAGATCCACGTGAAGGGCGTGGGCGACACCACGCTCGGACGGCTCCGCATCGCCGAAGTCCTGCCGGAGAAGTTCCGCCCCGACGTCCTCACCAAGCTCGACAAGCCGTTCGATCGCAAGGTCCAGGAAAGCATCCTGAAGGACGTCGCGAAGAACATGCCGAAGCACTTCGTCGAGACCGTCGACGGGATGAGCCGGCTGGGCTTCAAGATGGCCTACGAGTCGGGCCACACCGTCGGGCTGAAGGACATCGAGCCGCTGCGTGAGCACCGCGACAAGATCATCGCCGACGCCACCAAGGAGGTCGCGGCGATGAAGGCGCGCGGCGCGGACGCCGCAGAGACGACCGAGGCCTGGCTCCGGGCGACCCGGAAGATCCACGACGTCTACAACGACGTGCTCAAGGGCAAGCCCACGAACGTCTCGGACATGGCACCGGCGCCGCTGGGCTCCGGCATCAAGGCGAAGCGCGAGCAGTTCCAGGGGCTCATCATGGCCCCCATGCTGGTCGAGGATCACCTCGGCACCCCCTCGAAGGTGCCGATCACGAAGAGCTTCGCCGAGGGCATCGACCTCGGCGGCTACTTCCTCCAGGCCGCCGGCGCGCGTCGCGGCGTCATCCAGAAGACCGACTCGGTGCGCGAGCCCGGCTACATGAGCAAGCTGCTCGTGCAGGCGAACATCGACCAGCCGATCACCTCGGCCGACTGCGGAACGACCCACGGGATGTCGATGCCGGTGACCCACAAGGACATCGTGGATCGGCACCTCGCCAGCGACGTGAAGATCGGCGACCACCTGTTCAAGGCCGGCACGGTCGTCACTCCAGACGTGCTGTCGAAGGCCAAGGAGAAGGGTGTCGATCAGCTCGTCGTCCACAGTCCGCTGAAGTGCCGGATGCCGCAGGGCGTCTGCTCGAAGTGCATGGGCGTGCACCCCAGCGGCAAGGAGTATCACCTCGGTGAGAACGTCGGCATCGTGGCGGCCCAGGCGCTCGGTGAGCGAGCGGCGCAGCTCATGCTGAAGCAAACGCACGGCGGCGGTATCGTGTCCACGGCCGGCCACAGCGTCTCGGAGTTCAGCGACGTGCAGCGTCTCTTCGACGCCGCGAAGCGGGGGCGCGAGGACGCAGCCCTGGCTCCCAACAACGGCAAGATCGTCGGTGTCCACCAGAGCAAGGCGGGCGACTGGGTCATCCAGTTCGAGCGCGGCAAGGTGAAGACCCGGCAGAAGCCGCTCCCGCACGTGAAGCCGGGCACCGAGGTGAAGCGCGGCGACACGCTCACCGCAGGCGACCCGAACATCCACGATCTCCTGGCGACGAAGGGTCTCGACGCCGTCCAGGCTCACATGGTCGACAAGATCGGTACCATCTACGGCCGTGAGGGTGTGCTTCGTCGTCACGTCGAGCTGGCGGTTCGGAACGCCACGGGCGTCGTGCGGGTCACCGATCCCGGAGACCACGACGGCTACGTCCGTGGCGACTACGTCCAGAAGTCGGTGCTCGACGAGATCAACCGCGGCGTCCTCAAGGGCAAGGAGGCGGTGAAGTACCAGCCGATGCTGCTGCCCACGAAGATGATCCCGCTGCGCCGGCAGGAGGACTGGATCGCGCGCCTTCAGGGCGAGCGCATCGGCCAGAGCGTCCTGCGCGGCATCCAGCACGGCCACAAGTCGGACGTGACCGGACGACACCCCATCCCCGCTCTCGCCGTCGGTGTGACGGTCGGCGCGCCCGCCGACGCTCGCCCGTTCGGCACCGCTGCACGCTGATGGCACGGACCACTGGATCGCCGTCCCACAACCGCTTCTCGCACTTCCGGTGCGAGGAGTGCACGATCACGGACGTCAACCGCAAGACGTTCACGGTCACGGCCGAGTCGCGCCACACCGCCAAGACGATCGAGGATATCCAGGTCCTCGTGCCGTACCACCACTACGCCAACGGCGAGGGCATTCACCACCTTCCCGAGGTCGGCGCGATCTGCCTCGTCGGCTGGCCGAACGACAACACGCCGCCGTTCGTCATGGGCTACCTCGGGGCGGCGAGCGTGGAGCAGAGCACGGATGGCGCCCCCGAGCGCTCCACCGTGGCTGCCGAAGGCTCGGACACCGACGCCAGCTTCCGCTCGCGCCGCCCGCAGCTCAACCCGGGCGACATCGCGTTCACCACCCGAGACGAGAACTTCATCATCCTGCGGCGCGGCGGTGTCCTACAGATCGGTGCCACGCCGATCTCCCAGCGCGTCTACATCCCCGTCTTGAACTTCATCAAGGACTTCGCCGAGAACTACGAGATGCACACGTTCGGCGGCGACGTGTCGTGGACCGTGGGTCGTCAGGAGGACGATCCTTCGGGCGACGCACCCGCGACGTACACGTTCCACCTCAACGAGTTCGCCCAGGACGCGAAGGCCACGGTGCGCATCCAGCACATGCCGCTGGGCGGCAGCGACAAGGCGGCGTGGCAGGTGCACATCGCTCCGCAGGGCATCGATCGGGATGACGGCAGCGTCGAGAACGAGAAGTACTCGATGGTCATCACCACGGGGGGCAACTTCGCCGAGATCATCGGGGCAGACCGCAGCGTCCACGTGAAGGGGAACGACGAGCTGACCATCGACGGCAGCCGAACCACCGACATCACCGGCGACGACGTCACCACGGCGAACGGCAAGATCGAACTCATCGCGAGCCAGAGCGCCGTCCTCGCCGGCCTCATGGTGAAGCTCGCCAGCCGTAGCGCCAGCGATCCCGCCGTTCTCGGCCGCGAGCTGGTGCAGGTGCTGAGCACCGCGATGTTCATCGTGGATCCCACGACGAACCAGGCGACGCCCTCCCCGGCGTTCGTCGCAGCCCTCCAGACGATTCTGTCCAGGAAGGTGTTCCTGGAGTAAGGTGTGGTACCATGACCGCCATGGATCTCTTCGTCAGCAAGCCCCAGCTCACGTTCCCTCCGGCCTCGGCCACGAAGGCTGCGTCGGCTCAGCTCGACGAGGACACCGAGTCGTGGCCGCGGCAGATCCTCACGGAGCTGTTCCGCACGACCCCCGAGACGAGCGACTACACGCCCCGCGTCGAGATGATGAAGGTCGACGAGGAGCAGGGCTACGGGCTCGGCGTGATCGTGATCGAGAACGCCACCGACAGTTCGCTGTCGATCGCCCGCACCGGTCCGACGAGCAAGCGTGTCCTCGTGCCGGTCGTCATCAAGAACCACACGCTCTGCCCCCTCGATCTGATCATGCTCCGCTCGGGGCGCATGCTCCCGCTGAACGGCCACACGCTGCGCGAGGCGCTGTTCCGGCCGGAGACCTTCGAGATGATCACCGAGGACTGGGACGACACCTCGCTCTGGAACCAGTTCTACCCGCCGGGCCGCTCCGACAACGACTTCGGCGCCGGCATCTCGCAGGGCATCGGCGGCGGCACCCAGGGCGCCGTCACGTTCATCCAGGGCCCCGGCATGAAGCTCAGCGCGGACTATGTCCTGCTGAAGGCGCTGGCGAGCACGATGTTCGCGCCGGACATCGAGGAGGTCGCCAAGGCGGCCAGCGTGCCCGGCGTCGCCGACGTGATGGTCGACACCAACTCGGCGCTGTTCGGGGCCGCTCGCGTCCTGGCGGAGGCCGAGAAGACCGCCCTGCGCGACGCCAGCGGGCTCCTGAAGTCCGCGAGCGTCTCGGCCCGGCCGGACGTCATCCAGATGGGCTACGACGACGCCCAGGGCCGCTACTGGGTCAAGATGGCCAGCCGGTCGGCGTTCAGCGCGCCCCGCCCGGTGTTCATGGGCCGCGCCGAGGCGCTCAAGTTCGCCGGCGCCGAGGTCGTGTCGAAGGTCGACACTGAGGGGGTCGTGACCGTCAGTCCCACGCCGGTCAAGGCCACCGAGATCCAGCTCGACGCCTCGAAGTGGGCGATCGTCGACAAGCCCGGCATCTACAAGGTGAAGACGGTCCACGGCAAGGAGCAGGTCGGCTGGGTCATCCCGAACCTCGTCGATCTCGACGGCACCTTCGTGCCGATGTCCGTGTTCACCAACGGCGCGGCGGCGATGGTCCAGGACCAGATCGTCGGCGCACACGTCGCGGCCGGCGTGGACCTGCCGAGCGGTCCGGCGAAGGGCACCGGGATCTTCTACTGCTCGGGCCAGGGCGGGGTGCAGGGCACCGTGCCGGTGCTCGTGCAGGGTTCCGAGGAGGGGATGAGCGGCGGCTCGTCGTTCCTCGTCCGCAGCCTCACCGGCGAGGAGACTCGGATCCGCCTGGTGCCCGGCCTGGCGAAGATGGTCGTCCTCAAGGGCGAGTTCCACATGCCGGCGGGGGCGAAGTTCCTCCCGCTCAACGAGGAGACCATGGTGCCGCTCGTCTCGGACGTCAGCGGCATCTCGAAGACCGCCGCGGACATGACGCGGCCCACGATCACGCTGTTCGGAGGCGACGCCGACGAGGTGTCGGTGCGCTTCCAGGGGATGCCCAAGCTCGCAAGCGTCACGAACTCCCGTCTCACCCACGACTCGGCGGCCTTCCTGCTCTGCCTCGCCGGAGCGCCCGCCAAGATCGCCCACACCAAGATCGCAGCCGCCGCCATGGGCCACACCGTCGAGGTGCTCGGCCTGCACGACGTGCGTCTCGCGACCGATCTCATCGAACAGACCCGCAAGACCGCCTCCGACCGCAGCCGCGAGGTGATGGCCCTGCGCCGTTACCTCGTGAAGGAGGCCGCAGCGCTCCCGGATGCGATGACCGTCGACGCCGTCCTGTCGCTCGGCTTCATCAACTCCGAGAACGTGCGCACGTTCATCAGCAGCATCCCCTACCTGGAGAAGTGCCTCTCGAAGGTCTGCGAGCTGGTGCTCGGCAGCCGCCTCGGGCTCACGGAGATCCCGGAGTTCGCGGCGGCACGAGCGGCGCGCGCCCTCGACGAGGTGATCCAGGGTCTCAAGGCGCTCGCGCTGCGCGACGTCCAGGAGGGTGCATCGGCAGGTCGCTGATGCTCCGACACCCCGCTCGCCACTACATCTACTACCTGTTCTCGAAGAGGGGGATGACCACGTCGGACGTGGTCACCCACCTCGACGATCTCCGCATGCCTCTGCCCCAGCTCGACACCGAGCTGGTGAAGTTCATCCGGCGGATGGTGCGTGCTCGCCAGGAGATGGAGATCCCTCCGGGGTTCGACCCGCTGGCCGAGCAGATGAACCCCGACACGATCCGCTTCCTCAACCACTGGCAGATCGGGGACATGTGGCGGAAGGACCCCTTCGTGGGTCTCGCCATCGACATCCTCAGCGAGCCCGTGGTCCGCCGCATGATCGAGGCCCTGCTCCTCGGCCCCATCAGCCCCACCGCCATCGCGGCCCGGGTGAAGAACCGGTTCGGCTTCGACGAGTCGGTGATGAACGTGCGTGTGATCAACGCGTACGCGCACTACTTCTGGAACATCAGCGCGCTCAGCTCGGCGGAGTGGCGGACCCTGATCACGCGCTGGCTCCCCGACGAGAACAACAACGACTACCTCGGGGCGCTGGGATCTCCGCGAAGCCCCGCCGGCGCTGCGCTCACCCTGGCGCTCGTGGACCGCAGCGCGGAGAGCCTGAGCCCGGTCGTCCAGTACTCGGCGTTCCGAGACCACGGCTTCTCGCTCTTCATGGAGCACGCGCTACTCCAGACGCGTCCCTCGCTTCAGCGCACGCAGGGCGCGTTCATGGCGTTCAACATGGTGAAGATGGCCGACGAGGAGCTGACCAAGCATCGCGGCGGCTCGGCGGATCTGCTCGAAGAGTTCCGCAAGATCCAGACGCTGTACGATCCTAGTCGGATGACGTCGGTGAAGGAGCTGCCTGCTCTGGCACCTGCCGTCATCGACGTGAAGCCCGAAGACTTCGAGGAAGTCCCCGAGGTCCAGCCCGAAGACAAGGAGATCGCATGAGCATCGCACCGGCAACCGAGGAAGAGAAGGAAGTGCTCGACGGGGGCTCGCCCCTCCGCGGACTGAAGGACGCCATCCCCGATCGCATGGCGAAGCAGACGGCGGACTACGACGTCGTCTACGGGATCCGCGCCGACGACCAGGCGATGATCTTCCACTTCTTCCCGCCGGGGAGCGACCCGCCGAACAAGCTGGGCTCCTGGCGGGACGCCTACCGGATCCACGACCGCCTCGAAGCGGCCATCCCGAAGGCGTTCGACATCCGCTTCGTGAAGGCCACCTACACGAGCGAGCTGCGCAGCTTCTGCATCATCGTGCGGGGCCTCGGCCGTTCGATGGACCCCTGGCACTTCGTCCATCGCTTCTTCGAGGCGATCGACGCCCCTCTCTGATCGTCATCCGGTAGGCCTTCGGGAAGCCAACGGAGAACGACGTGCCATGCGCGCGGTTGTACTCCTTGATGAACTTCTCGGAGGCCTGGCGGAACTGATCGCTGGGAGGCAAACTGAACCGGAACCACATCACCCCGTCCTGATCTCGCCGGGAGTCGGCGACCGCACTTCCCAGCCAGGTCAAGAACAGACCGGACATGGCATCGAGACCCATCTTCGCCGACATCGACTACAGCTCCTTCGAGGGTGGGGACCGCTCGAAGCAAAGATACGTCGATGATCCGTTCGCCACCAGCGCTGCCCGGGCGGCTCGGTCGCCGGCGCAGATCGCGCTGCGCACCTCCCAGTGGACCTCCCACATGGTGCGGGTGAAGGACGGCGACCGGGGGCGGGTCTCGCCCATGGTGTTCGATGAGCGGCGCTACCTGCTGCGGCCGTACGACACCGAGGCGCGCGAGATCCTCTTCATGACCAGCCGCCAGACCGAGAAGTCGACGACGCTAGGCAACAAGCTGATCGCGCTCTGCGGGATGAACTGGTACCAGAACGCTCTGTTCGTCACCCCCTCGGCGACGCAGACGAAGGTCTTCAGCTCGGCGCGTATCGACGACATCGTCGAGATCAGCCCGATGGTCAAGGCGCTCACCCACAAGAGCCTGACCTGGAACATCCTGGAGAAGGAGTTCCTCACCCAGTCGAAGATCTACCTGCGGTACGCGTTCCTCAACGCTGATCGTATCCGCGGTATCTCGGTCAGCAGCATCTTCTACGACGAGGTGCAGGACCTCCTGAAGGACGTCATCCCCGTCATCCGTGAGTCCGCGTCGCGCTTCCGCAACGCGCTGCACGTCTACTCGGGTACGCCGAAGACGTTCGACAACTCGATCGAGGGGATCTGGGGAAAGCAGTCGACCATGTCCGAATGGGTAGTTCCGTGCGAGCACCACACCCCCTGCCACTGGATCGTGCTGGGGCCGAAGAACATCGGGAAGAAGGGGCCCATCTGCGAGCGCTGTGGGCACGCGATCAACCCCGAACATCCGCAGGCGCAGTGGGTGGCGATGAACCCCGGCGCGACCGTCGAGGGCTACCGCATCTGCCGTCTGATGGTGCCCTGGTACTTCAAGCCGGACTTCACCGACAAGGACCCGTACAAGGCGTGGAAGTCGATCATCCACACCCTGGAGACCTATCCCACCGCTCAGTTCATGAACGAGGTCATGGCGATCTCGTACGACAGCGGAACGAAGCCGCTGACGCGCGGTGAGGTGGCCCGGGCGTGCGACGAGACCGACACGTACATGATGGACGAGGAGCAGGTCGCAGAGCTGGCGAAGTCGCACCAGCTCTACGGCGGGATCGACTGGGGCACCGGCGAGAACGCCTACACCGTCATGACGGTGGGCGGGTACGTCCGTGGGGACAGCAGCTTCCAGATCCTCTACGCCAAGCGCTTCGACGGCTTGCTCACGGACCCCGAGCCGCAGATGAAGGAGATCATCCGGCTCATCAACCGGTTCCGCCTGAAGTACGTCGGCTGCGACTACGGCATGGGCTTCGTGCAGAACAAGAAGCTCACCAGCATCTTCTCGGCCAAGAAGATCTTCCAGTTCCAGTACGCCGCCCGAGCGCCGAAGAAGATCGTCTACAAGGCAGCCCTGAACCGGTCGCTCGTCTTCCGCACGGCGGTGATGGCGGACATCTTCTCGGCGATCAAGACGATGAAGATCCGGCTGCCGTCGTGGGAGGTCTTCAAGGCCCCCTACGCCGAGGACCTGCTCAGCATCCACGCCGAGTACTCGGACACGCTGCGCATGATCAAGTACGACAAGCCACGCAGCATCCCCGACGACACCTTCCACTCGATCCTCTACACGATGATCGTGAGCTTCTTCGATCACCGACGACCCGACATCATCGCGCCCATCCAGGAGGTCTCGACCGAGGAGGCCGCCGCGCGTGTCCGCGAAGAGGTCGCCATCGAAGAGATCGAGATGCACGTGGCGAACGACTGGTCGCGCAGCGAATGGTAGCAAAGTGAGATTGCCGAGGCCCCGAGCTTTCGCCCGGGGCTCCGGCTTCCTCACTCGCCGCGGTCAGCGGCTGGCGCGCTCGGGCGCGAACGGCCCGACCTCGGCGACGTACATCCCGACGCCCGTGGCCGCGCCGGCCACGACCGTCGCGCCCAGGACGCCGAGCGCGACCGCCTGCCAGGTCTCCAGGCCCTTCTTCGGCGCCTGCACGAGCCCACGCTCGTACGCGGCCTCGATGCCGATGGCCTGGAGCCCGCGCTCCGCGATGCCCTTCACGACCGGACCGGGATCCGCCGTGGTGAGCGCGCTGAGCGCCTGGTCCTTGGTCACCGGCACCTGGACCGGCTCCCAGGGGTTGGCGAGGCCGACCTTCGCCAGCCAGGAGTCGTTCTGCTTCGGCGCCTGGAGCGTCGGGGTCGGCGCGCCCTGGGCGGGCGCCGCGGCGGGCGGCGCGGCGACCGGGGCCCGGAAGCCCTTCGTCACCTGCGCGAGCGCCTCCGCCATCATCTTGCGGTTCTCGGCCACGAGGTTCTCGTGGTTGGCCTTGCCGATCTCCTGGACGCGGCTGATGAGGGCCTGGAACTCGGGGGACATCTGGGTCTGGGTCTCGGTGGTCATCGTGGTCTCTCCTTCGATTCGGTGTTGGTGAGCGTTCTGCTCCTCTACTGCTCATAGCCGATCTTGCGACGTTTTTGACGCTGATCGCCCATGGCAAGCCCAGGAGACACCCGATCAGCGCCTCCTTTTTCGATCGCTTATAGCTGGATTTAGCGGCGTTTTGATCGCCGCCGCCGGACCTGGCGATCGTCCTCGTCGGCCTCTTCCTCGGCCACCTCTACCCGGACCCTCGGGTATTCCGCGTCGATCTTGTCGCGGATGCCCTCGGCCAAGGACCGGTCGGCGATGAGGATGCTGGCGACGGTCTCCAGCTTCTCGGCCTTCTCCAGCCGGTGGCGGTGGCGCTGCTCGGCGCGGTCCTTCGCCTGGCGCTCTTCTCGCTCATCGCGAGACGTTTCGATCCTGTGCTCGACCCATCGGTAGAGCCCGACCGAGGCTCCGCCGGCGAGGGTGACGCACGATAGGCCGAGAGCCACCACTGCATCGTGGTGGCTCAGGATCTCCCGGATGATCTCGTTCATCAGATATCCAGCTCCCCGACGAACAGGGCGTTGTTCTCGATGAACTCCCGCCGGGCGTCGACGTTGCTGCCCATGAACAGGTCGAAGTAGCGCTCCGCGGCGATGGCGTCGGTGATCTCCACCTGCTTCAGCGCGCGTCCTTCGGGGTTCATGGTCGTGGCCCAGAGGTCGGGTGCGTTCATCTCGCCCAGACCCTTGAACCGCTGGATCTGGAGAGTCTTCCGCTGCTCGGTCGACAGCCCCTCGCGGAGCGCGTCCAGCGCGGCGTCGTCGGTCAGGAACTGGATGTTCTTCCGACCCGGGATCTTCACGCCGTACAGCGGGGGCTGCGCGATGTAGAGGTGGCCCTTGTAGACCAGCTCCGGCATGCACCGGTAGAAGAACGTCAGGAGCAGCGTGCGGATGTGCGCGCCGTCGACGTCTGCGTCGGTGAGCAGGATCACCTTGTGGTAGCGGAGCTTCGAGAGGTTGAAGGTGTTCGCCTGAACGATCCCGCAGTCCAGGGCGGTGATGATGGTGCCGATCTCCTTGTTCTCCAGGATGCGGTCCGCGCCCTCGTCCTCCACGTTCAGCACCTTGCCGCGGAGCGGGAGGATCGCCTGGAATCGCCGGTCCCGGCCGCCCTTCGCCGAACCGCCGGCGCTGTCACCCTCGACGATGAACAGCTCGCACTCCTCCGGCTTCTTCGACTGGCAGTCGGCGAGCTTGCCGGGGAGGTAGCTGGCGTCGAGCCACTCCTTGCGCTGCACCCCCTCGCGCGCCTTTCGGGCTGCCTCGCGCGCCATCGCGTTCACCACCGCGCGCTCAGCGATCTTCTTGGCGACGCCGGGGTTGTCCTTGAAGTACCACTCCACCTGGTCGACGAACATCTGCTCGACGAGCGTCTTGGCTTTCGGGGTGACGAGCTTGTCCTTGGTCTGGCTGCTGAACGCGACCTCCGAGATGCGGAGGTTGACGATCGCGACGATGCCCTCTCGGATGTCGCCGCCGGTGAGCCCGTCCTCGGGCAGGTTCTTCAGGAGGTTGTGCTCCTTCGCGTAGGCGGTGACGAGCCGGGTGAGTCCGTTCTTGAAGCCGGTGAGGTGCGTCCCACCGTCACGGTTGTACGTGTTGTTGGCGTAGCACCGGATGTCCTCTTCGTGGCTGTCGGTCCAGCAGAAGACGAGATCGCAGTTCGACCGGTCGCTGAACGACAGGATCGGGATGAGCGTCTTCTTTTTGCCAACGACCTCGGCGAGGTAGTCCTTCACGCCGCCCTTGTAGAAGTACGTCTCCGACCACTCCTTCTTGGCGCGCTTGTCGGTGAAGACGATCGTCAGGCCGGGGTTCAGGAAGGCCAGCTCCCGCAGGCGCTCGCCGACCTGCTTGCGATCGTACTCGGTGACGCCCTTGAAGATCTGGAGATCACGCTTCCACGTCACCTTCGTGCCGTGCTTCGTCGTGCGGTCGCCCTTGTGGACGTTGTCCTCGGGGATCCCGCGCTCGTAGCGCTGCGTCCAGATGAAGCCGTCTCGATGGACCTCGGCCACGAGCCACTCGCTCACGGCGTTGACTGCCGAGACGCCGACGCCGTGGAGACCGGCGGACTTCTCGTAGCTGCCCTGGTCGAACTTCCCGCCGGCGTGCAGATCGCACATGACCATCTGGAGAGCGGAGACCTTCTCCTCGGGGTGGATGTCGGTCGGGATGCCACGGCCGTTGTCCACCACCTCGCAGATCCCGTCTTCCAGCAGCGTCACGTGGATCTGATCGCAGTGCCCACCGAGATGCTCGTCGACGCTGTTGTCGACGACCTCCTTGATGCAGTGGTGCAGGGCGTCCCCGCTGGTCGGGTCGCCGAGGTACATGCCGGGACGCTCACGAACGGCCTCCAAGCCCTTCAGCTTCCGGATGGCGCCGGCGTCGTACTTCTTCGGTTCGATCTTGTCCTTCTTCGCCACGGTCACTCCATTCCCACGAGGTGCCAGATCAGTCCGATGTGGTGCTGGACGATCGGGTTGCTCTTGTACTTGTCGCCCAGCTTGCGGCTGATCCCGACGTAGGAACGCCGGAAGCATTCCTGGTCGTACGTCGAGAACTGCGGCCACAGCTCTCTGATCGCGCGGTAGTAGTTGATGATCTGCTCTGGGTCATCATCCATCGCACTGGCTGCCCAGTGCAGGACCCAGAACAGGGTGCCTTCGGCGACCTTCACGGCCACCCGAGGTAGCTACGTACCGGCCTTCTGTGCGCTTCCATGTAGACCTCCTCGCCTGCTGATAGCTGCGAGGACGGTCTTGATCCGCAGGGGGTTGCCGGCGACGTCGCGCGGAGCGATCTTGCGCAGGCCCTGGAGGTTCAGCAGATCCTGCGCGATGCTCAGGAGGTGTTGTCGGCAGGTCTCCAGGTCGATGCCGTTCTCGATGAAACGATCGAGCAGCACGAGGAACGGGTGCCACGGGGTGGGGTCGCGCAGACGACGGGCCATCAGGAGCAGCGCCCGGGCGTCGAGGACGTAGATCTGGCGCTCCCAGTGCCGAGCCGTGACCTCGTCGTCGAACGCCTCCTGCCGGCAGGCGTCGAAGTAGAGCGTGGTGAGGTGGGTGGGGTGCGGTAGCTGGTGGGCTGCGCCGAGCAGCAGCGTCTCCACGATCCCCATCTTCCGTGAGAGATCTGCGAGGGTCGCGCGGTCGGCGAGGGTGTCGGTCATGCGATTCCTGGTGCGTTGAGGGATCCGATCCTGTATGTATTCCCCTAACGGGCCGAAGTAGGCTACCATTCGGCCAGATCCCCGTGGAGACCCTCATGACCAGCCACGACACCTCCCCGTTCATCGGGCGGTCCGTCGATCCCCAGAGCCTGGAGGCGATGGGGAAGCAGGCTGCCCGTGCCGCCGAGACGGCCGGGATCAGCATGACCGACGCCGTCGTCCAGACGATCGGCCACGTCAAGCTGAACTCCGAGCAGGTCCGGCGCGTGGTCGAGTACGCCAACATCGAGATGTTCAACCGCAAGTTCGCGGCGATGTCGGGGTACGTCCGCGCGGTCCACATCGACGGCGGTCCGGCGGACCCCGTCCAGGTCATGCAGAACCTCAACGATGCGGCTCGGCCGCGGGAGGTGATCGTGGACTCCATGGAGTACTCGATGCCGCCGGATCTCGTGAAGTCGTCGGGTGCGATGCACTTCGACTTCGTCCCGGAGCGCACGCGCGCCGGGGCGCTGGGCGAGGTGTACGCGCTCCAGTCGAAGCTCTCGTCAGCTCACGACGAGCTGGTGCAGAACTTCGAGGCCTCGAAGGAGCGCCTCTCGGAGGCCTTCACGCGCCTGATCGATCAGGTGAAGTCGGCCTCCGCCGGCGGAGCAACCCCGGAGGAGATCTACGCGGCCTGGCACCGGGTCCACCCGGAGCTGGCGAAGATCGCCTACGACAAGCTCAAGGTCGCGATGCGCTCCGACAACGAGAAGGTCGCGGGTCGGATGATCAACCCGGACGCGAAGGTCGTCTCGATCTTCCGCGACTTCGTCAAGGAGTCGCTGAGCACCGAGGCGCACACCCACGCTCTGCGGAACGTCGAGGCCGAGCTGAGCAAGGTCTCGTCGTGGCTGCGGAAGCACGGAGGCTGATGTGACGTACCGAGCAACCTCGAACGCGATCCAGCTCCTCAAGACCGCCTCGGCCCTCCAGACGGGTGAGCGGGCGGCGAAGGCTCTGAAGGGCCTCGTCGTCGGCGGCACCAACCTGGGTGCCGGGGTGGCCAAGGGACTCGATCTCCCCGAGAACGTCGGCCGGGCGGCGGCCATCGCCGGGATGGGCGGGGCCGCCTACGTCGGCGGCAAGCGCGTCAAGCGCAAGGCAGACGAGCTGAAGTTCCGGCTCATGTACGGCGACCCGGCCCAGTACTACTGAGGAGCGATCATGGCAGCCAAGTACGCATCGGGCAGCAGCACGTTCGGCAAGCTCCTCTCGGACCCGCACTTCTGGGCGCCGGCCGTCGCGATGGGAGCCGGAGTCGCGGTGACCGGCGCGGCCGGGGCCGTCCAGAAGCTCGTCGACGCCAGGCAGCAGGCGCGGTCGTTCAAGGAGATGCTGGAGCTGCATCCGCAGCTCAAGACCCGGGATCAGGCGTTCGTGAAGCGCATCTACACGAGCCTCCACAACGTCAACCCGATGATGGCCCGCGACCCGATGGTCGCCGGAGCCTGGACCGACACGATCATCGAGAGCGGCGGGCTCGATCAGGGCGCCGCCGCTCGTGCGCTCCTCGAAGGCGTGAAGGACTTGGCGCAGATCCGGTCCTCGATCTCGCAGGCGAAGCAGCGCGAGACCAGCGCCCCGAAGGCCATCGGCGCCGGCGTCAGCCGGATGGTCGAGCACGGCTTCGCGCGAGGGAAGGAGCTGGAGCGCGAGCACGGCGATCTCGCCGCGGCCCACAAGCAGATCAAGGACATCCAGGAGGCGGGCATCCAGGAGCGGGCCCACCGACGAATCGAGGGCCTGACCCGCGCCTACACCGACGCCGCCAGCCGCATGGAGAAGCTGGTGCAGGGCGGGCACGTGACGCCGCAGCGCGTCGACCAGCTCATGGGCGCCGTGATCAAGAAGCACAGTTCCGCGACGACTCCCGGACAGAAGCTCATCGCGGCCTGCCGAGGCTGATGCACACGAAGCGCGCATACTTCGCCGGGGAGCACGACGGAGAACCCCTCGTCCAGATCGTGCGCCCCGGCGAGCAGGTCAAGACGGCGTCCTTCATGATGCCGTCCGTGCAGTCGTTCATCGATCGGCTGACACCAGATCCCCGCTACACGTACGTCCTCGTCAACGCGATGGGGTACAGCGAGTTCTACGGCTCGAACTCCAACCGCGACTGGTACGGCCACAACCAGCACCTCGACTTCAACGGGCTGCTGCACTCGCCGCCGGACTTCGGCAAGGACTACGAGACCGACAAGATGCAGGGCCTGGCGTGGCCCTACGGCTTCCCCAGCTACTACGGCGCGACCGTCTACGCCCACCACAAGAACACCGATCCGCAGCAGCTCGGGTTCGGAGACGTGATCTACGTCGCCCCGAATCCGATCATGAAGCGCATCGAGCTGGTCGAGCGCGTGTTCAACGAGGAGGCCCAGAAGAAGGGGCACACCTCGATCCTGGAACGAATCGCCGCCGGAGAGCGGGTCGACGTCTCGATGGGCTGCAAGGTGCCCTTCGACTTCTGTTCGATCTGCACCGACTGGGCACTCGTCAAGAAGGCCTGGAAGACCTTCAATCCCGACGAGCATCGCCACCCCGGCATCGCGATCCTGCACTTCCACAAGACGGTCCAGCCCATCCGGGGGCTCGCGATTACCCGCAAGGACTACTGCGAGCACATGCTCCAGATCCCCGGGAAGATCCTACCCGACGGCCGCAAGGTCTTCGTCTACAACGACTTCCCCCGCTTCTTCGACATCAGCTTCGTGCTCGTCGGTGCAGATCGCACTGCGCGTGTGATGTGGCACCTCGGGTCGACGAAGCCGACGGAGGGGACGACGGCGGGTCCGTGGGCCAAGCGCGAGAACAGTATCGTGCGGCTGCTGGAGAACCTCCTCAACAAGACATCGGCGATCAACATCGCCTCGATGGAGAAGGAGATCCCCGACGGTTTCGCCCAAGCGGTGAAGCACGACAGCGACACCGCGCCCGACATCAGCGGGACCCTGACGGTGGTCCTGGACGGAGCCGAGGACCGGAAGCTGATGGCGAAGAAGATCCTCACGGCGCTCGCCGTGTTGGGCATCGTGCCGTCCCCGAGGGAGTTCCAGACCCTCGCCCTCACCCACGTGCCGGGCGGTGACCTGATCAAGAAGGCGCTCGACGAGAAGGGGGTGGTCTTCGACACCTCGGTCGGCGGGATCGACGACACCTTCAGCGTCAGCGAGAAGCTCTACGACGCCAAGCTCACGCAGGCGTTCGCCCCGCTGATGTCCGAGCGGTCGAGCTTCGACCCCTTCCTGACCGAGCGCCTGACCAGCTTCGAGCCGAAGACGGCGTCCGCACCTGCGATGCCGATCCGCACGGAACTCCTCGACAAGCTGGCGTCCCAGTACAACGGCTACCGGATCTCTACGCTGGAGAACGCCGGGGATCTCTTCCCGAAGAGCGCCGAGTTCCTGGGTGCCCAGACGGTCGCCAAGATGGGCGGGAAGGGGATCGGCCTGGCCGCTCTTCTCCTCGGTCTGGGGCCCGTGATATCTTTGCTTTCGTCGCACCTGCGTAGCAGGCGTGAAGAAGGGCAGCAGATCGGTACCATGGCTTCGTTCGTCGCCGACAATCCGAGCTTCGTGACCATCACGACGATCGGCGCCGGTCTGCGAGCCGCCATGGCCATCGACAAGGCCGGAGGCCTGGTCCAAGCTGCGCGCTCTGTCGTCACGGCTGCACGAGGGGTGCTCTGATCCGCTGAGGTAGCTCCGGGCAACCGATGACGCAGGATCCCCGCCAAGAAGGAAGACACACCATGGATCGCGAAACCGACATCTTCGACCTGGACGTCCAGGGAACCTCCTCGGGCGACCTGGACGTCGATCTCGCCAACGCGGGCCACGTCCTCCAGAAGCTCGCCGAGGAGGAGGGCGTCGATCTGAACGCCCTCTCGGACGCGGACGTGGCGGACCTCGTCAGGGATCTTCTCCGCCCCGAGGGTCCGAACGCACAGACCACCCAGGAGACCCGGAAGGAAGCCAGCGCCATGAGCACCGAGACCCAGCCCCTCCCCAACGAGCCGACCTACGCCGACGTGGCGGTCGAGCTGAGCAAGATCGCCGCCGCCGAGGGCATCGATCTCTCGAAGGTCTCCCGCGAGGAGTACCACGAGGCGTTCGCCAGCCTCGCCGAGCAGATGGCCGACCCCGAGTACGGCCAGGCGAAGGAGGCCGAGGAGGCGAAGCTCGCCGAGGCCTACGCGCAGGGCCAGCGCATGGCCGACGGCTTCCTCGATCGCCTCAAGGAGGCGGAGGACGAGGCCGAGAAGAAGGAGAAGGAGCGCAAGGAGAAGGAGGGCGAGGAGGGCAAGAAGGAGGCCGCCGGCGCCGTCCGTGCCGCGCTCCACGGCGCGAAGGACAAGGCGAAGAAGATGCTCGGCAAGGGCGTCGGGCACGCCGTCCGCGCGGGCGAGAAGGTCCGCGGCGCCGCGTCCTCGGCCGCCAAGGGCGAGCGCGAGTTCCACGAGCGCCTCGGCAAGGGCATGCCCGAGGGCCTGACCCACGCCGTCGCGAAGCGCATGGAGGGCCCCGCGAAGGATCGCCTCAGCCGTGCGCGCACCGCGGTCGGTCGCGGTGCCACGGCGGCCGGCGCGGCCGGTGCCGCGGGCGCGGCGGGCGCGGGCTACGCGGCGGGGCGCTCGAAGGAGAGCCTCGACGAGGCGGCGCTCCAGATCGCGGCCGAGATGGTCCGCGAGATGGGCTTCGATCCCTCCACCGGCGAGAAGCTCGCCGAGGCGCACGTCCCGGCCGAGCCCACCGCCGACGCGGACGGCTGGACCGAGGACGAGATCGCCGAGCGCGCGGTCGAGTTCATGAAGGAGGCGGGCTACCTCGCCCAGGAGTGATCGTGCGGCGCGAAGCTCATCCCGTCCTGATGCTGGAAACCTGGCTCAAGGAAGCCCAGGCAGCCCAGCGTCCGGCCGGGATGAGCGACGTCCGGCGGCGGACGCCGGTCGGGAAGGACCGCCAGGAGTACGCGCAGCCCAACCCGCCCGCAGCCACCACTGCCCCCCACACGATCTCCAACCAGAAGGCTCTCAGCCCACCACCCGTGATGTGAGGAAACCATGACGACCCTCGCCGACATCGTGAACAACGCGCTCTCCCAGTCGGAGAGCAGCCTCAAGCTCGCTTCGGCCCGTGACGCGGCGCCGGCCGTCGAGGGAAGCTCGCTGGCCTTCCTCGACGCGGAGCTGGCCCTGCCGACCTCGACGCCGAAGCTCGCCTCGGACGACGAGGACGAGGACGATCGCCGTCCTCCGAAGAAGGACGAGAAGAAGGAGCCGGAGAAGAAGGCGTCCGTCCACGAGATCGTGGAAGACGCCGACTACGCGATGAAGCTCGCGGAGGCCCTGACGCTCGGCTCGAACATCGTCGCCGCGAAGCTCGCGTCCGACGGCACCGCGCTCGGCGCTCCCGGACCGCAGGTCCACCAGAGCGGGATGCAGCACGCCCCCACGATCCCGAAGGCGCACTCGAAGGTCAAGGAGACGATCTCGGGTCCGGCGACCAACGCCGGCCCGAACGGCCTGCCGACCTCGAAGGCGGACTTCACGTCGCCCAACGACCAGTCGGGCCGCGCGAAGAACCACCCCGGCAAGACCGCCGCCGACGAGGCGTGGACGAAGTCGAAGACGGCCTCGATCCGCCTCATGCGCGCGAAGACGGCGCAGGCCGAGACGCTCATCGAGCTGGGCCAGATCGCGGCGGCCGAGAAGCTGCTCGACGAGGTCCGGGCCGAGCAGGCGAAGCTCGCGCAGGACCCCTCCTCGCCCCCGCCGGTCATGCCGGCCCACAGCGAGTCGTTCAAGCTCGACACCGAGCCCGGCCCGTCCACGCACATCGGCGACAACGCCGCGCTGATCTCGCTGACGAAGAGCGAGGCGCGCGACAAGACCACGCGCGAGGCCTCGCAGTACATCAGCGAGCCGCCCAAGAAGGACAACGCGGTCGGCGCGCACATGCTGCGGACCGACGGTCAGAAGCTGAGCCACCTCGTGCTCCCCGGCGCGCGCAAGACCGCGTCGGCGCAGCCCGCGACGGCCCCGGCTCCCACGACCCCCACCACCGAGAAGAAGGCGTCGATGGACCCCGCGGTCGGCCGCGCCTACCTCTCGAAGCTCGTCAAGACCGCCGGCGATCCCGAGGCGATGCCCCAGGAGCGCGCGAAGGCCGCCGAGGCCATCAAGGCGATCAAGGCCAAGATCGGGGTGGACCCCGAGGCTCTCCTGAGCTGAACTTCCCGGAAGGAGACAGACGAACATGAACAACATGGAGAAGGTGGCGCACGAGGTGCCCGGCATCATGCAGGCGGCCTCGCAGCACCTCGTCAAGCTCGCCGGGAAGAACGTCGAGCTGGTGAAGCGAGCGGAGGCCGCGGAGCACGAGAACCGCGTCATGAAGCTCGCACGTCGGATGGAGATCCGCGGGCTGCACACGAACCTGTCCTTCGAGGACAAGATCGCGCAGCTCATGGAGGTCCCTCTCGACAAGCTCGCGACGATGGAGCAGGCGGTCGAGATGGCCGCCGGCGGCGTGCGGCTCGGGAAGGTCGCGGAGACCGACTCGGGCAGCAAGATCGCGTCGTCCGGCTACGAGCCGTCCGGGGGTTCCTCGGACGTCGACGAGCTGGAGGTCTTCATCGAGAGTCAGGCGGCTCTCACCTGAGCCGGGATGACCTGAACAGCAGAGAGACCGTCAACAAGGAGATCTGAATCATGGCCAGCTACGATCGCAAGTTCGAGGTCATCCAGCCCACCCTGGACCGCCTCGTCCGCAAGCCCCTGGAGGTCGCCGACGTGCGCCTCCTCGACCCGACCGGCGCCGGTGGAGCGGTGGTCGCCCTCATCGCCGGCGAGCTGGTCCAGCTCGACTCCACCTACAAGTGGATCCGGGCCGCGACCTTCACGCAGCCGTCGTTCTTCTCGGTCGAAGACCGGGGCGACTACGGCGTCCAGGCGTCGCGCAAGCTCAGCGCGATCATGGGCGGCGGCGCCTTCGAGTGCGACACCATCGTCTACAACACCGGGCTGACCACGGTCGGCGCGGCGGTGCAGGCAGGCGTCGTCAACAACAGCCTCTCGGGCAGCGTCAACCGCGCCGGCCTCGTCGCCAGCGCCGGCGGCGTCGTCCTCGGCTACGTCACGCGCGTGGCGGCCCTGAACAACGGCCTCCTCCGCATCCTCCAGACCCTGGTCTGATCCCCCTCATCGGACGCAGACCCTCAACGAGATCCACGAAGGAGAACCAGACCATGGCCAGCCACAAGGAGATGCTCCTCAACCAGCTCTCCGACCCCGCCGCGAAGACCAAGATCGCAGCGAAGTTCGGAGGCTACATCCGCGACCGCCTGCGCGAGTCGTCGTTCGCCGAGCAGGTGCTCCCGCCGGAGAACGTCGACCGCTCGCAGTGCCAGGTCTCGACCCAGCACGACTCGCTCGTGAAGATCGAGTACCTGGAGCCGCGCTCGCGCGCGATGACGGTGACGTTCCGCGGCGAGCCCCGCGCGAACTTCATCCGCGGCGAGAAGGTCGAGGTGCCGTTCATCACCGTGATGAGCGACATGTTCCAGAAGCCGGAGCAGGAGTTCCTCGCGTACGCCTTCCCGATCGGGAAGGTGATCGAGCAGAACGCCGTGCGCGACCTCGGCGAGGTGCAGGACCGCGAGTTCCTCATCCACATCGAGGCCGCCATCCAGGCGCTCCAGACCGAGGCGAACGGCGGCACCCCGACGGCGCTCAACGCGACTACGGTCGGCGCCGGCTCGGTCGTCGAGTTCTCGGCGACGAAGGGCGAGCTGGCGCGCATCGCGGCCAGCAACACGGCGGTCTCGCTGCCGATCCAGCGGCCGGACATCATCCGGCTCATCAAGCTGCTCGACGGCAACCGCCTGGAGAGCAACCTCATCCTGATCACGACGGTCGACTGGGACGACATCCTGGCGTGGACCGTCGAGGACCAGGGCGACAAGCTCCAGTCCGAGACGGCGGTGCAGGGGTGGAAGTACAACCTCCTCCTCGGCAAGCGCTACGTCCGGACGATCAAGACGGACATCCTCCGTCCCGGCAACGTGTACTGCTTCACGAGCTCGGACTTCCTCGGGAAGTTCTACGTGCTCAACAACGTGAAGTTCTACATCGACAAGTACATCAACATGCTGAAGTTCGTCGCCTGGAAGGACATCGGCATGTCGATCATCAACATCGCGTCGGTCCGCAAGCTGGAGCTGTACTCCGGCGACGCGAACCCGACGACGAACGCGGACGGCATCCTCGGCTCGGTCACCCCGGTGGCGGAGGAGGATCTCGGCCGGCCGAACAACCGGGCGGGCAACCGCCAGTTCTTCCCGCAGGTGGTCAGCATCGGCTGATCGCCCCGCGGAAGGCTCCCGACTGGACCCAGCCACCGGAGGGGCATCGGCACTGCCGGTGCCCCTTCTGTGCATCAAGGAGATCGAACCATGGACAGCTCGCAGAACACGCTCCCCCGGCAGCTCCACCTCCTCGGGGCCGGCCATCACCCGTCCACCAAGACCGTGCGCCGGTCGCATCGCTTCGCCGAGAAGTCGTTCCTGATCGGCTCGCTGCCGATCCGGCCGAACCGGCGGGTTCCGGTGACCGTCGAGTTCATCGTCGGCCATCTCGACGAGATCATCGACCGCGTGAAGCGCGGGACGCTGCTCGTGCAGCACTCCGCCGACACGTTCGTCGATCCCGACGAGCTGCGCGCCATCGCGGCCGTCTACCGCGGCGAGACGCCGCCCGGGCCCATCGTGAAGCTCGCGCCGGACGACGAGCCGGACGACGACGTCATCGACAACCCCGAGGACGACGGCAACCACGAGGACCCCTCGCAGGTCGAGGAGCCCACGGACGAGCCGGCGGCCGAGGAGCCCAACCCCGCCGAGGAGGCGTTCGGCGAGGACGCTCCCGAGGCCCAGGAGCCCGCCGAGGAGCCCATGGACGCCCCGGAGGCCCCGGAGGAGCCCACGGAGTCCTACGACGCCCCGGAGGCCGACTACGACGCCCCCGGGGACCTCCACGAGCCCGAGCCGGCCATGGAGGGCATGGACGAGCCCGACATGGGCGGGGAGGCGCTGGAGGCCGCCCCGAAGCTCGCCGAGGAGGCTCCCGTCGACGAGGCCGTCGAGCCCGCCGTCGAGCAGCGCTGGCTGCCCGAGGGCTTCGAGAAGCTCGGCAAGAAGAAGCTGCTCGCGCTCTGCAAGGAGCGCGACATCACGGTGGAGGGCTCGCGGGTCGACGCCGACCAGCTCGTCCGCCTCCTCACCTCCTGGAAGAACGGCTGATCACGTCGAGGGTGAAGGATGGCTTCCCAGCTACAGGGTCTTGGTCAGCCGGCGAACATGCAGACGCTGGAGGCTCACATCCAGAGCGTCCGGTTGTTCATGCGTGACTTCGCCCAGCTCAACCTGCTGATCCGTGGCGAGGAGTCGTCCGACAGGATGATCGCGTGGGCGACCATGGACTTCCTGTCGAACTTCAACGGCACCCCGCCGTTCAGCACCTTCAACCTCGACGATCTCCTCTTCTCGTACAACCTCCAGCACTTCGCGGTGCGCGGGACCGTGATCTCGCTCCTCCAGAGCCTGATGATGATCTACGCGCGCAACCACCTGCCCTTCTCGGATGGTGGCCTGAGCGTGAACTTCAACGACAAGGCGCCCCTCATCCAGTCGATGCTCCAGCTCTTCCAGGCCGCGTACGAGCAGGACAAGCGCCAGATCAAGACGGCCATCAACGTCGCTGGTATCATGGACGCCGGCCCGAGTGGCGTGCACAGCGACTACTACGCCCTGAGTGCGATCGGATTCTACTGAGGAGGCAGCATGGCCTACGAAGTCTGCGTCGGAGACAAGTACCGGATCGAGGATCGCCTCAACGGCGGCGCGCGCCTCGGGCCGTTCCCCAGCAGCGGGCTGCCCATCGGCGGCCTGACCCTGATCTTCGCCGTCCCCGCGGTGACGGTGACCTTCACCGGTGCGCTCGGGGAGGTGCGGACCTGGGCCCAGATCCTCGCCGACCTGGTCGCCCAGGCTCCGACGGTGACGTCGAAGACGCGTCCGGCGAACAACGGCCCAGCGGGCTCGGGCAGCGCTCCCGGAGTCGTCCCGAGCAACCAGGTCGAGCTGAGGCTCTACCTGGACACCGGCATCACCATCGACAAGGACGGCACGGCCAACACGCTGCTGCGGATCCCCACGGCCGCCGACACCGTCTACCCCGTCGCCGTCGCGCAGACCAAGATCGTGGGCTTCACCCAGGGCCTGGCGCCGACCGCGTACGCCGTCCTCATCAACCTGAGCTGAACAAGGACTGGTCATGAGCCACTACGCAGAACTGGACCAGGAGATCGTCGCTCTCGGAAACGGGGCGACTTCGGGCATCTCGCGCGCCGACGCGACGGTGTTCGTCCACGCGCTGCGCAAGCTCGCCGCGCAGGGCGCGCCGGCACCGGATGCCGACCTCGCCGAGCACGCGACCGAGGTCGCGATGGGCGAGGAGGCTTCGCCCGCCGAGGCCGCGATGCACACGCAGGCCGGGGTGCCGGACGAGAGCGGCCACCTCGAAGGCGAGTTCGCCGTCCCGCTCGACCAGGTCGTCATGACCCTCGCGCAGATCGTCTCGAACAGCATGCGGCAGCACACCGCGTACTCGTTCTACGGCGAGATGATGCGAGATCTCGGGCGCGGCGAGCTGGCCGAGCTGTTCGACGAGCAGGGCAAGGACGAGATGAAGGAGATGAAGTACTTCCTTCGTCGGATGTCCGTGCTCCACCCGGGCGGCGTGCCGATCCCGGTGGCGCCGACGCCGGAGCCCAGCGCCGACGTCTCGGTCGCACTGCGCTACCTCATCGCCGGCGAGCAGCAGGCGATCGTCCTGTTCAAGACGCTGCACTCGATGCTCGGGGACAACCCGATGAAGTACACCATCGAGCAGACGATGACAGACGCCCAGGAGCACCTCGATCGTCTCTGGCAGTACATGCCGGCGACCGAGGCTCCGAAGCAGGCCGGCGCCAAGATCGCGAGCGTCATCACGCGCATGAAGCTCGCGGCGCGCACCGGGGCAGAGACCGCGCTCGGTCAGGCACTCCAGCAGGGCGTCGAGAAGCCCACGGCGAGCAAGCAGGCGTCGCCCCAGTGGCCCTCGCCGAGCCCCGGGGCGATCCCCGTGGGGCAGCCCGGCACTGAGCCGCTCAGCACGGTCATCGGTCGCGAGGCGCTGCTCCAGCAGGCGCAGCTCATGAACGAGAACCAGGACCTGCGTGCGCGCATGGACCAGGCCGCTCAGCAGCAGCTCATGGCGCAGCAGCAGCTCGAAAGCCTCGGCGCGGAGAACGAGAACCTCCAGATGCAGGCCATGCAGGCCAGCGATCAGGCGCAGATGGCGACCGAGCAGGCGCAGCTCTCCAGCGAGCAGGCGGCGGCGCAGGCGGACGCGAAGATGCGGCTCGCGATCCGCGTGCAGCAGCTCCGCCAGAACCTCGCCGACATCGTCTCGGCCGACCCCGTCCAGGAGGAGGGTGTCGGCTTCGGCGAGCAGGCCGGCCCCGGCAGCGTCGCGACGTCGTCGCAGCAGAACCAGATGGCCCAGCAGGCCGCCGCCATGGACCCCACCGGCGGCACCGGCGGAGCCCCCACCCAGGAGGCCGCCGAGGAACAGCAGCAGGCCGCCAACGCGCAGCAGGAGGCTCAGCAGCAGACCGCCCAGGCCCAGCAGAAGACCAAGGCGGACAGCTCGAAGCCGAAGGGCAAGGGCGGCACGACGGTCTCCGTGAAGACCTCGGGCATGCCCTCGCTCGTCAAGAAGCCGCTCGTCGAGGCGGGTCACGCGATCGGCGAGGGCATCGGGCAGCACCTCGAACAGGCCGGCAGCGACGCCATGCGCGGCGGGCTGAAGACGCTCAAGGAGCGCGTCCGCGCCTACGGCAAGGACCCGAAGGTCGTCGGCGGGGCTGCGCTCGCCGCCGGCGGCTACGTCGGCGCGAAGGCGCACGGCATCAAGAAGCAGCACGAGCGCGACCGAACCCAGAAGGACATCCTGAAGGCCGTCCAGTCGATGGCGAACCGCTGAAGGAGACGATCATGAGCCACGTCAACGATCTGGAGGACTTCGTCAACGATCTCTCCGCCCCGGTGAAGATCGCGGAGACGGACCTCGACAACCTCAGCCTCCCCGAGCTGGAGGCCCTCATGGGTCTCGATCTCACGGAGGACAACGAGAAGGTCGCGTACCTCAACGCCTGCGTGAAGAGCGCGTACGGCGACGACCGGTACGGGTCCTGGCTCGATCAGTTCGCCGGCTCGCCGCTGCACGCGAAGGCCCTCCAGCTCTGCGAGGAGGAGCTGGGTCTGGAGCAGGAGCGGCTCCAGCGTCGGATCGAGCGGCAGGAGCAGAACCAGGGCGACGACGACATCTGGACGCGGCAGGACATGCTGCGACTCCAGAAGGACATGCTCATGCTGGAGCTGCACAAGTCGAAGGCCGGTCCCGGAGGCGGCAAGGACCCGACGATGCAGCCCCAGGCCGGCGCGGGGCCCGCGGCCGAGGCGCCCCCGAAGCCGGGCAAGACCACCCCGCCCAAGGAGGGCAAGACCGCCTCGGACGTCCAGACGGTCGGCCAGATCAACAACGGAGACCCGGCCCAGCCGTCGTGGCCTCGCGCCTCGCTCGGCGTGGACGCGGCGGGTCGGCGGGCGACCCCCGAGGAGGAAGCCGCCCAGGGGCGCGCCGACACCCACGTGCAGCACCGTGATCCCGTCACGAAGTCGGCGGGCGCGGCGACGCAGCTCGGCGAGGCCGTGATGAAGCGCATCGATCGCGCGCCGGGCGCCGTCCAGCGCGGGGTCGGGATGCTCCACAACGTCGGCGCTCGGCTGGGCGCGAAGTCCACCGAGAGCGCGGTCGGGCGCGGCATCATGGCGGCCGGCGGGGCTGCGGCGGGAGCAGGTGCGCTCGGTGCCGGGGCACTCGCCTCGCGCAAGAAGGAGTCCAGCGATCTCACAACTTCGGAGCGCGAGGACCTCAAGAAGAAGCAGTTCGCGCTGCCGGAGAAGAGGAAGTACCCGATCCCCGACGAGGCCCATGCCCGCAACGCGCTCGCTCGCGCGGCACAGTTCGCTTCGCCCGAGGAGCAGAAGCGCATCCGGGCGGCCGTCGATCGGAAGTTCCCCGGCATCCAGCTCACCAGCGCCAGCAAGCCGGCGAAGCCCACGGTCGGTCTGCACCACGTGCCCGACAGCAAGAAGGAGTCCTCGCTCCTCGCGGCCGTGGGGGGCCACCGCGGCCTCCCTTTCGGCGATGAGGGCAAGATCGCGAGCGTCATGAGCACGCTCGCGATGGATGCCGGGTCGCAGGCGAAGCACCTCGCGCGCATGGGGTCCTACGCCCGCAACGTGCAGAAGGTCCCGCACGCCGTGGTCGCCGCTCGCAACGCGGAGATGCGTGCGTTCACCCCGAAGGCGCTCCCGACGGCCGCCGCGGCAGCCACCCACACCCCGCCCCCGGTCGCAGTGACGGTGGCCAAGAAGAAGACCCCCACGCAGGCGATCGACCCGATGGCGCTGTCGCGTCATCTCGCCCAGACCAACCCCCAGCAGGCCATCCAGGCCGGGCGGCAGTTCGGGGCGCCGGTGGTCGGCAACGCGGCGGTGCTCGATCAGCTCTCGCAGATGAGTTTCGGCAAGCTCAGCGTGAGCAAGAGCTGGATCACTCGCGTCATCCGGCGGGCGAAGGCCACCAAGCTGCGGGTTCGGGACTCCGCTCAGAAGCATGAGGCAGCGTGGTGGGATCACCGCGTGAAGGGGACCGAACTCACGGACGCGGCCAAGAAGCGCGGCTTGGCTGCTGACGAGCTAGCCGACAAGTTCAAGAGCATGAAGGGAGCCATGAGCTGATGCTGCCCATCGAACGGCTCCGGGTGCGAAGCCTGGACGTGGACTCGAACGAGGTCACGTGGGGGATCGCAGGATCTTCCATGGAGGACGCGCTCGACTACACGTTCCAGGTCTTCCGCTCGGAGTCGCCCGAGGGCCCGTTCGAGCCGATCACGCAGACGTTCGAGGACCGCTACATCTTCGTCGACCGGCGTCTCCCCGCCGGCGACAAGTTCCGCCAGATCTGGTACCGGCTGCGCGTCACGAAGAAGGGTGGCCAGACGCCGGTCTTCGAGGACTTCGGCCCGGTCTGCCGACAGGCCGAGCCCGATCTCGTCGCGAACTACATCCGCCGCATGGAGCTGACGCTGTTCACGCAGGCGACGGCGCGGCTCTGCTGGCTGTTCAAGCGGCGGACGTTCGGAGCCCGCTGCCCGTCGTGCTGGGATCCGGTGAGCGGCAAGAAGGCTCGGGCGAACTGCCTGACCTGCTACCAGACCGGCTTCCTCCGAGGCTACCTCAACCCCATCGAGGTCTGGATCCAGATCGATCCGGCCGCGAAGGCCCAGCAGAACCAGGGCCAGCAGGCCGCTCAGCACACCGCGACCACCGCCCGAACGTCGTTCTACCCGAACATCGTGCCGGGCGACGTGATCGTCGAGGCCGAGAACAAGCGCTGGCGCGTCGACAAGGTCACCCAGTCGGAGCGCCTTCGTACCCCGATCAAGCAGGAGCTGGTGCTCCTTCAGATCAACGACACCGACATCGAGTACAAGCTCCCGATCAACCTGGACGAGGCGCTGCGCGACATCCAGCCGTCGCCGCCTCGGATGTTCACGAACCCCACGGACATCCAGTCGTCGATCGACGAGCGTACCCCCGACGTCTTCGCGAACTACCGCACGTACCCGCGCGGTCCCCTGGAGGAGTGATGCGATCCGAAGCACCGAGCGAGAAGAGCTACCACCGCGCCATCCACCGGCGCGACGTCGCCGAGGGCGCGGCCAAGGGCGGGCTCGTCGGGGCGGTCGCCGGGGCCGGCCTGAAGCGCCTGGGCCACAAGGCGGGCCCGCTCGCCGGCGCGGCCCTGGGAACCCTCGTGGGCGGGGGAGCTGGGCATCTGAAGGGCAGGGAGCGTACGCTTCGGGACACGACCACCCAGGAGCGTCAGCACATGCGCACCGAAGCACGAACGAAGAAGAGCAGCGTCGAGGACGCCTTCATGCAGGGCTTCGAGGACGGGATGGCGAAGGAGGCCGTCCTGCCCGCGCTCGCGGCGGTCGGTGCACGCGTCGCGCCCATGCTCGCGCGGGCGACGCCGATGCTGGCGAACCTCGGGCGCTCGCTCGTGGGCGGCGGCATGCGTGCGGCGAACGCCGTGGGCATGGGCCAGATGGCGACCGATCTCGTCCGCAAGGGCGTCCGCTCGTCGCCGAACTTCATGCGCAACGCCGGCATCGCCGGCATCGGTGCGGGCGCGGCCGGGCTCGCCGGCGCCGGGTACATGGCAGGACGAAGCTGATGGATCCGGTCTTCGACACGTTCGGGGAGAAGGTCGCGGCGCTCACCCCCATGGTGCGCCCCGGCCTCCTCGAACGTTCGCAGTTCAAGCTGATGCGGACCCGGGCGCCGAGCGCGCCCCGGGCTCCGATGCCCGGCACCTTCGGGATCTCGACGAAGACCGCCGTCGGGGTCGACGACATCAGCACTGTCGTCCACGAGGATCCACTGCCCTCGACGCACAAGGGCCTCGCTCGGAAGAAGACGGCCATGGTCCACCCGTCGATGCAGGCGCCGTCCGAGACGATGACCCGCGAGAAGTGGAAGCAGACGTTCAAGGACGTCCCGATCTCCATCCTCGCCGGCGGCGTGGGCTACGGCATCGGCCGGACGCTCGCCGAGGTGATCGGCGAGAAGACCGTCGGCAAGATCATGGTCGAGGGTGGTGGCACGCTGAACGCCACGATGCGACCTGGGTGGGTGAAGGCCATGCCGTTCGTGACGGCAGCCCTCACTGCCGGCGGCGCGTACGCCGGCAGCCGGCTCCGCGAGGGGCTGAAGAAGCGGAGGGAGGGGTGAGCGCGACGACCCCCACGACTCCCGAAGGACCGCTCGTCGGACGAGGCGTCTTCGCTCCGTCTTTCGAGGTCGTGCGCCATGTGATCTCGTTCCTGAAGTGGCGCTTCTCGAAGTTGCCGCAGGGTGCCTACCGCTACGATGCCGACGCGGAGGGGCCCGAGCAGAAGAACAGCGAGATCTACATCGGCGCGGACACACCGTACCGTCCGGAGTCGATGGGCAAGCGCCCCGCGATCACGGTGCTGCGCTCGCAGCTCGTGGGGGCCGGCGTCGGACTGGGCGACCTCGCTTTCGTGGATCTCGCGACCGGGGCCAAGGTCCGCATGGACATGTACCCCACGAACATCATGATCAACGTGCTCAGCACGGAGCCGGTCGAGGCCGAGGGGATCGCCTGGTTCATCCTCCGCGAGATCTCGGCGTTCCGCGACGAGATCTGCAAGGAGTCGAAGGGCCTGATCCTCTACATGGGGACCAGGCCGATGGTGTCCCCGCCGTCGCCGGCGGGATCGCTCGTCGACTCCCCCGAGGTGGAATGGACGGCCGTCGTGCTGTCCTACCCCTGCTACATCCAGGAGCAGGTCACGATGCTGCCGCTCAACCGGCCGATCGTGCAGGGAATCGACGTCACCGCAACCACCAGCCCTCCGGCCGCTCCCGTCGAGCCGGCGGTTCAACTACAGGGGACGGCGGTACTTCAGCCGCCCCAGACGGGCTCGGACCGCGCTGCTGCAACGGGTGCTGGCGCGGATCTTCCACAGACGGGCCAAGACGAGGCACAATACAGCGAGCCTCTGACGGTCAAGATCCAGACCCGCTAAGGAGAACAGCACATGGCCAGCCCCACCATCGAGAGGCCCAGCGTCCAGGTCATCCAGGAGTTCCGGACCGTCAGCCCGACCATCCTCGTCCCCACGATGCCCGCGTGCGTCATGGGTCCGTGCGTCCAGGTCGTGGAGGCGGTGCAGGACGACGGGAGCCTGAACCCCGAGGCCCGCATCGCGCTCCCCGCGCGCATCCCCTTCGCCTTCGTGTCGTCGCCGTTCGAGTACGCGGCCATCGGCACCGACGCGCTGGAGGTCAGCGTCAACAACGCCGCGGCGGAGCAGGTCGTGTTCCCGACCGGCCCGAACCTCACGGTCGATCAGGTCGCCGACGCGATCAACGAGGAGGCCATCCCCGGCCTCCTCGCGGTGGTGGAGACGAGCGGCACGCAGAAGCGCGTCGTCATCTACACGACCGTGACCGGCGAGAACGCCTCGCTGGAGATCGGCGCGGGCACCCACGCCGACGTCATCGCGGCCTTCGGGATCACCCGTGGGTACCGGAACGTCGGTGCGTCCGGCTACAACAACTACTGGGCGCTACGCCTGGGCAAGCCGGACTACCCCGATCCGCGCGACATCATCGACGAGGTCACGATCGACTTCGACACCGTCCGCCTGTTCATCAACGACGGGTCGGGCACGGTGCGCGAGGCGCTGCGCACCGAGTCGTTCCTCGACGGCGCGACGGCGGCGGTGACCGTCCAGGACGACGGCGACGGGGACAACCTCTCGCCGTACCTGAACTTCGCCGGCGCGGTCTTCCACGACAAGCCGGCGCAGCTCGTCGGCACGGTCGACTGGACGACCCTCACCTACCCCGGCGACTTCGGCGTGCTCACGCTGGAGATCATCATCAACGGCGTGACCGTGGTGGTGACCTTCGCCAACCCGGCCGACGCCACCGCGGCGGCGCTGGCCATCAACACCGCGCTCGGCGTCAACGGCACCTGCGTGCTGAACGGCTCGAACCAGCCGGTCATCACGTCGGCGATCACCGGCGCCGGTTCGTCGGTCGAGATCGGCGCCGCCGGCACCATCAACGAGGCGACCATCGGCCTGGCGGTGGGCTCGTACGCGGCGGGCCGCCCGAGCCGTGCCCGTGCGCAGGGCATCACCGACCTCACGGCGGTGGTCTACGCGTCGGACGTGCAGGGCCGCGTGCTCCGCATGAGCGTCGACGGCGAGCAGTTCCAGCAGCTCGTGATGCCGGTGACCGTCGTCTCCGCGGCGACGCTCGTCTCGGCGATCAACGCGCTCTGGGGCAACATCGCGAGCCTCAACGGCGCGAACCGGCTTGTGCTCCGCAGCCTGGCCACCTTCGGTGGTCGGGAGTCGGAGATCCGGGTCGACAAGACCGCGTCGGACGCCACGCTCCTCACGGCCATCGGCCTCACCGGCGTCAGCGCGCCGTTCCAGACCGTGAGCGTCGTCTACGGCAACGCTTTCTCGCCGCTCGTCGGCGACGAGGTGTGGGTCAACGGCGTGCGCGTCGGCGAGATCACGGAGGTGCCGGCGACCCCGGACAACCGCCTCCGCCTCAGCGCCGAGCAGCTCCTGACCTACACCGGGTCGTCCTGGATGATCGTGGCGAAGGGCCTCGACAACAGCGCGGCCACGGCGACGCGGCCCTCCAGCGATCTCCGGGTCGACGTGACCTCGGGGGCGGTGCGGACGAAGCACAACCTCTTCCGCGAGTCGAACGGCACGCCGACGAACGTCGGGCCGCTCGCGACGTACCTGGCGTACAACGCGCTCCGCAAGGACGTGTCGCCCGCCGGCACGGACTTCAACCTCCTCCGCTTCGGCACCACGACCGATCTGGAGGCCGCGCTCGCACCGCTCGACACGCAGAACCCGCTCGGGCTCGGGATGTACTTCGCCCTCCTCAACGCCCCCGGCGTCGAGGTGACGGGCCTGGGCGTCGACGAGACCAGCGACACCGAGCCCGAGGGCTCGCTGGCGAGCTACGTGCGCGCCTTCGAGTACCTGGAGTCGAAGGACGTCTACGGCATCGCGCCGCTCACGCACGCGAACGCCGTGGGCCAGGTCGGCCAGGTGCACGTCGACGAGCTGTCCAAGCCGGAGAACGGCCTGGAGCGCATCGTCATCCTCAACCCCTCGCGCCCGACGCGGAAGGCGGACACCCTCGTGGCCTCGGCCGCGACGGCGAACGTCGCCGGCCCGCCGACGAACGTCGTGAACACCGGCATCGCCGATCTCCAGGCGAAGCTGGCGGCGCTCGGCAAGCCCGGGCCCACCTACGTCGAGGCGGACGGCGTCTACCTCAAGTTCGAGGACGACGAGAACCTCTACCTCATCGAGTCGGTGAGCGGTCCGAACGCGACCGTCAACGACGGCCCGCTGAGCGCGAGCAACACGCTGTTCAAGGACGGCGGGGGCTCGCCCCTCTTCACCACGGCGATCGTCGATCGCCCGGTGTCGGTCTTCATCCTCGGCGGCAGCCTCGGCAGCCGCACGGACGAGGCCGACGCCTATGCCGCCATCGCCCGCGGCTACCTCGACCGCCGCGTCATCTGCACGGCGCCCGACACCGCGAAGGCGTCGATCGACGGGCTGGAGACCCAGCTCGCCGGCTACTACCTCGCGGCGGCGCTCGCCGGCAAGATGTCGGCGGTCTCGCCGAGCCAGCCGCTCACGAACGAGACGCTCGCGGGCTTCACCGGGGTCATCGGGTCGCAGGACCGCTACTCCGAGATGCAGCTCAAGATCCTCTCGGGCGGTGGGCTCTGGGTCTTCTACCAGGAGGCCGACGGGCAGCCGGTGAAGACCCGCCACCAGCTCACGACCGACATGACGTCGATCGAGAAGCGAGAGACCAGCATCACGCGGGCGCTCGACTTCACGGCGAAGTTCATCCGGGCGGGGCTCAAGAACTTCATCGGGCGCTTCAACATCACCCAGAACGTCCAGGACGCGATCTCGATCGTCATCGACGGCCTCGCCGCGTTCCTGATCCGTCAGGGCGTGCTGAAGAGCTTCGAGGTCAACGCCATCCGGCAGTCGGCCTCCGCGCCCGACACGCTGGAGATCGACGTCACCGTCGGGGTGCTCTACCCGCTCAACTACATCAAGATCACCCTGGTGATCTGAGGTACGCCATGCCCGAGTTCCGCTACGACAACGTCGCGCGCGCCTTCGACGAGGAGCTGGAGAAGGAGATGCTCCAGCACTCGTCAGAGAAGGCGGCGAAGCACCAGCCGGAGCCCGAGTCGGGCATCCAGCGCATCGCCAAGGGCAAGACCCCGCTCGACGAGGTCAAGGCCATCATCGACGCCTCGCGCTCCAAGAGCGCCGCGCAAGAGGTCGCGGAGCATCGGGTTCGCGGGAAGCTCGCCGCTCTCCGCGACGGGCCGCGGGAGCAGGTCGAGCAGTTCATCAACCTCGCGAAGAACGGCTGACAGGTAGCCGGAACAGGAGATCAGCATGGCCAGCTACGACAACTGGAAGCCGTACGAGGGCTACGTCCAGAGCGGGGGCGAAGGCCCCGGGATGGTGGACGGGCAGTTCCTCAGCGGCGCGTTCATGGGCATCTTCGCCGGTCCGCCGCGTCTCGCGTCGGTCGGCGGCGCGCTCACGCTCGGGGCGGCGCTCTCCTCGCCGGCGACGGCGAGCCAGATCGTCTACCCGGTCGGCATCACGCAGAACATGAACCTCAGCCACAACCGGCAGTTCAGCCGGATCTTCGAGCTGGGGTCGGAGCGCAGCTACTTCATCTCGGGCCGCACCATCGGTCAGCTCGGGCTGTCGCGCGTGCTCTACCACGGGCCGAGCATCCTCCGGACGCTCTACGCCTACTACCAGGACCTCGTGCCGAACACGCTGGTGCCGAGCGTGTTCCCGAACGTCGGCGCCGGCGCGATGCCGAACCCGCACGACGTCGTGATCCCGCCGGGCTACGAGAACTTCTACGCCAACCTGGCGTCGGACCTGTTCTCGCAGCCGATCGGTCTGCTCGTGGTGCTCAAGGACTCGAACCTCGACACCTACGGCGCGTTCTACCTGGAGTCCTGCTACATCCCGAACCACACGTTCGCGACGGATGCGCAGGGCGTGATCATCCAGGAGTCGGTCGCGGTGCAGTTCGAGCTGCTGATCCCCATCGCGACGCGGAGCATCGAGCTGATCACCTGAACGGGTGCAAGAGAACGAACCAGAGCCCCGGGCGCTTCGGCACCCGGGGCTCTCGTCGTTCTAGGGGCATGACCACCCCTTACGAGGTGGGCCTGCCCGTCGTCAGGACTCCAGCTCGGCGATCCGCTTCTTCAGCTCCCGCTCCGACAGCTCGGAGAGCTTGCCGTCCTGCTTCTCGGCGAGGATCTGGAGGAGCTTCTCCTTCTCCTTCTTGTTCTCCGCGCGCCGCTTCGCGTCGGCCTCGTCGGCGAGCTTGACCTCGATGACGCGCTTGACGGTCTCCAGCGCCATCTCCAGCCGGACGTGGGCCGGGGTCTTGGCCGTCGACACGAAGCTCTCCTCGGTCGCGTCCTTGAACGCCTTGTTGGCGCTCTTCGCGATCGCGTCGAGGTTGAAGCTGTCGTTCGAGCGCAGCGGGACATCCCAGAGCTGTTCGACGTTCAGCTCTCCCTTCGCCGAGGCGAAGCGGAGCTTGTTGCGGGTGGCGTACTCGAAGAGGTTGATGTTGCTCACGATCTGTCTCCTTGTGTGTTGATGATCAGGTGCCGACGTGGACGTTGAAGATGCGCTGCTTCTTGCCCTGCTGGGCGCGGACGAGGAACGTGTCCTTCTTGGTCGACGAGAAGCCCAGGCCGGCCAGATGCCCGTCCGTGGGTCGGCACTTGGTCTTGTCGCCGATGATCTCGAACACCTTCCGGTGCTCTTCGAGCCGCGGGTGGAGGAACTCGTTGTAGAACCCGCGCATGTCTTCGTCGCTCTTCGCCCCCTCCAGGACGAAGAAGGTGTGCTTGTTCCCCACGGCGTTGTCGCCCCAGTAGTTCGGGCTGAGCATCACCGTGTTGACCTTCACGTACCGCTCGGTCGTCAGGCCCCACTTCTCCTGCGAGATGTTGGCGGACGTGATGCCGGGATCGCCGGCCTCGACGCGCTCCACGACGCCGTTCTTCAGGTACAGCGTCACGACCGCGACGTCCTGTCGATTGCGGACCTGCTTGTTGTATGAGTAGTGCGTGAGCTTCCCCGCGTTCTCCACCTCGATGACGAACCCGGGGTTGTTGCTCTCGCGCTGGTTGTAGTTGTTCACGACGACCCGGTACGCGCCATCCGGCGGCTTGGCGGACCACACCACGTTCTCGACCGGCTCTCTCGTCTGGCCGCTGCCAGCGTTCATGTCGACGTCGAGCACGCCGCCGGTCCAGCCGCGCTTGTTCCCGAAGAAGATGTGCTCGTGCAGGCCTCGCACCCCGCGACCCGCCGGCTCGTGGATGTGGATGTCCAGGTCGTCGTAGTTGAACCACGACAGCGAGACACGAAGGAGCGCGCTGTCGACCTTGCCGCCGGCCTTCTTCACGCGCTCCTTGATCGAGTCGGCGACGTTGCCACCGTAGGACCACGCGAAGTCGTTGCTCCAGCGGAAGAGCTGCTTGGGCTCCGGGTGCACCGGCGCCGTCAGAGCCATGAGGTTGCCGAGGTGCCGACCGGTGAAGAAGACCTCCATCGCCTGCGTCTCGGGGAGGACGCGGGTCATGAAGTCCTCGATCGAGATGTCCTCGGCGCGCTCCTCGTCCTTCGCGCTGCTCTGCTTCGTCTGGGCATGCTTCATGAGCACGTCGCCGATGCCGCCCTTCATCAGAGGCCGGGCGGCGCCGTCGACCCACAGCACGTCCTTCACCGACACGTCGCTCATGACGGCGAACCGGCGCTCCAGAGCGGGCTCCAGGCCCAGCGTCTCGATCGTTTCCATCGCCTTCTTCACCATGCCGGGCGTGATGAGGGCGGTGGTCCGCTTGTAGTTCTGCGGGGCGACCTTCGTCTCGAAGCTGCGCACCGCACGCTCGATGTCCTGGCCCTCGGAGAGATCCTGGACGAGGGTGCCGATGACGGTGTTGCGGAACCGAGCAGCCGGGCTACCTGCGTTCGACCAGACGAAGAGGGAACGCTCGGCCGGCGAGAGATCGGTCGCCTGGTAGCGTCGCTGCATCTTCTGGAACTCGACGACCGCTCGCTTGTGCTCCTCGCCGCGGTAGAGGCTGTTGCTCTCGATGAGCGAGAGCACCGTCTCGACGGCACCGTAGGAGAGCTCGACGAGCCCTCGCTCGAAGACCTGGACCGTCGTCCGGTAGTTGCCGCGATCGGTGTCTGGCAGGGCGGAGCGGAAGCCACGGGGGATCTCGCCCGTGTAGAAGTGATCCCAGGTCAGCGCCTTCTGCGACTCCTTGTCGAGCGAGCGGGTCTGCTGCGCTCCGAACTGCGTCTCGTTCTTCCCGACTCGGAAGATGTCGCGGATGCCTGCCGAGATCACGGCCTGCCGAAGCTCAGTCGCGACGATGCTGTACGGACCAGGCGCGCTCTCCGCGGCGCGGTCCCAGATGGTGATCACCTTCCCGTTCGAGATGGTGATCACGCTGCCGGCTCGGCGGATGAACTGCTTGCAGCACGAGCAGTCGTGCTCGGTGCGCTTCTTGAAGATCGGGTTGGTTCCTTCGGGGAAAGAGCTGAGGTACTTCGACCAGAGATCGTCCCCGTCCAGGTTGGCGACGAAGACGGCGTTGATCTCGCCGTCCTTCGTGATGCGCTGGAAAGTGTCGGCGACGACGCGGGCGAACGCGGGGAAGTGGTTCATGTGGGTCCTTCTGTGTTCGGTGTGTTCGGTGGAACCTTTACATGAGCTGATAGGAGAGATCGTGAATGACTCCGCGCCGATCACTGGACAAACGAAAGCCCCGGGACGACGTCGCCGTCCCGGGGCCTGCGCCTTACTGGCAGAGGCAGTAGCGCACGTCTGAGGCGCTACGCCGCGGCCCTCTTCGAGGACCGACTCGCCTTGGTCCTCTCGCGCTTCTCCTTCCTGCGCCACTTCCGCAGGGACGCCAGCCGGTTGTAGCCCGCCTCGATGAGGCGGTCGGTTGCCTCGGGGATGGTCAGACCCTCGCGGTTGGCCAGCTCGGCGACGTGGATGGTGGCTTCGTTCGAGACGCGGACGGTCTGCATACGGATTCTCCTGTGCCTGGGTGCGGTGTGGGCTGTCGCCCGGTGTGGTCCGCGCAGGAGCAGGCCGCATGCCAGCAAAAAGAACACGGCCAGAGGAGACCCGCGAGGGCCTCCCCGGACCGTGGAGGATCAGCGGACGTAGCCGCGCTCGGCGATCATCTTGCCGGCGCGCAGCAGGCCCTCGTCCGAGCCGACGTCGGGGTTCAGGCCGGTGACGTACCGGTTGAACATCGAGAAGGCCGAGGCGATCAGCGCGGCGTCGTGGACCTCCTGGTCGGTCAGGCCCTCCGGGCGCTCGACGAGCGCGTGGTTGCCGATGTTGTAGGCGATCGACATCAGGCTGACGTCGCGCTTGCTCATCGGGAAGCTCATGGTCGCCAGCTCCTCGATCGGCCTGGCGTTCACGAACCCGCCGAGGAAACTGCTCGCCGCCCCGAAGGCGAAGAAGACGTCCTCGAAGCCCACCTTGCCGTCGAGCGCGACGAGCACGGCGGCGTGCGACTTCGCGCAGAACTCGCAGCCGTTGAACATCGAGACCGTGACCGCGATCAGCTCGCGCTCACGGCGGCTGAGCGAACCGGGCTCGACCATGAGGAACTGCGCCAGCTCGCGCAGGCGCCGGCCGGACTCCGGGTAGGTCTCCAGGAGACCGATGATGCCGGGGAGGTTGTCGTTGATGTGGATCTTGCTCATGTGTTCTCCTCGGACGATCGTTGGTGATCGCCTCTTCACATGCTCATAGGGGCAAACGAAGGGCGGTTGCCTGGGGAGGCCGCAGCCTCCCCAGGCACCTGGTCAGCAGCCGAAGCGGCCGGTGCGGTTGTACTCGTTGTAGTGAGTCGGGTGGCCCACGCCGTTCCGCTTCGCCTGCTCGATGGTGTCGACGTGCACGCGGAGCGGCGCCTTCGTGCGCATCACGCAGGCGCGCCGCGCGAGGCCCTCGATGGGCTGCGTGGGATCGTGGACGACCTCGCAGGGGCCGAGGATCTCCACGTGCCGGGAGACGAGCACCGCGCTCTTCTCCCAGTCGCCGTACTCGACGCTGGAGCGGTCCATGCGCAGGAGACGCGCGTCGCTGATCTTGCCGCTCTCCGGGATCTCGTAGATCTCGATCAGCGGCCAGTAGTTCTTGATCTCGCGGAGCTTCGAGTTCTCCTGGACCGTCTGCCCGCTCACCGCGATGGCGCGGTGCGCGGACGGCAGGACGATCACCTCGGTCTCGTACAGCTCGGGCAGCTTGGGCCGGGGCCACGCCGCGAAGAGCTTGTCGAGCAGCGCGAGCCGGTCGCCGTAGCTCAGCTCGCGGTTCCCGTTGAGCTTCCGGATCTCGGCGTCGAGCTGGGGACCGGAGAGGACGATCTCGGTCTTCGTATCGGGCTTCACCAACGACGCGCCCTTCTTGGCGCGGCTTGCTGGTCTTCGTCTTGGTCGTGCGGGACACGGTCTGGGTCGTGGTCATGTTGCTCTCCTCGTTCGACGAGTCCATCTCGCCGATCAAGAGCTGATAGGGATCCGCTTTCCCAGTTCGCGGCCTCTGGGCTATACTCGCGGGCGATGGCTGCCCACAAGCTCCAAGGCCGGATGAAGCTCTACGGGTTCGAGATCTCGATCGAGAACGCGAAGGGCTCCGTGCGTCGGTGGTACGACCCTCACGGCAAGGAGAAGGGCCACACCAAGATGCACTTCGACTACGGGTACATCCGTGGGACGAAGGGCACCGACGGTGATCACGTCGACGTCTACGTCGGGCCAAACCCGGAGTCCGATCGAGTCTTCATCGTGAACCAGATGAAGAAGCCACCGGTCGACACCGACGGCGCGTGGACGCGCTTCGACGAGCAGAAGGTGATGCTGGCGTTCAAGGACGCCGCCGCGGCCAAGGCCGCCTACCTCAAGCAGTACGACGATCCGCGCTTCTTCGGCGGGATGAAGGAGATGTCCGTGGACGACTTCAAGACGAAGGTCATGGCTCGCGAGAACCACGGCAAGAAAATCGCGCAGGACGCCGCCCGGCTTGGACGGCTCTACGCGGAGCTGAACCTGGCACGCCTCGCCGGCGACGAGCCCATCGTGATGCCGAAGCTCGCCAAGAGCGAGCTGCTGGGAGAGGGGACGCCTGGTATCAGCACGCTGCCGGCGATCACCAACTACGCTCAGGCCACGATGTCGAAGCAGGAGCGCAAGGAGGCCGACCGCGAGATGAAGACGTCGGGTCTCTCCCACACCCACGAGACGACCCGCGGGCTTTCCAGGAAGGCGATCACCGAAGGCAAGCGCGTCGAGGCCGAGCACACCGACGACCCCAACACGGCGCGCCAGATCGCGATCGATCATCTCCACGAAGACCCGCAATACTACGAGAAGCTGAAGAAGGTGGAGAAGCACGCGGCCGACGACCGGGTGAGCCGCATCGCCGATCGGGTCGACGACGTCGGTCTGGCGATGCTCGGGGCTCCGAGCGCAGCGTACCTGACCGGCAGCGTGCTGAAGCGGCTGCCCAGCGCGAAGGCGCGCGCAGCGGGCGTCGGTCTCCAGCACGGGGTGGAGAAGCTCCGCGCCGGTGTCCACCACGGCGTCGAGGCCGCCGGGCTCGCGCTCGTCTCGCCGACCGTCTCGCATGCCATCGCGAGGAAGATCGACGAGAAGACGAAGAAGGCCAACGGCGACATGGCCCAGTACTTCATGGACCACCCGGAGAAGCTCAAGGAGAAGCAGGAGCGAGACCGGGCGAAGAAGGCCGAGCTGGAGAAGATCGCCCAGAGCATCTTCTCCGACTACGAGTACAAGACCGAGAGCGAGAAGACCGCGATCATCGCGATGCTCGGTCGGATGGGCGGGCTCGCCAGCCGGGCGGGCAAGGCGGTGTCCGGTGGGGCTCGGGCGGCGACCGCCGCGGCGGGGCAGGCCGCCGGACGCGCCAGCTCGGGGCTCAGCTCGGCCGTCGCCCGCGCCGGCGACAAGCTCAAGGGCGGGTTCATCGCCGGCGAGCGCGGCGTCAGCCAGGCCGTCGGGGAGCGTGCAGCGCGCATGGCGCGGACCCCCGGCTCGGCCATCTCGAAGGTCCCGGCGGTGACCCCGCCAGCCAGCGTGGCCAAGGGGGGCGTCCCGACCCCCGTCCCGACCACCACGGCGGCTCCTGCGGCCTCCGCAGCGGCTCCGAGGGGGTCGGGGAAGTGGAACCCCCTGAGCGCTCGAAACCTCGTCCTGGCCGGCGGTGGCGCCGCGCTGGGGCTCGGGGCGTACGGTGGCTACAAGGGGATCCAGACGGCCTCGAACCTGCTCCAGACGCACCACGAGGCGCCGCTGGCGCCCCCGGGGTTCGCCGGTACCGGGCGGGTGTTCTAGGCGGGGCGGGGCGGCCCCGAACGGGACGAGGGCCTCCACGCCTCGCTGCTATAGCTGAACCGGTCGGCGAAGCTCGGGCAGCCCCAGCTCCTCATCCGTGATCGGATCTCCCAGCTCGTACCTCTCGATGAAGAGATTGACGAGCGGAGTCCACTGACCGGCTATCGTGGTGGTAGGCGAGATCACTCCGATGACGCCGAGTATGTCGGAGAGAGCGATCGACGCGTCTACACGTTCGGACTCGTTCTCCTTCGAGAAGATGTAGTTCGAGCCCCACAGGCCGGATGCTGTAGCAACCAAGAAAACGAGATGATCGCGGAACCCCGCCTGGCGCAGGTACTCGGCCTGCACCAGACGGGGCTCGAACTGATCACTCACCAGCGCTCCATCCAGCGGAGGAGGGACTGGTCGGCGATGAGCGCAGCGCGAGTCGCGAGCGCCTCGGCGGTTCCGGCTTCGATGAGGCCGCCCGGCTTGCCACTGCTCGGGCGGACCTGCAACAGCAGAACCAGGGCGGTGTCGTAGCAGCGCTCCCAGTGGGCGCGCGCCTCGAACCGCTTGCTCTCGTCGAGGGCCTCGACCCTCTTCTTCACGGTCGTCATGCGTACTCGTGGGGCTCGGTCAGCGACTCGTAGAGCCGCCGAAGCGTGGTGTTCCAGGTGATCGATTCGCGGATGCGCGTCAGGAACGCCTGGATGCCCGAGCGGTAGAGCGAGTAGGCGCCGTCGTGGCAGTAGACCGCCTCGATGTAGCCCTTCTCGCGGTTCACGTTGGTGATCGCCCAGCCCTTGTTCAGGATGAAGTAGGCCGTGGGGCGGTCGGGATCCTGCCGCCCGTAGGGCTGCCAGCTCGCCGGCTTCTCGCCGGTGATCCACTTGGACTTCGTCATGAGATCGAAGGCCTCCTGGATGCCGAGCTTGTGGACGATGTCGAAGCACTGGAAGTCGTGGATGTACGTCCCGTGCTCGTTGAACATGATCTCTCGTGCCATCGGTGTCCTCGTCGGTTCGGTGTGGTGGATGGGGCACTCGCACTCGTGGTGCGCGCACCCGCAGGCATTGCAGGCTCCGTACGCCATCACGCCTCCACGACCGGCCCGTTGCGCCGGGCCAGCAGGTGCCGGATGAGAACGCCGTTGAGGGCGATCTCGTCGTGGGTCTCCCGCGCGACGCGCGAGATGCCGCCCATCTGGATGGCGGCGACGAAGTCGGCCATCTGGCCGCGCTTCACGCGCTCGCGCAGGCCCTCGATGGCGTGCGCCAGCTCGACGTTCCGGAGCAGCAGCTCCGCCTGCTCGTCGATCAGCTTCGTCACACTGGGGTCGCGGGCGAACTGCTTGCGCAGCTCCATCAGGTTCTTCACGGACATCTGGGTCATGTCCGCGAGCTGTGCCGGGTCGATGTCGTTGATGGTCATATCTGTCTCCTCCTACTACTTATAGCCGATCAGACGATGATCTTGTCACCGAAATCCTGCTTCTCGAAGACCCCGTTCGACTTCTCGTCTTCGATCGCATCGGCGAGAGACCTACCGTCCTCCAGGAGGATCTCCTCGTTCTCCTCCTGCTCGCGCTTCTTCCTCAGCTTCTCCTGCTCTCGGATTCGACGATCACGCTCCTCCTTCGGAACCGACGGTCGGGTGAAAGTCAGCAGCAGCTCGTTCTTCTCGCTGTCGGTGATGTCTCCGGGCAGCTTCGCCACGAGCTGCTGGAGGATGGCGTGCTGACGCTCGTCGTAGTGCTCGGGCCGACGCTGGGCGTCGAAGTAGATCTCCCTGATGTCCTGCGCGTACAGGTCGAGGAGGTTGGTGGGGCGGGTCTTGGTCGTGTCCGCAGTCGACTCGAACGCGCCGGCGTACTCCAGGAAGCTCTTGCCGGCCGCCTCCTGTGGCGCCGCTATGAGGGTGCGCAGAGCCTCGATCGGCTGGTGCCGAGGGAGGTGCTCCCGCATGAAGTCCTCGGGGGCGTGCGACGGCTCCGGAGCGGTGGTCTTACGCATCGTCGACAGGGTAGCGCTCCATCGCTTCCGCCGGCAACGCGACCATGGAATCGCCGTTGTAGTTCTTCCAGAGCTTCGATCGATCCGCCCAGGCATCGCCGGGGCCCAGGCCCTGGCGCCACCGAGCGACCGTGAGGCCCGACTCTTCGAGGACGTGTTCGATCGCGTAGTAGTAGAGCAGCATCTCGATGGGCAGCAGACCGAAGGTGTCCTCCTCAGCCGTCCACACCCACTGCTTGTCCTTCTCCTCGGTGGCCACCGCGATGCGGTTGGCGGCTGCCGCGGCAGCCCCGGGGCTCAGGACGCCACCGCTGCGGCCGATGTGGCCCGTGATGCGGGCGTGTGCGAACGTCGCGACGATGACCGGGCCGTTGACGAGGAAGAGATCGGCCGAGGGGAACTCGGTGTTGTCCCGCATCCAGTGCCGTCTCGTCTTCAGGTGGTTCCGGTTCTTGAACATGTCGAAGATCGCACGCGATCTTTCCTTGTTCCAGTCCGGGGCCACGACCTGGATGATCTCCTTCGGCTCTCGAAGGCACCACATGCCGATCGTTCGGGCCCATCGTGGGCTCAGCGGTCGGGCGTGGCCGGTGAACCGGATGCGTTCTGCGGGATCGAGCCCGCGCTTCTTCAGCTCAGGGGACGGGCACATCAGCCAGTCCCACCACGGGATCACGTTCATGTCTTCTCCGATCTGCATCGAGTCGAGCAGTACTTCCCATACGCCGGATCGCACACGCGGGCACAGACCGCGCAGGGAACGCCCACGCGCTGGAGGTGCGCGGTCTCGACGGCGATGGCCATCTCGACGTCGCGCTCGCGCAGGCCGAAGGCCTTGGCCAGGGCGTCCGGCGCGGTACCCTGCTCGAAGTGGAGGAAGAACAGCGCGCGGGCGAGCTGGTCGTAGTCGAGAGCGGTGCGCAGCACGTACTCCGGGAGATCCCACTGCCCCTTGAGCTGGCTTTGAGCGGCCTGGATCTCCGGGACGTAGCCGTCACCGAAGGCGTCCACGGCCCAGGCGTCGGCCTCCCTGCGCCGCTCCCAGCCCTTCTTCCGCCTGATCCCCCGGGTCTTCCTCCACTCCATGACGGCGGTCACCGAGACGTTCGCTGCGCGCGCCAGCGCCTCGTCTGGCATCCCGGCGACAGCCTCCTCGTACCACCCGTCGAGATCCTTGAAGCTCTCGGTGTGGGTCTTCGGACGCGTCGGCTTGGGCTTCGAGGGCTTCCGCTTCGGACCACGGGCCAGCTCGCGCACCGAAGGCATCTTGAGCGCGGAGCGCTCGGCCTCGGTGATGATGCTGTCCAGCCGAGCCCGTACCGACCCCGGCAGGGTCGTGTCCTTCGGCATACTAACTCCTTACTCCTTGATGAGTTCGGGGACGATGGTGTATGTATTCTCTTCTAGGTGGGTCCGGCGTCAAGTACTAACTACTCACTCCTCACGCCCCACCTCTACCCCCTCCTTACCCTTCACCGATCGCTCTGGAGCTTCTTGTTCCTAGAATCCTTCAATCATGTTAGTAGTTAGTATGCTCTGAGAGAAAGGAGACCGACCCATGGGTGGTTCTACGATTGGCGGGGTCTTCAGGGCCAGGGGCGTCCTCAGCGCCGAGGCCCAGAAGCTCGTCCGCATGCACTGCGAGAGGGGGAACGCCCAGGCGATGATCGAGGCCGTCGCCGAGTTCCTGGTCTCCGACGGGATCGCTCGGGGACGGATCCCACCGAACGCCGGAGAGAAGAGGAAGGATCTCCTCGATCGCGCCGAGCAGGCCATGTACAAGGAAGCCGAGGAGTACCACTCGAAGGGAGGGGTCCTCGTCGCGAAGGGCTACGTCTCGATCACCGGGCTGGTCGCCGAGATGGCGAAGCACTGGCTTCGAGAGTTCTCGCCCCTGATCCCCACGGAGGTCAGCCTGAAGGGGACCCTCTCGGATCCGGAGGTCCAGGATCGACTGACCGTCGTCGCTCTGAAGCTGTCCGAGATCCTCGACGAGTACCGCGAGACGGTCGAGCACGAGAACGAGGCGGGGGAGGTGGTCTCGGAACAGAAGACCGGTACGCTCATGATCCCCCACGACAAGATCGAAGGCTTCTGCCGGCGAGCGGCGATCGAGATGTTCCGTGCGTTCGAGGAGCCCAACAAGACCAACCACGAGATCATCCACAAGGAGAAGCGATGACGTACAGCGACCTCTACTGGAACACGACGCCGTTCCTCAGCATCGACACCGAGACCACGGGCTTCGGACGCGACGACCGCATCTGCGAGATTGCCATCGTCGTGGCTCAAGGAACGCGGGTGCTCGACGTGTTCCACACCCTCGTGGATCCCGAGCGGTGGATCTCCGAGGGCGCACAGGCTGTGCATGGCATCAAGAACGAGGACGTCGAGGGCAAGCCGAAGTTCCACGAGATCAAGGACAAGGTGCTCAGCTACCTCCGGCGGGACATGCCGTGGGTGGCGCATCAGCTCAGCTTCGACGCCCGCATGCTCTCCTACGTGATCCCGCCGGAGGAGTGGCCGCACGGGGTGCCCACGCTGTGCTCGATGGAGTACGCGAAGAAGCACCACCCCTCGCTGAAGCTGCGCCGCGGCCACAAGCTGCTCGACGTCGCCGGCGCGCTCCAGATCAACTACGACCCCGCGGCAGCGCACAACGCCCTCAACGACGCCGAGATCCTCGCCCGCATCGTCCCCGAGATGATGCGCGACCGTCTGATCTCGCAGCATTACACGAAGCTCAGCCACGAGTGGCTGAAGTAGAGCAAGAGATCGAGCTGACGGGGCCCTCGCAGGCCCCGCAGTCGATCAGTTCAGGAACGGAACGTCCTCGTAGGCGTCGAGCGCCTCGCGCAGCGCCTTCAGGTTCTCGTAGGTCGGCTGGGCCTGGAGGATCATGAACGCGGCCACGCACGAGGAGTGGCTGTCGACCCGATCCGGCCCAGGCACGGCCTCCATCACCGCCTTCATGCGGTTCACCTGCTCGACGCAGAGCACGACGAACGGGTTCGGCGCGGACTTACCGGCCTCTGCCTCCACCAGCTCAGCCAGTGTCGGGGTTCGCTTCGTCCTCGGCATAGAGCTTCCTCGACTCCATGAAGTACCACCCCCAGACGTCCTCGTTCCAGTAGCGCTTCTCCAGCCGGCGTCGCTTCAGGTACTTCTCCTCGTCCTTCTGGAAGGACTTGAAGAGGTCCACTAGTTCGCGATCGCCCGCCTTGTATGCCTGCTGGACGAGCTTCTTGTAGCTCGCGACCCGAGCCTCCGATGCAGCGATGAACTTGGAGAGCTGCTTTCCCCAGTCGACTTCTGTCACTTCGAGATCTCACCGGTGTCGAGGTCGACGTAGCCGACGAAGCGGTACCTCCAGCCGAGCCCGTGCTCGGTGTCCTTCGGGTACTGCTCCGGCGGCTCGTTGAACGTGCAGCCCTCGCCGACGTGGAGGAACTGCATGTGCCCCATGTTCGCGCTGTCGAGCGCCTGGTTCTGGTAGGCGGCCCAGCGAGTGCCCTCGCGAGACCGCGACTTCATGATCTCCAGGACCTCGGGGTCGGGCTTGTCCATCAGCGCTTCCCCTTGAAGATGTCGTGCGCCGGATCGACGACGTTGTCGCGGTTGATGTAGTGGGGATCGACCGGCCGGAACATCACCTCCTCCATCCCGAGCAGCGCCGCGGTGTGGACGGTCGCCTCCTCGAAGCTGAAGGGTCGGCCGAGGTTCTCGCCGTTCGAGTAGAGATCGGGAGCGAGGTCATAGATGTACGGCGCGAGCAGCTTGTTCGTGTCGTAGCCGACGAACGGAGCCTTCGCCTCGTCCAGGATCAGCGGCCACTCCTGGTTCGACTCGCGGAAGGTGATCTTGCGGAGCACGCGCTCCGGCATCCACGCCGCGCTGTCGGGGTACAGCCCGTGGGGGAAGGCGTGGCAGTACAGCATGGGCTTGCGGTACTTCGACGGCGCGAAGCCGTGCTGGTCGAGCTTGGTGATCGCGTGGTCGATGCCACGGAGACCCGGCTCGGTCTGGACGAGCATCATCAGCTCGTGCTGCCACTGGCTGATGATGAAGCGGACCTGCCAGAGCCGCGGGACGAGGCGGCGGGTGTTGCGGACGTAGGGCGGGACCTCGGTGAGGTAGGCGAGATCGCCCGGCTTGAACGTCGTCTGCGGAGCGTGCTCCATCATGGCGACGAGCATCTCCTCGTCGGCGAGGGTGAGCGAGCGGGGATCGATGATGGTGATGGGGAGATCGGCATTCCTCCCCGTGTTCGGCAGGAAGATCGTCATGGTGCCTCCAAGGTCTTATAGCCGCGTATCAGCGTTTGGAGGCACCTATGTCGAGCGATCATCTCACGGTGAGCAAGGACGGAGAGGTCTTCGTCCTCCGCTCGTCCGACATCGACGTCAAGCAGGCCATCTTCTCCTGGGGCAGCTTCGGAACGGGCTTGCGCATCAAGGAGCACCCGGAGTACTACGGGCAGGATGTCGATCCCCGTAGCCCTCCTCCCGGCACCGTTCTGCGCGGTGAGGCGGCCCAGAAGTGGGCCACCGAGAACACCGACGATCATCTCTGGGAGTGGAGGCTGACGCGCGAGAGCGTCGAGGACCTGATGGGCATGATCGCCGGGTCTCTGGCGCCCGAGAGCCCGTACAGGATGGCGGTCGAAGAGGTCAAGGCGAGCGAGCACATCATCGAGGTGCTCAAGAAGGCAACGGAGGACACGTGAGCAAGGACATGCGCAAGAAGTGCCTGAAGTGCGATCAGGCGGAGCTGTACGCGAAGGTGGTGATCACGAAGATGGTCCCGCTCGCCGACCGCAACGGCACCCTCAAGATCGGCGGCCAGAAGCTCGGCCAGGCGGATCTGAAGTTCGCCTGGGACAACATCGGCGGCGAGAACGGGGTCGAGCAGAAGATCCGCGGGCCGATCATCTGCGGCAACTGCGAGACCGAGCACTTCTACGTCGTCGGCGACAAGAACCCGCTGCGTGTGGGCAGCACGCAGGAGGCGCGCGAACTCGGGTACGAGGAGCTGCGCACGAAGTGAGCGACTTCTTCCACACGAGGGGCAAGCCTCCCAAGGGCATCAGCTTCAGCCCGGGCATGACCGAGGCTCAGAAGCTGGCCCACGTGATGCGCGTCCTGGAAGCCTCCGGGTGGAAGATGTTCCATCCGATGGCGGAGCACGTGATCTTGAGCGTGGCGCTCAGGAAGGACACGTTCATCCAGGCGGACGTCGCCGACGTCATCGAACCGCATCCGCTGTGGGGCCAGGCCGCCAAGGACTACTTCAACAAGATCGTGACCCAGGGCTCCGAGATGAAGTCCTGGACCCAGGGCGCAATCGCTCCGGTCATGAACAAGCTCAAGAGGAAGGGCGTGCTGCTGAGCCTCGGCACCACGAAAGAGCGCCGCTCGCAGGGCGGATACACTACCCTCTGGAAGCTGAATCCCGAGCACAGGCAACGAATCACCGAAGAACGCAAGGAGGAGAAGATGGCAGCGAAGAAGAAGACCGAGCAGAAGAGCGACGACCCCCGCGCCTGGCACAAGAAGGCGATGTCGGTCTTCATGGAGCAGGTGGGCGACGGCAAGGGCCTCGACGGCTACACGTTCGCCGAGATCCGCAAGATCATGGGCCTCGCCGACCCGAAGGAGCCCGGCTACAACGAGGTCGCCCTGGCGATCACGGAGCTGCGCAATGAGGGCTTCCTCGCCCACAAGTTCGCGCACCCCTCGCTGAAGGAGGACTTCTTCGAGGGCGATCCGCTCACCGACATCCCGAACATCCAGAAGCGCGAGAACGAGCAGAAGCTCAAGCAGCTCGTCTTCTTCGTGCACCCGGCGGCGCTCGCGCTCGGCGACGACGTGCTCGCAGCGGTCGAGGCGGGGGAGTACCCCGAGGACCACGAGTACGACACGAACTCGACGGTCTTCGATCGTGACCAGGTCTACGCCTGGTTCGACGGCCTCGGCGAGATCATCGACCTCTACGTGACCGACGAGGAGCAGAAGGCCACCAGCGCCAAGCTCATCGCGGCCCTGATGCCGGCCAAGTCGGAGTGATCACCAACCGAGTCTCGCTCGGTAACGCATGCGGGCTGCATGAGAGTGATCTCTCGTGACAGCCCGCGCGTGTTTTGGGCACAAAGGAGAAGCTCAAGTGATGCAGACGACCCTGGCGCTCATCAAGCCCGACGCCATGAAGAACGGGCACATGATCGACATCCTGAAGTTCGCGACCGACTACGGTCTCGTCATCGCCGACATGATGAAGGGCACGTGGAACCGGACGCTGCTCGCGCAGTTCTACGTCGAGCATTAGGAGCGCGACTTCTTCGTCGACCTGCTCGACTTCATGTCGTCCGGGCCGATGGTCGCGATGACCCTCGTCGGCGACAACGCGGTCGAGAGGTGGCGCTTCCTCATGGGCGCGACCGACCCGAAGAAGGCCGCCCCCGGTACCATCCGGAACCTCTGGGGCTCGAAGACCGGTCCGATCATGTGGAACTGCGTCCACGGATCGGACAGCCAGGACAGCGCCACCCGCGAGATCGAGATCATCCGTATCGCCACGATGCCTCGAAGAGAGCGCTACGGCCGGATCAGCGGGTTCGGGGACGAGGCGATGCACCTCCTCAAGAAGCAAGAGGAGATCCGCACGAGGGAACGTGATCGAACTCCGGAAGGGTGACCTCTTCTCCTCGGGCGCTGACGCTCTGGTGAACCCGGTGAACTGTGTCGGCGTCTCGGGGAAGGGTCTGGCGAAGGAGTTCGCCAAGCGCTTCAAGGCAGGCGATCGAATGTACCGCAACGCCTGCATGAGCGGCGAGCTGACCATCGGCTCGGTCGTGATCTGGCGTGGCGAGCCGAGCGTCATCTACCTGCCGACGAAGGACCACTGGCGGAACCCGTCGACCATCAGCTACGTGAAGCGTGGGCTCGCCGCTCTGCGGCCGGAGCTGATGGTCGGCGCCTTCGCCAGCGTGGCCATCCCGGCGCTCGGATGCGGCAACGGCGGACTCCTCTGGGAAGACGTCAGGCCGCTCATCGAGAAGGCGCTGGGTGATCTCGACATCCGGGTGCTTCTCTACGAGCCGGTGTAGACTCGGAGCATGGCCAACGTCACGCTCACCCGCCCGCAGTACGACGCTCTCCGCACCGCCGCGCTCGCCGGCGATACCGCGGAGGTGTCGCGCATCCTCGACATCGTCGACAAGGCGAACTCGATCAAGCGCTACTTCCTCTACATCCGCTGGCAGGACGTCGGCGGGACTCCGCCGCCCCGCATCGAGCTGGGCAAGGGGTGGCCCCAGAACCGGACCTACAAGCTGGAGATGGACCGCCCGATCGCCCGCGAGGACGTGAACAGCGTCCTCTCGCAGAAGGCACAGAACCCCACGGCCGTGATGGTCACCCCGGATCGCGCCGGCAACGTGGGGTGGACGCTCATCAACGACTACAACTTCTCGATCGGAACATGAACATCATCTCGGAAGCTCTACGCAACTTGGTGACCTGGACGCAGGCCCCCGACCCCGACACGCTCGCGCCGCTGCTCGCGGCGATGACCGATGGCGATCTTATGCTCGCCATGACCCACATGAAGAACGACCCCGCGGGCCGGATCGCCTGGGCCGAGTACGGCCGGCGTCATGGCTACGTCGATTTCCAGATCAGCGCCGTCGTGTCGGAGGGCCGACTGACCGTCCGCTTCGAGGGCGACGCCAAGCCCGTCCATCACGGCGCGATCTTCGAGGTGAAGGCGTGACGCAGAACATCGGAGGTGCTCTGCTGCGTGTGCTGGGGGCGGCGGAGCGCGGCAAGGACGAACCGAACCCGGCGTCGACCTCGGACGCGTTCGACATCATCGACGCGATCCTCTCCTCGAAGGAGTTCCGGTCCAGGTGCCACGCCCTCTCGAACCTCTCCTCCGAGGTTTCGGTCCAGGCACGCAAGGAGACCTGCCGCTCGCTGCTCATCCTCATGACGAGCAAGCGAGACCCGCTCGAAGAGCCGCCCACGAAGGACGGCAAGACGGACTTCACCGTCTACGTCAACACGACGCAGGAGTACTGCTCGCTCGCGGCCCCGCGCCCGAACACCAGGTGGTCGGCGCACATCGAGGCGAAGTACAAGAAGTCGGCGGCTCCGGAGTGGGTGCGCGTCTCGCCGCATCTAGCGGAGATGATCAGCGCGTTCGAGGCCCTCTTCGGGATCCGTGGAAGCCTGCTGGTCGGGTGATCGAATCACCTATCAGCAGACACACGGAGGTGCTCATATGAGCAACGAACACACGAACACCGAATCGAACCCCAGCAACGACCAGCAGAACCGGCGGCACCGGAAGCGGAATCGCCGGCCCCGCACGATGCGGTGGTTCCACGAGAGCAACGTGGGCCCCGACCACGGCATCGCGAACACGGTCGCGAAGTTCTTCATCAGCACCAGCGACAACCCCGAGATCTTCCTCGTGCTGATGAACCGCGAGGACGTCATCCGCGAGGACGGCACCGTCGGGCTCAAGCCCATCTACGCCGGTGACATCGAGCGGAACGCGGTCCCGATCTCGATGATCGACCTCGACCAGCTCTACAACACGCTCGTGACGATGAAGTCGCGGCTGGAGCGGATGAAGGACGATTATCGTGCCCGGGGCAGCCGCACGGCCGTCGAGGCCGGCGTGGCGATCGAGAAGGCGGTCCTGGAGGCCTTCAACGAGAAGCCCCTCCAGCCGAAGCGTTCGCAGCAGCCCGTGCAGCCGCTGACGCATCGGATGGCCATCCCGAAGAAGCTGGTCGCCGGCGTGCAGCAGCACGCGCCGGCGCCGCCCGAGCCCATGCAGCAGCCCTCGCCGAGCCCCACCACGGACCTCGCGAGCATGCTGCCGGGCTGGTAGCCTGTACCCTCAACCCTCTCCGGCGGGCGCCCTTGCGCCCGCCTTCCTTTGCCCCATGAACGTCTTCTTCAACTGGCAGCGCATCAGGGAGATCACGGATCTCTACCTGCTGAAGGCTTCTTCGTCTCTGCGCGAAGGGCTCTTCTTCTTTCCCCACGCGTTCGGCTTCATGGCCAGCGTGGACGAGGAACAGAACGGGCTGCACGTCGCAGTCCCGCCCAAGATGGTTCGAGATCGTGCGATGTTCGACGGCTTCGTTCGCTACGTCGCGCACAGTCTTCCTCCGCAGGGACGGATCGAGGCCGCAGGCTTCCTGGTCCTCCTTCCGCGAGAACTTGCAGCGGAGATCGTAGAGGTCGGTCCTTCGGTCCCCGACGTGAAGCACGACCTCGTGTCGATCTTCCACGTCGAACACGTGTTCGACGGCGTCCACACCTGGGTGCTCGATCGCCCCGACGGAGAGTGGAAGCTGGTCGCGACGGGTACGCGCAGCACAATCCCGCCGTGTCTCCCCACGAGGGCGTACGGCAACACCGTGGGGCAGGCATGAATCTGAGCGATACGACGATCAAGTGGCGGTGGCAGGACCTCTTCCCCGCAGGGCACGGAGAGAACGACTCGATCGACAAGGACGTGCAGATCCAACCCTCGACGGTGGATCTCCGGCTCGGTCGGGTCTTCTACGTCCGCAAGGATCCGATGCTCACGCCCGGGATGATCGACCCCCGCACCTCGGACTCGACGAAGTACTTCGAGCGCATCGAGATGGAGGAGGGTAAGCCGATCATCATGTACCCCGGCCTGGCGGGGTTCATGCTCGGGCAGACGATGGAGTACGTCTCGATCCCTCCGGACCTCGTCGGCTTCGTCGATGGGCGCAGCAGCTACGGTCGCTGGGGCCTGCGCATCCACAGCACTGCGGGCCTCATCGACGCGGGGTTCCGAGGGATCATCACCCTGGAGATCTCGCTGGACGGACAGCACCTGATGGAGCTGCATCCCGGCGAACGGATCTGCCAGATCCGCTTCGAGAAGCTGGACCAGCCGTCCCGGCGCCCGTACGGGCACGAGACGCGCCGGTCGAAGTACCAGAACCAGACCGGGACTACCCCGAGTCTGTCGAACAAGGACGGAGAACACACATGAGCGATGCGAACGAAGGGAAGCCCGTGTACGTCGACGAGGTCACCAAGCTCAAGAACGAGCTGGCGGGCAAGCAGGCGGCGATCAACGAGTTCCTCCGAGGTCTCCAGGACAAGGACATGGAGATCAAGAGGCTCATCGAGCAGCGCGGCAGACGAGACGATTGCATCGAGAACCTGGAGAAGCTCACCCGCAACCAGAAGCGAACCGAGGCGGAGCTGCTGCGGCGCGAGCGCCTGGCCCATCTGCTCGTCGACCAGGTGACGCAGCTTCTGTACGAGCTGCACGAGGAGCTGTCCGGCGAGGAGTACCAGAAGATCGAGAAGATCAAGGCCCTCACCGCCCGCATGCAGCGCCTCATCATGCCCACCGCGCAGATCAACCTGCTCGACTTCTCGATGCAGCTCCGCGCCTGGACCAAGGACGACGAGGAGTTCAAGAAGCGCCTCGCGGACATGGGCTTCAGCGAGTGGGAGACGATCACTGCGGACCTCAGCAAGTCCTTCCACCTCGAACCCGAACCGGACCCCCAGCAGACCCTCAACTTCACCGGCACGAGATGAACATCTACATCCGAGACGATCTTCCTCCGGAGAGCTTGGCCATGCTCCAGGCTCTCTACTCCCGCTCGCCGGCCTCGGTCGTCGAGCACATCAAGAAGGTCGAAGCGGTCGGCGCCGATCGCTTCATGAAGAACTACTACGTGGGCTACGGCCACCGCAGCATCGGCGACTGCGGGAGCACCACGCTCTTCGTCGAGGGCGTCTCCATGCTCGCGGCGAAGGCGATCCAGGATTGGCCGCTCTACCGCGGTCAGGAGGCCTCGACCCGCTACATGGACTTCTCCACCGTCAAGATCGAGGATCCGGTCGGTACGCTGGGCAGCCGTGAGATCCAGGACGCGTGGATGACCTTCTACCACGCGGCCCCGGACGCCGTACGTCAGCACCTGCTGGAGAAGTACCCCCGCCAGCCCGACGAGAAGGAGGACGTCTACGAGCGTGCGATCAACGCCCGCAAGTTCGACATCCTTCGCGCGTTCCTGCCCGCCGGGGCCACCACGAACCTCTCGTGGCACGTGGACCTGCGCCAGGCGGACGACCACCTGAAGTGGCTCACCGAGCACCCGGATCCGACGATTCGCCAGCTCTCGTACAAGATCCAGGACGCGCTCGACGAGAAGTACCCGTCGAGCTTCATCGAGCCCGAGGAGCCCGACGAGAAGAAGCGCCTCGCGCGAGAGCAGGCGAACGAGGCAGCGCGCGCGTGGCGGGGTCAGATGGCCGACCGCTACACCTACTTCGACGACGACATCCATCTCGCGCACGACCCGAAGCCTCGGCCGGTCTCGGTGCAGACGTCGATCCACGACTACCACCTCCACGAGGTCGCGGATCTTCTCGCGTCGCGTCCGCGGCGCGCCGAGCTGCCGCCGTGGATGTCGAAGTACGGGACGCTCCGGTCGAGCTTCCTCCTCGACTTCGGCTCGTTCCGGGATCTCCAGCGCCACCGCAACGGCGTCGTCCGGATGCCGCTGCTCACCACGCGCTGGGGCTTCCACGCGTGGTACCTCTCCGAGCTACCCGAGGCGCTCGTCAAGGAGGCGAAGCGTCTGGTCGAGGTCCAGAAGACCCGGCTGCGTGCACTCGATCTCTCGGGGGTCCCGAAGGTCGTCCAGCAGTACTACTGCGCGATGGGCTTCATGGTGGCCTGCGAGGTGACCCAGCCGCTGCCGGCGTGGGTCTACCGAGTCGAGCTGCGCACGAGCCCCAGCGTGCACCCCACGCTGCGGTCGGTGACGCAGGAGGAGGCGCGCCAGTTCAAGGAGCGCTTCCCCAAGATCGCACTGCACGCGGACATGAGCCCGGACACCTGGGACACCCGCCGCGGGAAGCAGACGATCATCGAGAAGGCGTGAACCAGCACGCCCAAGGTGCTATAAGCATGTGAGCGCGTGAGACTGGTCTCTCGCGCTTCTGGGCCTGTAACGGTTTCGACGTGGTGATCGACGACTGTGTAGCGTGCCGGGGTTGATCGGTGGGCCCCGTTATCAAGCCGATCGTCTGTAGCTGCGAACGACAACAGCTACGCTCCGGCCGCTCTCGCGGCCTGAGCCGTTCGGGTGAGGAGGCCGGCGGCCTCACCCGGGCGTCATTCAGCCGGAGCAACCTGCGCGGCGCACTCGGTGCGCAGGCCAAGGCAGTAGACCCGAGCGCTGGTGGAGGGCACACGAATCACCGTGCGCCCCTCCGCGAGCCTGATCGAGGCATGAGACGCGGGCGCCCTACGGGGCCAAGGTTCTCGGAATCCTCAAGTATCGATCTACGCACGTAGACGCACAGAAGAAGGCATCACGGACCCGGGTTCGACTCCCGGCGGGTCCATCAACGAAGGGAGGGTAGGATCATGCGCTCCGCCGGCTAAACCCGGCGATCACAACGCCCATCCCGCGAGGGGCCCACCGGCGCAGCCGGCTCGGGCCCTTCGTCTTTCGTCCTATCAGATCGTGGAGGGGGACCGCGCACAGCTCTCCTCGGAGCCCAGCTCCCTGGTGCGCGGTCTCCCTCTGCTGAAAGGACGCCATGAAGTACAACAATGTAGCGATCATCCCGGAGCCCGGGCTGGATGGGATGTCGTACCCGGTGCGCCGGATCGGCCTGGCACTGGGCTTCGGCAGCAAGGGAGGCAACCTCTCCCACCACATCAACGGGAAGTACAAGAAGATCTTCCGGAAGGACCTGCACTACACCGTGCGGTCGCACCGCATGATCTACATGCCGATCGGCCCGCTCCTCACGCTGCTCGGGCTCGTCTCTCACGACGAGCCGAAGTACGCTGCGGCTGTCCTTCGCTTCCTCCCGAAGCTGCTCGCCTACCACAAGGAGATCGCGTGAACGTCACCTACATCGCCCGGAACGGCAAGGCCGGGTTCAAGTCCTCGGGCACCGGCCCGCTCCCCCCGCCGATCGGCGGACGCCACATCGACAAGACCCTCTGGCTGGTGTCGCAGCTCGAAATGCCCTCGGGCTTCGGCAGCATCCAGAACTGCCACGACAAGGCCGTGATGTCGGCCGGCATGCTGCACCACATCGCGGTGGTGCCGAAGCAGATGACCCAGGGCTCGCTGTGGAAGCTCCTGATGCGCATGCGCAGCAGCAACAGCGAGGCCGTCGTCGCTCTCTACGATCGCCTGGAGAAGAAGAAGAACTGGCAGATCGGTCGGGACGGCGTTCTGCGCGACATGAAGACCGGGGCCGCCGTCACCGGCCGCGCCATCATGAACGAGATCACGCAGAGCGACGATGCCGTGGTTCCTCCGCCCGGGGAGCCGGGTCACGCGGTCGCGAAGGAGTGGGCGCAGATGTTCGCTGCGGCGTTCGCCGACTCCTCCACCTACGCCATCCAGGAGGCGTTCGCGGCCGAGTGGATGCTCCAGAGCTACATGGCCGAGGAGACCGTGGGGTACGTCCGGGCGACCGGCGAGAAGGGCATCACCAGCGCCATCGCGGCCCACCGCACGGACCTCGTGCCGTACGCGGATCTCACGATGGCGGTCTACCACTCCTTCAGCGCGAACGCGCCGTCGGTGGCGAAGCAGTGCCTCGTCGAGATGAACTCGAAGACCGGTCTGAAGCCGTTCGAGTGGTGCCAGGCGCTGGTCAAGAAGCTCGGCACGCGGAAGTACAAGAACTGGGCCGATCGCGAGGACAACACCTCGCGCTACGACCGCACGCGCCTGGCTGCCCACCGCTCGGGCATCTGGGATCCCGCCACCGTGATCGCCGTCATGCCGGAGAACTTCCGTGGCTGAGACGGCGGACTTCCCCGGCTGCGTCGTGGTCGGAGATCACGGCAAGACCCTGATGATCAAGGTGCCGCTCAACAAGGACGGCACCAAGACGAAGACCGTGTCGATCCCCAAGTCGCAGATCGACGACGACAGCGAAGTCTACGACGCCGACAAGAACAGCACCGGCAAGCTCATCATCCCGATGTGGCTGGCCGAGGATAGAGGACTGATCTGATGAGGACCGAGAGGATCTACCTGGCGTCGAGCTGGCGCAACATCTACCAGCCTGACCTGATCACCATGCTCCGCAGCAACGGGTTCGAGGTCTACGACTTCCGCAACCCGCAGACCGGCGGCCCCCAGGGCTACCGCACGCCCGCGCAGGGCTTCTCCTGGCGTCAGGTCGACGCGGACTGGGGCCGCAGTCGGGAGAACCTGCTCCACCGCTACCGCGAGATGCTGAAGCATCCCGTGGCGCAGGAGGGCTTCGAGTCCGACTTCAACGCCATGAAGTGGGCGGACACCTGCGTGATCGCTTTGCCCTCGGGTCGCAGCGCGCACCTGGAGTGCGGCTGGATGGCCGGTGCCGGCAAGAAGATCGTCGTCTACATGCCGCCGGCGACGCAGATCTGCGTGGAGTGCCGGGGCAGCAACTGGGTCGCCGGCAACGACTTCATGCGCAACGACCAGTGCAAGCCCTGCGAGGGCACCGGTCACCAGCTCCTCTGGAACTTCGAGCCCGAGCTGATGTACATGATCGGAGACAGCAACCCCGACAACGTGCTCGCGTTCAGCCACGACGAGATGCTGAGGCTGCTCCGCGGCACGGAGGCAACATGAAGACGATCAAGGAGTACTCGCCCTACATCGTGGAGGCGTGGGCGGTCTGGGAGGTGATGCGCAAGCTCGGCTTCAAGGCCGACGACATCTACTGGATCTTCGGCAACACGCTGAACGCGAATCCGGCCCCCGGCATGGCTCTCAACATCGTGCTGCGTACGCAGGGCAAGGAGCTGTCCGTGACCTGCTCGATGCGCCTCACCGACGACGAGGCGAAGAAGTTGGAGGAGGACTCGCGAGAGTTCCAGGAGACGCTGAACGCCGGCAAGTTCGACGAGGCCGACCTCACCGAGCACCTCCACAAGTCGTACGTCTGGACGAACAAGGAGCGCTTCCTGCTCGTCCTCAAGGCGAAGGGGTTCGAGTACCCCTTCAAGCTGAACTGATCATGGGCAACCCCCGTGATCTCTGGCGTCCGAAGTACCCCGAGCGCGAGGGCGGTCAGTGCGCCGGCTGCCCGTTCGGGAAGGACAACGACAAGCAGTTCGGTACGATCCTGAGCCACATCAGGAAGAAGGCTGGCGACGATACGCCGATCACGAAGGTGGACATCGCTGCCGCGCGCATCCAGGTGCAGATGGAGCGCGAGACCATGGGCGGCGACTTCATCTGCCACGCGACGGCGTACGGGCCGGGCACTGAACTGAACGATCAGTCCGAGTTCAGGCAGTGCCCCGGCGCGTCGGAGTACTACCGGAACCTGCCGGTTCCCTCCTATCAGCGTAAGGAGGACCATGGCAGACGATCAGGTGGTGAAGTACCTCGACGAAGACGACTTCGTTCGGGCTCCTGAGCCATTCAATCACATCGTTGCCAGCCCCGTCTTCAGCCCCGTCTGGGGGCGGGGCTGGCTCGGGTACACCGTCGTCGGAGACCAGATCGATCTCTGGTTCGTGTACGGTGATCGTAGCGGCGCCAGGCTGCTCGACTACCTCAACCTGATGACGTACAACGATCGCCAGAACAGTCAGCTCTGGATGATCCTGGTGGGGGCGAAGTCGTGGGACGACGGGTACCACGACGAGGTTCGTCATCAGACGCTGACGTTTTTGCTGAACCCGCCCGAGGACAGTGTAGTGTTCCGGGTACCGGCTGGGCTGACACAGGCCCTGAAGGACATCGAACGTGACCACCGATGAGATCGATCTGGGCGGCAGAGACAAGGCCTCGTCCGAGGCTGCGGCTCTCGACGCCGACAAGCTGATCACCGTCAAGGGCGAGATCATCGACCTCTCCAAGAAGTTCTGGAGGGAAGGCTGGGGCTTCGGCAAGGTGAAGCCCCGTGGCGCGGATCCCATCCGCATCACCGGCATTCTCCAGGGCTTCCAGGTCGGACAGCTCGTGTCGATCGTGGGCAAGTACCACGAGGGCCGGTATGGGGTGGAGCTGCGCGTCGAGACCATCGTCGTCGAGGATCCCACGGACCAGCGCGGCATCCGCCAGTGGCTCATCGACCGCATCCCACAGATCGGTCCGAAGCGGGCCGAAGAGGTGGCGCGGCGGTTCGGTGACAAGATCTGGGAGGTGCTCGACACCACGCCGTACTTCCTGACTGAGGTGGATGGCATCACCGCTGGGCGCGTCGACGAGATCGTCCGTGCCTGGAACGAGCACAAGAAGGAGCGCGAGAAGTACGTGCCCTTCTACGACCTCGGGCTCAGCCATCGGGAGGCGAAGGCCGCTGCCAAGGCCGAGGTCTCCGTGGAGGAGATCGTGGCCGACCCGTTTGTGCTCTACCTGCGGGTGCCCGGCATCAGCTTCGCGCGCAACGACATCATCGCGGCGCGCGCGAACAGCGCTCGCACGGCCCCGAGCCGGCTTGCTGCCGCGGCCATCCAGGTCGTGAAGGATGCGGCCTACGACGGCCACACCGGCGTCGACGAGGAGTACATCGTCGAGCATGCTGCGGCGCTCGCCGGGATCCCCCACTCGAAGGCGCGGGAAGGGCTCGGCTCGGCCATTCGAGGAGAGTTCTTGTCGGTCAGCGAGGAGGACGGCATGATCATGCTGCCGAAGTACTCGAAGGCCGAGGCTGGTATCGCAGCCAAGATCGAACACCTACTGAACCCCGAAGAGGCACATGGACACGATCACCCTCGACCCCACGCAGGAGGAGGCAGTCAAGATGATGCTCACGCAGAAGGTGGGCATCGTGACGGGCGGGCCGGGGACTGGGAAGAGCACGATCCTTCACAGCTTCCTGGACCGTTCGACGGCGAAGCACGTGGCGCTGGTGGCGCCGACTGGGAAGGCAGCGAAGAGGATCGCTGAGGTCACCCAGTACGAAGCGATGACGGTGCATCGCCTCCTCGGGGCGAAGCCGTCGGAAGGCGACGAAGGCTGGCACTTCGAGTTCGGTCCTCACAACCTCCTCACGCACGATGTGATCGTGTGCGACGAGGCGTCGATGCTGGACGCGGAGACCTGCCACTACCTGCTCCAGGCGGTGGACACGCACCGCACCCGCGTCTTCTTCATCGGGGACGCCAACCAGCTCCCCAGCGTCGGGCCGGGGCAGGTGTTCGCCGACCTGATCAACAGCGGACGGATCCCGGTGAAGCGTCTGACGCACGTTCATCGTGCTGCGGCGAAGAGCTGGGTCTGCCGCAACGCGCCGTTCATCCTCAACGGAGACATCGACATCATCACGAGCTGCGACGATTTCCGGTTCTACAACATCGACGACCCGGAACGAATCGCGCGTGTGGTGGTGGAACTGGTCACCGAGAAGATGCCGTCCGCGGGCGTGAAGAACATCCAGGTCCTCACGCTACAGAACGCGGGGCAGATCGGAGTGGAGTCGCTCAACAAGTACCTCCAGTCCAAGATCAACCCGGTCGCCGGGCGTCACGAGGAGTTCATCGCCGTGCGCGCCAGCAAGGGCACGGTCTACGAGCTTCGAGTGAACGACCTGGTGATGGCCACCGAGAACGACTACCATCGCTTCGTGTTCAACGGTGAGATCGGTACCGTTCTCGAAGTGGACCCCTCGACGAAGAAGATGGAGGTCGCCTTCGACGGCCGCATCGTGGAGTTCGACGCGGAGTCGGTGAAGACGCTGCGGCTGGCGTACGCGCTGACCGTGCATAAGTCGCAGGGATCGGAGTGGGACTGGGTCGTCGTGGTCTGCCACGGATCGCACGACTACATGTGGAGCCAGCAGCTCCTCTACACGGCGGTCACGCGGGCGAAGAAGGGCGTGGTCATCATCGGCGATCACGCCGGTCTGGGCGCGGCACTGGTCAACGACGAGCCGCGGCGGCGCATGACGACGCTCGCGAGGAGGTTGGGAACATGATGGACCTGCTCCTCGTCGTGATCCTCGTGATCATCGCCGTGTACGTGTACTTCAACTATGACATCAACCGGGGTCCAGAGGTTCACGATCCACTGGACCCATTCCCGGCACCAGAGGAACCGCATGCGAGTGATCATCGCGGGGAGCCGCTCCATCAAGGAGATGGACGTGCTCAAGGAAGCGATCCGGCTGTCGAACTACGAGATCACCGAGGTGGTGAGCGGCGGCGCCGGAGGAGTGGATAGTCTCGGGGAGGAGTGGGCCCTGAACAACCGCATCCCCTGCAAGGCCTTCCCCGTGGAGGGCTTCGAGTGGGAGCGGAGAAAGAAGGCCGGCCTCGATCGGAACGTGCGCATGGCGCACTACGCCGACGCGCTGATCGCGGTCTGGGACGGAGTCTCGTCCGGCACCAAGCACATGATCGACACGATGCGTGCGCTGGGTAAGCTGGTCTACGTGTACGTCTACGACCCCAACCGATAGGAGAACGACATGGGTGACCATCGACAGTTCGTCGAACCTTCCACGATCGCCGAGGCCATCAGCCGCAAGCGGACGCTGGAGCGCGACATCTGGAACATCGAGCGCCAGCTCGCCGAGCCCCTGCGCGAGCAGGAGGGGAAGCCGCTGGACAAGAAGCAGTACCGTTCCTGGCGCTCGAAGGCCCACAGCAGCCTCGCCTTCAAGAAGGCGGAGCAGGCCTTCCTGAAGGACTGGATCACCGAGCGTCGACGGTCCATCGAGGCCAACAAGCTGGGGATCTTCGACCCGAACGATCCCAGAGAGCTGCTCGTGAAGACGCGGGTGGCGCTCAAGAAGGCCCTAGCCGGAGACGATCTGGAGCTGGGCCAGCTCTACAACATGATCGATCAGTTCCTCCAGCACGCAGCCTGACCGAACCGAACCAAACGAGGAGAGACGTGGACGCCATCACCAGATTCAACCTGCGGGGGATCGCCCGCCACACCAAGGGGCTCGTGAAGCACCTCCTGGGGCTGACGCGCCCCATCACCCAGGAGGAGCTGGAGCGCTCGACCGCGGCGTGGCATCAGCCGCCGGACCCCGGGCACCCGATCGAGCTGTGCCAGTGCGTCGACAAGATGGCGCCTCCGGACATGCACAACGAGGGCTGCCCCTGGGCCGCGGCGATGTGCAGGACGTGCCACGGCGACGGGTACTGCCCGAACTGCATGGGAGACGGCACGGAGCCGAAGGCTCCGTCGCCCGATCTCGTGGAGGTACCCTGATGAAGGAGGCCCTTCAGTACCTGCGAGGACTGAGGGGCCACCTGTACCAGGTGCCCCTGATCGCCTTCGTAGGTCACGTCTGTCGAACCTGGTACGCCGACGAGAACACGACGTGTGCGGTCATGGAGATCCTGCGCAGCGAGCGCATGTTCCAACCGGTGCACACGAAGCCCACCGGCTTCGACCTGATGGTGAGCAAGATCGCCGGGTACCTCGGGCTGGTGGGGTTCGAGGTCGCCCCGGCGGGACAGGACAAGGAGGGCCGCACCATCCGCGATCCCGGCATGTTGGATGGGGTGGCGTTCGTGGTGGCCTTCCCGGTGGAGAAGCCGCCGAAGACGGACGAGTTCGGGAAGCCGGTGAAGTCCGCGGTCGAGAAGCTCGACTGGAGAACGGCTGATCCCGAGCTGGCCAAGACGATCGAAGCCATGGGCATCCCAGTGCTCGTGGTGTACCGAACTGGCGAGACCCAGTGGATCTCGCAATGAGGAGAGACACGATGACCCTGATCCCGATCGACGAGTTCAAGAAGCTGAAGCGCGACGACATGTTCGTGAAGCTCGCGGCCAGCGCCCCCGACCTGGTGAAGGGGAAGACCCGCGCCAAGAAGGAGGAGCTGGTCGAGATCTACGAGACCCTGCTCAAGCAGACCGAGCTGAGCAACGAGGTGATCGACGAGGTCATCGCGGAGGAGAAGGACATCCACACGCAGGCGGCCGAGGAGGCGTTCAGGACGCACACCGAGACGGGTCGCTTCCCGTCGGACGAGCCCAACCTCGCGAACACCCCGCTGCGCACGGAGGAGGCGAAGGAGCTGCGGGACGCATTTGCGGAGCCCCTGGCCATCCCCGCGGACTTCACCGAGATCGAGAGCCGCATCGCGGCGTCGATGATGCCGGTCGAGCCGTCCGAGCAGGAGAAGCGGATGGCCCAGGCCATGGGGCTCGGCGGGCTTGCTCAGGCGTCCATGGACGCCTACGACCGCGAGAAGCCCTACGGCGGTGGGATCCCGAAGAACACCGCGGTGCTCTCCGATCACGAGCACGTCGTGGGGGTTACGGGCGACCGCTCCATGGTCACCGACATGCCCGTGGGCGTCGTGGTCAGCCGCAAGGCGCAGGTCGAGCGCGAGCTGGCGAAGCTGAAGCACCCCCAGCTCGTCCTGATCGCCACGTACAAGCACGTGCCGAAGAACGGGAACCGTCGGCAGCGCAAGCTGGCGGAGAGCCTGCTGAAGCGGGTGCGGAAGTTCCTGCCCAAGGGCATCACGATCGACGAGGCGATGGCGGTGCTCCCGTGAGCATCGAGCGGATGAAGAAGCTGATGGCGGATCTGGAGAAGATCAACCGTCAGCGCCACTTCGACATGGCCCCGGCGGTTTCGCCTCCGGGGCCTACGTCTCCCAGGGCCAGGCGGCCTTGGGAGACCGGCCCGATCACTACCGACTACCTACCTGTATCGAACCGGAGCACTTCATGAGAGACAGCATCCCCGTCAGCCAGAAGCACGGCGTCAACCCGTCCGTGCAGATCTGCTTCTACTGCAAGAAGGCGATCGGAGTCGCCCTCTTCGGGAAGCTCCACGCCGGCAAGGTGAAGGAGATGTTCGGCGAGGAGTTCGCGAAGAGCGCTCCCCGTGCGGCCGACCCCAACGACATCGAGGCGCCTCGCGAGGTGGTGCTGGATCTGGAGCCCTGCGAGGGCTGCACGGTCTTCTACCCCCACTCCAAGCACGGGGTCTTCCTGATCGAGTGCGACGAGCGTGACGTCGAGGTTCGGGAGCACGGTCGGAGGGTCCTGAAGAGGATCCCGCAGCCGACCGGGAACTTCGTCGTCATGAAGGACGAGGCGATCAAGCGCATCTTCCAGCCGGGGAAGCTGGTCGAGGACGTCCTGAAGAAGCGGATCGCGCAGATGGACCGCGAGACCTGGGCGATGCTGGGCCTGAACGACGCTCCGGAGAAGCTGATCGAGCCCGAGGGCGGGACCGGACCGAGCCCGGACTGACGGCAGGGGCTCCCCGGGTGACCGGGCGAGCCCCTGATCGTTTGCCTGTCAAACAGGCCCCGGAATCCCCTATGAGCAGGTACAAGGAGAAAGATCATGCGAACCATCACCATCATGTTCATGCTCACGCTACTGATCGGCTGCGGTGAGCAGTCGGTCGTTCCCATGACCGACGCCGGCGTGATCGGCGACGGTTCCGTCCAGGAGGATGCCGATGCGGCAGAGGAAGCTGACGCGGGAGATCGAGACAGCTCGACGCCGGACGCGGGGACGCCTGACAGCGGAACTCGTTCGGATGCCGGCCGCGACAGCGGCACGGACAGCGGCATGCCGGATGCCGGCACGCCGGACTCCAGCACGCCTGGAGACGCGGGGACCGACAGCTCGGTTCCCGACGCCGGCACTGACGCGGCGGTAGACGCCGGCCCGCCGCGCCCCGTGGGTGCTGCGGTCGACGTCTCTGGCTCGCGTTGCGCGCTGGACAGCGCTGGCTCGGTGTGGTGCTGGGGCCGTTGGACGCCCGTCGAGGACGTGCGCCTGATGGGTGCCGGCTTCGATAGCGTCTCGGGCTCCTGCGCGCTCCGCGGCAGCGAGGTCTGGTGCGCCGAGTTCACCACCGAGACCATGGTCCCGGTGATCGAGGGCTCGGCAACGCTGGAGGTCGATACGATCTCCGAGTACAGCGACCTGGCCCGCGGCTGCGGCCATCGCCTGACCCCGGAGGGCTGGGGCGAGGCGGTGTGCTGGACCGACGGTGGCAGCGTCGCCCGCGAGGGCGGCACCGGGGCCACCCTCGTGGCGGTCTCGGCGACCAGCCCGCGCGAGGTCTCCGCCATCGGCGGCTCGTGGGAGGCGTACGATGTCAACCCGCCGAGCACGTGCCGCAGCGATGGCACCCGAGCGTCGTGCGTGCGAGACACCGGCGGGTCGTACGACGCGGCGCGGCCCGCGGGTGACCACTACACCTTGGGCTTCGGCATGAGCTGCGCGCACAACGCAGGCATGACGACGTGCTCGACCGCCATCGCGGGTCTCTCGACGGCCTACGTCGACGACGGGACCTTCCACGACCAGTCGGTCTCCTGGCCGATCGGAACGTGGTCGACGGTCGGCGGCGTGCCGCGCTACCACGAGGCGCGCGGCATCTGCATCAGCGGGAACACCCTGCGGTGCTACGAGGACAGCGGCGCGCTGGCGTACACTGTGAACTGGTGATCCATCGGGGCTCCCGGCTTCGGCCGGTTGAGCCCCGATCTCTTGCTCCTATCAGCCTGTGGAGGCTCTGCATGAAGGAAGAAGATGCCGCCAGGATCTTCAAGGCGGCCAGTTCCATCGGCTGGATGTTCGAGATCGATCTGCTGGGGGACGAGTCTATCGTCCCCCTTCCCGGTCCTGGGGGTGAGGGGGACTATCGCCTCTCGGATTCCGAGCACATCGTTCACGAGCTGGCACACGTGGTTCTCTACGGGCTAGATCTCTACCCCGCGGACACCGCGATGATCCGGCTGAGCGACTACTGCCGGGAGCTGCCCGAGCAGGAGCAGCGGGTCAACGAGCTGGAGACTTTCTCGGTAACGGCCGAGGTGATGCGGCAACTCGGTGTCGAGATCGAGGATGGCGTGTACACCGACTCGATGGAGATCGCGATCCACGGAATCGAGGTGCCGGAGGGCTACGACTACCCCGAGCGTCGGCGGCAGGCGTGGATCATGGAGCAGTTCAGAACGTTCCATCAGACCGAGCGCGGACGGGCCGCGGTCGAGAAGCTGATGGGTCTGATGAGGAGCGCAGGAGCATGACGAAGGAGGAGCTGAAGAAGAAGATCGAGGAGGCGCTGGTGCCGTGTGCGGCCTGCTGCCTGGACGACGAACGAGACCACAAGAGGGTGGTCGATGCGCTGGTGCGCGCGCTGCACCCTCTCGTAGAAGGGAAAGAGCAGGCACGATGAACATCAACGAGTGGGCGACCCACGTTCACCAGCTCGCCGTCGAGAAGGGCTGGTGGGAGAAGCAGATCAAGGAGGGCAAGGTCGATCCCGAGCTGGTGAAGGAGAAGGTCCCGGAGAAGCTGAACCTCATCCATGATGAGATCTCTGAGGGCTCGGGCGAGGCCCGGCAGGATCTGTGGGACACCTACTGGAACCTGCGGGACGGCCGCATCACCCTCGGCGAGATCAAGAAGTACGTGGACGATGCCTGGGAGGGCGACGGGAACGCCCAGGTCGAGATCATGCGGCTCATCCACCAGGCGGGCATGGACGCGAAGGCGCTGCCTGCGCCCATCTCGACCATGGACCGCAGCGTGTTCTTCACGCAGCTCGTCCACCACATCAACCTGCGGTACAAGCCGGAGGGGTTCGGGATCGAGGTGATCGACGGCGTCATCCGGAGCCTCGATCTCCTCGAAGCGCTTGGCTACAACACCGAGGCGCTCATGGCAATGAAGCACACCTACAACAAGACCCGGCCGCATCGGCACGGCAACAAGAGGTTCTGATGATCTACGTGAACTTCGATCTGGAGACGACGGGACCGTCTCCGGACAAGAACGCCATCCTTCAGATCGGTGCAGTCGCCCACGACTCGTCGAGCTGGGCGGAGATCGGGCACTTCAGTGGCAACATCGCCATCCCGCCGAACCGCGAGTGGGACCCCGAGACTCGCACGTGGTGGGAGACCGACGAAGAGGCCGGCAAGGACAAGCTGGAGCTGGTGATGCAGAGCCCGTGGTCCACCGGCTGGGCCATGAAGGCCTTCTTCGACTGGCTGATCTACCTGCCGAACTGCCAGCTCACGACGACGTCGGACCGGCGCATCGCGTTCGTCGCCAATCCGATCGCCTACGACATGCCCTTCCTTCGGTCGTACATGCGCGAGTACGTCGGCGCGACGTGGGAAGAGTGGGCTCAGGCGAACAAGGCCGGGCTCGGGGGCATCGACCTGCCCACCCTGGCGATGTGCGTCATGGGCGCCGACACCCGAGACGACATCCCGGCCTATCCCGACGCTCGTCGTCGGATGTGGCCTGAGCGGTGGTCCCCCAAGGGCCTGCCGCACACGCACGTCGCGATCGACGATGCCCGTCACCAGGCCTTCGCCTTCATCTCGATGATGCGTGAGCTGGAGGAGATCCGTTCGAGGAGGATGTTCTGATGGCTCGCGTCCCCAAGATCACGGTGGACCCCGAGATGAGTCGCCGCTGGGAGGAGGACGCACGGCGCGGTCGGATCCCCCGACCGGAACCCAGGCCGAAGAAGACCACGCCCTGGCAGCGGTGGAAGACGCCGATTCTCTTCCTGCTCGCTTCGTTGTTCTTCGAGGTGGGCTGGGTGCTCAGCTCCTGGCACCACGCCCAGCCTTCGACGTACACGATCTGTCCGGAGTGCCTTCCCTGCCAGGAGACCCCGTGATCATCATCGGCGCAGACGAGAGTGGAACCGGGGCGTGGGCGGGTCCCTTCACCGTCTGCGCCGTAGCGGTCTTCGAGCAGCATCAACAGCGTCTCGTGGACCTCGGCGCGAAGGACTCGAAGTCGCTGTCGGACAAGAAGCGGCGCAGCATCATGGATGCGCTGATCGATGAAGTGCTGGTGGGCAAGGTGGAGATCGGTACGGCAGCCGGTATCCACAAGCTGGGGAAGCAGGCGGTGTGGAGGGTGGCGATGACGAACGCCATCCTTCATGTCTCGAAGATCGTGGGCCGAGCTCACATCGTCGTGGACGGGGTCCGCGATCCCGGGCTCGAACGTGCGCTCAGGGTTCACGGGGTCGCCGGGCTCACCTTCATGCCGAAGGCCGACGCGAAGGTGCCCGCGGTGAGCGCCGCCAGCATCATCGCGAAGACCGTCCGAAACGACATGATGATCGCGCTGCACGAAGAGTACCCCGAGTACAACTGGAAGGTGAATGCGGGGTACGGATCGGAAGAGCACGATGTGGCGCTGAAGAAGTACGGGAAGACGATCCACCACCGGCCGTGGAAGAACCTGATCGACATCCCGATGCGCCGTTCGTGATCTGGACAAGACGTGCTGGGTAGCGTACGAAGGTGAGCACATCTTCGATGCCCACCAGGGCGTCCGCGCGTTCCCAGCACGTAAGTGCTGAGATCGAAAGGAGAATGGAAGATGAACAAGATGATCAAGTGGCTCGTCCTCATCGGAGGCATCCTGACCTTCAGCCCGGATGCCGCGCTCGCGCAGGAGGAGCCGGCCATCGAGTGGACCGACTCGACACGACTCGCACTGGGCCAGTGCCTCGTCGGTGAGGCAGGCTGGAGGAACCGCACCGAGCATGCGATCATGGCGCACCTCCTGGAGCGCCGGTGGCGCAACGTGCGGCGAAGCCGGCCGTCGTACACGTTCGAGCAGATGGTGCGGCGGTACTGCGCGGTGCATCGGGTCCGCGAGCCCTCGGAGCGACAGCGGTGGGTGCGCGCGCTGCCGTGGGGTGAGCTGACCGAAGATCCTGGCATGGGCGACAGCACGAACTGGCGCAACTACATCCCCGCGTGGGACTTCGTCCGGGAGACGGTCGCGCTGTTCGAGGCCGACACGCTTCCCGATCCGATGCCCTCGGCCGAGCACTGGGGCGGCCACATGGATGGGGTTCCGGTCGGCGGTGTCCTCCTCGCGCGCGTGGTGAGCAGCGTGATGGACGCCGGCGAGCGGGTGAGCCTCCACAACTACTTCTACCGAATCGACCCGGAGATCGCCCGGAGGTACCGCGCAGCGCGCCGAGCAGTGGAAGCCGGCCGCGAAGGCACCATCCCGGCGGAGATCGCGGCAGGCCGCGGTCGAACCTGACCTCAACCGGAGCGGAACGAGAGGGGCGGTGCTGCTGAGCGCCGCCCCTTTTCGTTTGCTAGAGTGATCACGTGGCCAAGAACGAGAGCATCAGGCACGACTACAAGGCGGAGCGGGATCTCTGCTCTCTCCTGTCGGAACGAGCGCTCGAACAGGGGTGGAGGGTCTTCCCCGAGACCGGATCTCACGACCTGCTCCTCGTCGCTGGCGAGGACGTGAAGACGATGAACGCCCGCCCCGGCGATCAGATCGGCGTGCAGGCGAAGCTCCACGCGAACATCGAGGTGCTGGCGCAGGCGATGCCAGACCCGTGGGCGGAGACCGGCCCCCACTTCCACGCCGTACTCGTTCCTGTGGCGGTGCGCGAGTTCACGTCTGTGGCGGGTCGATGTGGCATCCTCGTGATGGAGGCCACCAAGCGGATCTACGATCACGGGGCGAGGAAGTGGGTGCGCGTGAGGGGAATCGATCACGAGCTGCGGTACCTGCTTCCCAGCATGCGCCACTACTACGACGAGATGACGTGGCATCCCGAGGTCGAGATCCTCGTGCCCGCCGGAGTGAAGAGTCCGCGACGCGTCACGCCCTGGAAGATCGATGCCGTGCGACTGTGCCTGGAGGCGGAGAAGAAGGGCTTCCTCACCACAGCCGACTTCGGCCATGCCCGGGTGTCCATGACGGTCTGGCGGCAGAAGGGCTGGATCGAGCCCACAGGAGAGAAGATCGGCCGCAGCAAGAAATACCGACTGGTGGACAGCGCCAACCCGCCTCATCTGCGATGGCCGGAGATCGCCGAGCGTCTCAGGGCTGACGACGACGAAGACGAGAAGCTCAGCCGACGCCAACAGCGACGTATCGGAGTGATCTCCTGATCCGCTATCAGCGGGTGAGGAGACGCCATGCTGATCCCGTCGTTCTTGTTCAGCCCACAGCAGCGCCGGCAGATGAGGGAGGCCGAGGAGCGCGCGAACCGAGATCGCTTCGAGCGCAACAAGCACCGCGCCGAGGCGTGGGACATGTGGAAGACGAAGCCCCCGCGCAAGATCCACGAGCCTCTCGTCATCATCGGCGAGACCTACAACATCGATCACAAGCTCTTCGACGTGAAGTCGACGAGCGCGGTGCTGGACTCGGATCCCGCGACCTTCCAGGAGCGCGATGGCCAGTACCGCTACTACCACCTGCGCACGCGGCCCTTCATGCCGCTCACCGTGCCGATCTACCCCGAGCGCGACAGCCAGCCCCAGGTGTTCTTCACCAGCCCGGTCGTCATCCCGTCGCTCCTCTTCAAGGATCGCTTCGACGGATGGAAGCCGTGGATGGGCATGTCCCCGGCGGAGATCATGTCGCAGCGTGGCGGCATCAAGTACTGCCGTGGCAACGCGGTGGTCGGCGGCCTCGGGCTGGGGTGGTTCCTCAGCGAGGTCGTGAAGCTCGGCAAGTGCGACAAGATCACGCTGGTCGAGAAGGAGCCCGCCCTGCTCGATTGGTACGGCACCGAGCTGTGCAAGAAGCTGGGTGTCGAGGTGATCTGCGACGACATCTGGAACGTCGTCGGCAAGCAGCCGGCCGGCACTCGCTACGCCATCGACATCTGGCCCGACTGGTTCGACGCGAGGTACGATGGCCGCCTCCGCGAGGCACGCGCAGCAGGACACGAGATCTGGGCCTGGGGCTCAGCCAGAGGATGAACACCGAACCGAACCGAACGAGGAGAAGACGATGGACTACGACGACTACATGCAGCTCCGCCAGGAGTACCTCAACGGCCGGAAGACGGACGGCAACGAGGGCAAGCTCCTGAAGCTCAAGCCCGAGGAGTACACCGCGGAGCAGAACGAGGAGATCAAGCGAACGCGCGTCGCGCTGAAGCACTCGATGTGGGCGGCCAAGGAGGCCCGGAAGGGCTGGCTCACGCTCCTGAACGATCCGGTCGCGAACCCGGCGACGCCCATCACCGTCGCGCGGATCGTGCAGAAGCAGCGGGTCGAGCGCGGCCAGGCGCGCCATTCGGTGCGCGACAACGAGGTCGCCTACCGCATGGCGGTGGAGGTGCCCTTCCTCATGAAGCAGAAGCTGAGGAGCCAGGCCAAGCGGCCCTCGTTCCTGCCGTTCGAGCCGGGCATGGAGGTGAAGATGTTCGGCCGGAATCCCTTCACCGGCCTGCCGATCGGCGGCATCACCGAGCACCGTCACCAGACCGACAAGAAGCCCGTCACCAGCCTGCGCGAGAGCCTGCGGAGGTCGTGATGCGCATCAACCCCGACGACGTCTACCTCCTCGCGCCCAGCTACCACGTGGAGATGGACGAGTCGCCGATCCTCATCGCGCGGCTCGACTTCGGTTTCTTCACGGCGATCGACAAGTACGCCGAGGAGATCGTTCCGTTCATGCGGACCATGTCGAAGAAGGACATGCCGCTCGCCAGCGTGGACGTGCACGGGACGTTCGGTAGCGGCTTCGCCGACGCCAACCACCTCGTCTTCCCCGACGAGCACGACCTGGAGAGCATCCGCATTCACCCGATCGTGCTCAACAGGTCGGTCCGGGACAGGTGGTGGCGTGACGGGATGACCCTGGAGGAGGCGCTCGATACCGAGCCTGGGGTCATCTTCGGCGCGGACCTGTTCTCGGTGTTCCCCGATGGCCTGCCGGACGGGGAGTTCGACGACGGCGAGGGCCTCATCCGAACCGAGATCGACCTCGTGCGCTTCTTCCTGTGGTCGGGCGCCGAGGACTTCCGGATCGGATGGACCTCGGTGGTGAAGCACACCGACATCTCGATGGAGACGCTGACCTTCGAGTATCCTCACCTCAAGGCGCTCTACTACGGGAGATCGTACGAGACGCACCAGAAGAAGCTCAAGGAGTACAAGACGATCCTCACGGCGCGTGGCGACGGCACGTGGATCCGCGCCGCTGAGGAGATCCCTCCCTGTTCGGTCGACAGCATCGTCGCCGAGCTGAAGGAGATGGGCGAGACGGTCGCCGTCGAGCCCTGGAAGCCCTGATGTTCCACCTCTGTCCCGACGAGATCTTCGCTTTCATGCTCGCCCTCCCGATCATCCGGAAGGCGTACCTGTGGGCGAAGGACCTGATCATCAACCGCAAGAAGAAGGAGAGCCCGTGAACAACCACCGCACCAACGGACGACCGCCGCTCGACTGGCAGCCGGTCGGCGTCTACACCGGACCGGACCCCGTCGTCCCCGAGAAGGCCCCCGACCACGTGAAGGCCAAGGCCCGCCGGCACGCCGCCGTCCAGGTGTCGATCGCCAGCGCCGGCTTCGATCACAAGGAGGGCATCGACCGGGTGAAGTTCAGCTACCGCCTCGGCTGGCTCGACAACGAGAACTTCCAGCCGGCGTCGAACATCCCCGACGAGCGGGTGACCGAGTTCATCGAGGCCCTCCAGAAGGTGGCGGCCAACGCGAAGATCGCGCACAGCAACGCGCTCAAGAAGGCCAAGGGCCAGCTCGCCTCCAGCATCGGCGAGCAGATGAAGGCCGGCGGAGCCCGTCGGTGAGGCTGGTCTTCGAGGCCGCGATGTTCGCCACCGTCCACCACGACAAGCCCAACAGGGGGAAGGCTCGTCGTGGTGGGCGCGGGGTTCCGTACGCGCATCACGTCTTCGACGTGGCCGGTCGTGTTGTTGCGGCCGGCCTTCACGACGAGGAAGTCCTCTGCGCGGCCATCCTTCACGACATCGTCGAGGACACGCACGCCACGATCGACGACGTCCACACGCTCTTCGGGCCTCGGGTGGCCACCTACGTCGGACAGCTCACGCTGCCGGTGGAGATCCACCAGGACATCCCGAAGAAGCTCCAGCACCAGATGCGCATGATGTTCGAGATGGACTGGGAGTGCCGTGCGGTGAAGATCGCCGATAAGTCCTCGAACGTCTTCGACCTGACCCACGACCCGCCGGGGTGGGGCATCAAGGCCATCCAGGGCTACGCTCGCGACGCCAAGGGTGTCGTGGACGTGGTCCGGATGCTGCCGGATCAGCCGGCGTACATCGTGCGTCTGATCGACCAGTTCGATCAGGCGTACCTCAAGACGATCAGGTGAGGACGGGCCCTTCGGGGCCCTCCACCACATCAGGTTGCATGGACGAGTTCAGCCCCGAGGCCATCCAGATCGCCTATCTAGCCAACGCGTACATCGAGCTGTTCACCGGGCTGCACGGGAACTACGCCGGCTGGATCAGAGCGGTGGGTCGTCCTCTCACGAATCTCTTCTTGTCTGACGTCGAGATCGAGGAACTCCTCGAAGGAGGAACTTGGTCTTCGCGAGGAGGACGTGCTCGCGCGCTCTTCCTGTGGGCGGGTGTCGATGTCCCCACGTGGAAGAACGGGGTGATCGTCACCAAGCAGCGGAACACGGTCAGACGCGACACCTTCAACGCGGAGGTCCTGGGCTGGCACGCGCTGGCCCTTCAGTACGCCTATGAACACCCCGAACAGTGGTGATCCGTTCGAGCCGTTCGACATCCACGTCGAGCGCTTCGTCGAGATGATCACCGAGCACATCACCAAGACCTACGGACCGCCCGATCAGACGTGGCTGGAGCAGGCCGAGAAGGCCAACGAGGGACGGGAGAAGAACGATCGACCCACCTGGGGCTTCGACGAGTACAAGGCGGCGGTGTTCCGGCCCTCCCTCAAGGGGATCGGAATGCGGGGCTTCGGCAAGAAGAAGTCGGACTTCCCCGAGACGAGGCAGTTCGCCTTCAACGAAGCGAAGCGCCTGATGTCGTGGTACGGCATCGAACGCTCGGATCTTCTGAGCAGCGAGCCGGCGCAGTTCGCCACGGACAAGTTCACGTCGTGGCCGTACTACGCCGCGGCTCTGGCGCTCGTGGTAGAACGAGCGAGGAGAACCCCACATGAAGTGCATGTCGTGCCAGACGGTCGAGCTGAACGCGACCAACACCAAGATCTTCAACAAGATCCTCTTGTGTACGCAGTGCCACGCCCTCGCGGAGAAGGCCGAGAGGGAGATCGTGCAGCAGATCGAGCGTGCCAAGGAGATGTCGCGCAACTGGCTGACGCAGCACATCCTCCAGGGCGGGCTGCTCCGAGGAGGAAGCGGCGCGCAGATCGAGCTACAGGGGTTGCCGGGAACCAAGGACCCCGGATGACCGACCAGCTCCTCAACGTCATGCGCCAGGGGAAGCGCATCGCGTGGACGTCGCTCTGGCTCGTGGACGAGATGGACGGGCACCGCCTGGTGGCTATCCCTCGCCTTCGTCTCTCGCAGGAGACCACGCTGGAGCTGACCTCGCGCATCCCCTACGCCACTGTGTTCGGTGATGCGACGATGCAGGTCCTGGACGATCCGCCGAGGACGTTCTTCGTCGTCCACGCGACGTTCGATCTCTATCGTACCGGCGAGCCCGACATCTTGGGGTTCGCTGCGATCGTGCAAGCTCCTGGGGTGCCGCTGCCGAATCCTTCGCTCGTCATCTCCAGGACCGCCAAGATGCTGAGAGGAGATACGTGATGGACAAGGCCGAGTTCAGGAAGAAGCTCAACGCGCTGGTCACCGAGGCGCTCGACGAGCAGTTCGACGACGAGGAGGACAACAGCTTCTCCGACTTCTGGGAGGCGGTTCGCGACAAGGTCGACAGTGCGGCGGACGACGAGGACATCGACGACGCCGAAGACGAGGACGATGTCGAGGACCCCGACGAGCTGAGCGAGCTGGACGTGGAGTGATGTACCGAGACGACTACATCGCCCATGCGATCTACGAGCGAGCCCGGGCCTGGACCCGGGCTTCGTTCTTCGTGGCGAAGCTGATCGAGGCCCAGCCGGTGTACTTCCAGAACGGCGTCGTGATCGAGAGCCCGCTGAAGAACATCAGCCTCCTGATCTGCGACGTCGAGCCGAAGCACACCGAAGTGCTGACGTACAGCCTGAAGACGTTCGAGCCGGGGCACCCCAGGGACGCCATCCACGGCTGGATGTGGGTGGGCAGTTCGATCGACGCCGGGAAGTCGGGCATCACGCTCGAAGACCACACCAAGGAGATCCAGCTCCATCTCAACCGATTCCGCCGGCGTGAAGAGCTGATGCGGCACGGCCTCGCCCGACAGCCGTGGCGCGTGGCTCCGCTGTTCAAGCCGGACATCGAGACCATCGCTCGGGAGAGCGGGGTGGCATCGGGAGCGGTGCGTTCGTTCTTCGACGGCAAGCCCGTGAGCAGCGATGCGCGGGACAAGATCTTGAAGACGGTGGGGATGATCCCCGAAGAGCTGGAGGGCAAGCTGTGGGAATCCGGAAGCTGACCGCCGACGAGGAGGCGGTGAAGAAGCACTTCCTCGCCCAGATGGACACCCGCATCGACAAGCTGCGATCGGCAGCGCTCTGGGACCTTCACTACGGCCCTCACAACGCGGAGTACTACGCCGACGCCCACGAGCTGGAGAACTGGCCGGGCTATGTGAAGGCGATCGAAGAGCTGGAGGAGTGGGCCGATGCCCACCTGAGCCAGGTCTTCTACAACACCGAGACGGGCGAGATCACCTCGACCGAGCCCGACGAGGAGATCGAGGACTGGACCAGGTACGACCGAAAGGCCCTGTATCTGATCGTTTTCCGAGAGCTGGTCAGCTACGGGGGCATGTCCTGACCGATCTGGCTTGACACCGCTACCCACGTGTGTCTCTACTACGCGATCCCGCTATGAGATCGGGGGCAGGGTGCCCCGATCGATCGAAGACCCAACAGAACGAGGAAAGAGAAGATGGCCAAGAAGGAGATCACCAAGGAGCAGGCGGACAAGTTCATCTCCGCCTACGCGAAGAAGCACGAGGTGTCGGAGGCGAAGGCCAAGGAGATGATCCTCCACACCGGCATCTCGCGCCTCGCGACCCTCGACAAGGCCGCCAAGAAGAAGGGCGGCGGAGGCGGGGGCAAGAAGGCCGCGCCGAAGAAGGCCGCCAAGAAGGCGGCGAAGAAGGCCAAGAAGGCGCCGCGCAAGCCGAAGGCCGCGGCCTCGGCCGCGCCGACGAAGGTGAGCGAGGGCGAGGAGTGATCTTCGGCAGGGCCTGAACACCCTGCGCCTCGGCACGAGGAAGAGGGCGGAGAGCGATCTCCGCCCTTTTCTTTTGCCCTATCAGCAGGTGGAGGTCCCATGGCACAGAAGGACGAGATCAGAGCGAAGATGATGATGGAGCTGAGCAAGGTCGCTCCGAACGTGAAGGAGAGGCTCCCGCACGTGGTCGACGAGTGCGTGAACATCGTGAGCGACGCCGCCGCGCTGGGGCTCGGGGCGTACGGCCGTGCTTACATCGAGGCGATGAGCGACCTGCTGTCCATGGAGCTGAAGATCGTGCAGATCGACAGCTACAAGATCGGTGGCTCGAACGGGCCGAGGATGACGTGAACCACGAGAAGCTCTACAAGCGCACCGCCACCGGCGCGGTTCAGGTCTGGTGGCAGGAACGCGTGGGCGAGCGCTACCGCACGCACAGCGGTCAGGTGGACGGGCAGATCGTCACCAGCGAGTGGACGGTCGCCAAGCCGAAGAACGTCGGACGCTCGAACGAGACGTCTCCCGAGGATCAGGCGAAGGCCGAGGTCGCCTCGAACTACACCCGCAAGAAGAAGGACGGCTACAGCGAGACGGTCGAGGCCGCGAAGGACAGCGTGCGGTTCTCGCCGATGCTGGCGAAGGACTTCGACGACTACGAAGCGAAGATCGACTGGAGGGCTGGTGTGTGGTGCCAGCCGAAGCTCGACGGCATTCGCTGCATCGCCAACGCCCAGGGGCTGTGGTCGCGCAAGGGTGATCGCATCGTGAGCTGCCCGCACATCGAGGAAGCGCTGGCGCCGTTCTTCGAGACGATGCCCGGCCTCATCCTCGACGGCGAACTGTACAACCACAAGCTCAAGGACAACTTCAACGAGATCACCAGCCTGGTGAAGACGCTGAAGCCGTCGGACGAGCACCTCAAGGAGACCCGCCGGGTCGTCCAGTACCACATCTACGACTCGCCCTCGCAGGAGGGCTACAGCGATCGCGCTGGCCGCTTCATCGACATCGTGGAGGCCGTGGGCTTCCCGCTCGTCCAGGTCCCCACGGTGGTGTGCGGGGCAGGACGCTCGGACCTCGATCACTTCTACGAGGTCTGGCTCGACGAGGGCTACGAGGGCCAGATGATCCGGCTGCCCGGGCCCTACGAGATGAAGCGGTCGAGGCTCCTGCTGAAGCGCAAGGAGTTCGTCGACAGCGAGTTCGAGGTGCTCGACATCCTCGAAGGTGAAGGCAACGCGTCGGGTGGTGCGAAGATCGCCTGGCTGCGCCTCGACACCAACCCCAACGAGAAGTTCAAGGCGGACGTCGTCGGGACCAAGGCCGAGCGGGTCGAGATCCTGAAGAACAAGCACAAGCTGATCGGCAAGATGGCGACCGTGAAGTACTTCAAGCAGCGCACGCCGGCGGGCAAGCCCCGCTTCGGCAAGATCAAGCTCATCCACGAGACGGAGAAGTGGTGATGTTCGGACGCGGAGACGACGACAGCGGCGCGAGCTGGTGGATCAGCTCCAAGAAGGATTCCCGCTGGAACGCGAACGGCCGGTGCGGCCGTAGCCTCTTCTCGATCGAGGCTGCGGCGCGCGAGGAGATCGAGAAGAAGACCAAGACCCTCGGCGAGCCTCCCGACGACCTGGAGATGGGAGGCATGAAGGACTGATGGCGGCGCGAGACGTCGTCATCGAGGCAGCCCTGAGCTACCGGATGAACGTCGTCCTGGTCGCAGAGGGCAGAGAGATCCCGTCGGGCTTCCGCGTGGGCCCGGCGGGTGGGGCCGGCATCCGGTACTCCGACAACAGCCTGGCGGTCGAGCCCACCGCTCGTCCCGACGACATCCTGCACGAGCTGGCCCACCTGGTGGTGGGTCGACCGAGCACCTGGCTGTCCGAGGGCTTCGTCCTGATGCCGTTCGAGTGGGAGCTGGCGAAGCACCTCTCTCGGCGGATGGGGCAGGAGCGGGCCGGCTTTATGAAGGGCGTCAAGGCGTACCAGGACTGCACCGAGATCGGACGCTTCCAGATGTCGATGGAAGAGTTCGGCCCGAACGTCCGGCGCATGAAGTGGTGGAGACGCGGGGTGGAACGCGCGAAGCGTCTCGGCCTGCTCTACACCGACGGAACACCGACGTTCCTCTGCGCCCAGTGGAAAGGCTCGGGAGTGCCGCAGAGGGCGCGCGGATGGGATCCCGGGTACGACCCGCTGTTCCCGTGAAGATCTCGCCTATGAGCTGATGGGCTGGGGATTTCCCACAGGAGAGACATGGACCAGAAGGACACGATCGCCATCACCAAGTCGACCAAGAAGGTCGTCGACAACCTCATCAAGGGCTTCGAGAAGGAGCACAAGCGCCTCCAGAAGCTGGAGGAGAAGAACCAGAAGAAGATCGACGGCCTGGACGCCAAGATCGACGATCTGGACAACCAGCTCCAGGCGGAGACCGACGAGAAGAAGCGCACGAAGCTCCAGACGCAGCGCGACAAGCTCGGCAAGGAGCGCGACGACCTGCCGAGCTACGAGGACGTGCTCAGCAGGGTCGGCGAGGCCGGCGACGACGCCGACTACAGCGTCCTGGGCCGGCTGAGCCAGATCTCCTCGGACCTCGACGAGCTGCTCCGCAAGGGCGGCCAGTACGAGGAGTTCTTCAAGGAGCGCAAGGACGTCGAGGGCTGATCGGGAGGCGGGGCTTCGGCCCCGCCCACCCACTATCTTTGCTGCCAAAACTCGATCGTTTCCACCTATGAGCAGTAGAAGGAGGATCCGATGAACCACACGTACCGGGTCGAGATCGTCAATGGCCAGCACCTCTCCGGACGGGTGGGGCAGAAGCTGGAGGAGGCGATGCGTCTCGTGGCCGACGAGATGAACGCTGCCAACACCGCCACCAGCCGGGTTCGAGTGATCGACGAGATGGCCAACGAGGTCGTCTTCAACGTCGAGCGCAAGGACGGGGAGTGGGTGACATGAACGCTTGCGCCCGGCCTCTACGGAGGCTGAGGGCGCGATCGTTTGTCCCTATAAGACTGTGGAGAGGACCTCCACAACACCGAACTGAAGGAGAACACCATGGCAAAGGCAAAGACGATCACGGTTGGCGACGACGGCGAGATCCGCCCGGCGGTCGTCCGACAGGCACACCCCACGA